TCACTCATACCTGATGGTTAGAGATCAACAACTCACAAGTTCCCATGACGAAACAAGCAAGCAAATAGTAGATTTTATTGGGATGCACCCAGAGTGTTGGCATATGGCATTTCGCGCAGCCTAACTTCCGAAATCTACCAGAACGGTTTTTCCGCACCTAGAGAGAGACACCGACATTTCTGTCCATATAATTATATTAACTATATTAATTTTTTAATAGTAAATTTGAACAGAAGTTAATTACATATATAATAAAAGATCTTAACGATAAGGAGTCAAACATGTTTGAAGATATCTTTCTTGTTGTATATGGTGTTACTGTTCTGTTCTTCTTCATCGGTTTTACCGCCAGTGTGATACGCGGACGATGGGATAACAAAATGGTGGCGGCTGCCGAACACGCGGTTGAGAAAGTTGAACAACAGTCTGGACTTCGTTTCGAAGTCTCTGTGATGAAAGCAGCGATTGAGATTTGTTCAATTGTTGTATTTCTGCTTCCTGTTATCAACACGCTTGTTATGGTAAAGACATTCGCTAACAAGCGTAAGACAAACAGAGCCATAGCAAAGGCTGTCAACGAACACACCAAGTTCCTTGATGATTAAGGAATATAAAAAAGACACCACCTCGCGGTAGTGTCTTTTTTTTTAGTTAAATTGTTCAGAAACAAGCTTATCGCTATATAGCATAACACCCAACGTTTCAAGAATAACTCTATGTTGAATAGTCACATCTAGAATAATTCGTTTAATATCAATGATACGCATAATTTCGTCAGGAATACCACTACCCATAACGTATGTATTATTAAGATAAATTGTTGGAAGATCTTTTTTACAATTCTCTTCTAACCACTTAACTAAACGTGCAGCTAAGTCTTTATCTTCAATAGACTCTATCCAAGCATTCAATGCTGGTTTAGATGTAATCGTTGTAGGAATCTTAATAACGTCATACGGCGGATCTTGGATATCACCGTACTTAGGAGCAAAGACTTGTTTCCATAGCAAATGTCGAGCATAGGGAGATTTGATTCCTTCCAATGCATAAGCTTCTGGATTTTTGATCTTTGACTTTTTAAGATAAACAGGTTCACCTTTATACACACTATCCCGAATATTATTTTCCAGATTAATAATGCGTTCAAGGATATAGTTAAATTTAATCTTTTCATTACCAGCCACCGTAGATAACATGTATTTCATGATATCTTTAGCGTCACTAATAACGAACTTAGGAACAGCACTATTCTTTAAATGAACACCCTTAACTTCAATATCAGGTTCCTTAAAGACGTTACCTTCCTGAATAACAGTATAAGCAAAATAATGTTTACTAACTTCTGCAGGAACATGAACAAGCCACAAGAACTCATTCTTCATTGCTAAAGTGTTAAGATGATCATCAGAGATATTCATACCCTTAGATAGAATAGCTAACTGATTAATAATAGCTTGCGCAGCCATAAATGCGACTGCACCTGTCGTAGCAATAGACTTATCGTCAATACGAAATTCACCATTATACAACCACTTCACCCATTCATCCAAGGTAAAGCAGGTAGAGTCGGTATCACTCAAAACAACTGTACGACGACGCATATTCTTCAAACGGAAAGAATTACCCGGAAGAATATCAGTCATAAAGAAACAGTTAAAGAAACTCTTATACTTGATAAGAATATCTTCGACATGTTTAGATGTTGTATAAATACTGCTAGCTAAACCAGATTTACTTGCAAACATTTTATCATAGTCTTTGCCTTGACCTTTGGCTTGACTATAGAAAATATGATGCACAAAGTTTAGAATGTTTTCATTGATAGAGTGAATATTTTTACAAACACTTGCATCGGTATCTTCAGCAGTAACAGGTTGAATCATTTCATTGATAACTGTACGCATAAATCCATCGTTAAACTTACGGATATGATATAGATCACCGATATAGCAAATAGCAGCTAAATGATAACAAGATAATTTTTGTAGATAAGGTATTATCTTAGTTTGATAAAACTTTTCATCTCTAAAATAAAGATCAGAACTATATTTTAAGACGCTAACCGTTTCTTCAACTGTTGGAATGTGTAAGCCAAAAGTCTCAATAACATTTCGAATGCCTTCAATGTCAGCATAAGTAGAAATATAGATGACATTATTAATAACATCAGTACCACGAGGATAGAATCGATTACCAGCAATAAGTTTTTCATTACTCGCATTACTCAGACTTGTGATTGTTCGGGTGATGCTTGTTAACGTCGAATGAGCTGTTGGATTATGAAGAATACAAGCAGCTTGCGCAAAAGCACCTGATAAAGAGTTATTATAAATCTTCATCATATTCTGTTCGTTATTCTTGGCATCAGCAAGTTCTAAGTTACCTTCAGCCTTGGCCTTTTGACCAGCTTTCTTAGCCACACTACGACGACGAACGTTGACGAAAATAAACTCAGACAACATACTCTTTTTCTTATTAGCATTCATGTAACTTGTAAATGTTGGTACAAGCACATTCTTTTCTTTGATATTATTATTGATATATTGTAAGAGCGTAGTGTCTTTAACTTCACGATCACCGTTCTCTTGGCGTTCAAAATAACGAACGTTCTTATCTTTAAAATGTTTCTTAAGAACTTCACGAGCTTTAATATCAGCTTCTTCTTTAGAAACATTACGACTAATCTGAATATAACTAGACAGTTGTTCGAGATATCCTCGAACTGGATTTAGCTGGTTATGATACTGAGATTTATCTCGATAGAAGATATCTAGCATTTTCGTATCCTTAAAATTATCATCTCATTTCTGTAAAAATAAAAAATAAAGTAATCGCTATTCCTTTGAGAAATGTTATGAATTGCTATCTACGGAGCTAATAACCATGTCAGATTTAACTGTCCAAGAACAAGAAGACGCTATCAAGACACAAAAGATCGCTGATAACGCTGTTGTTCTTTCAAATGTCGTTGACCTCGCTACGAGCGTCATTATCAAGATCGCTGGTAAGGATATCGCTGACAGCCTGGGTCAGCAGTCTCTGAACCGTAACATGTTGTCGAATCTGGTCGCTAACCGCGTCAAAGAAAATATTTCTAAGTAAGGAGCTAACGATGTTATCACAATCATCTGTTGCGATTGGTACTAATCTGGCAGAGATTGCTGCTACCAACGGTATTAAGTTGGTTCCTAAGCAGTCTACCCTGATTCAGGAACTGGTTGCTGCTATCGGCAATAACATGTTCAGTAAGATTGAAAAGCGTGAATATATCGAACCGAGTCTGCTGCACGCAGCTTCTGGTACAGATACCATGGTCAACAAGATGAAGACCTACACGCAATCTAGTCACGACCTGCTGATGGACAACTACCAAGTTGATCTGTCTAACATTATTGCTAACCACATTGCGTTTGCTCGTGGTGTTGTTAACAAGCAAATTAACTTGTTGAAAGAAAAGGTTCAGCAAGGTCTGTCGGACTATAAGTTTAAGGAAGCTGAAGATTTCTTTAGCATCAGCTACTTCAAGCCTGCTGATGTGTTTTCTTCATATCTGATTGAAAACGAAATCAATTCTTACAAGGGTTCTACCAATAAGTTTTTCTTTGATCCGGTTGATCTTTCCAAACTGGTTAAGGAAGAATTTGATCTGGGTTCCTATATCCTGACAGGTGACGCTGATCAAGATAACTACATCTCTACCTGGTTCACAGCCGAAGGTAAGGATCGCATGATGGGTTATCTAACAGAAAATGTTCCTGAATATACGCTTTCAGTCCATAACCTGATGGACTATTCTCTGATTAACTATCTGTTCTATCGTAACCTTCTCAATAAGGCCGATTTGGAACTTGGTTACTCAAGTGTTCAGTTAAAGAGCAAGTGTGTTGCTAATCGTGACTACTACGGTAATAAGCTGAATATCGCTCTGGAAACATATCGTCGTGATATCATGAACGGTCGTCTTCTGACCACCGATTCAGAAACAGCATTCTCTTATTTTAATGACAAGCCTTTGGCTATCACTGTTTACGAAGAAAGCTTTGCTAAGTTGGCTGAAGCTGGTTGCTCTGTTGAAGTTCTGTTTGGTTTTATTTCCAGCGAGAACAAAAACAGCGTTACTGTTTCTGAACTGATTGCTAATAAAGAAAACTTTATCAACAAGTGGAATACGGTTCGTAGTTTGTACCTTATTTCTATGAATAATAACAAGCTTGACATTTTCAGACAAATTCTGATTGCTAAGTTTGACGAGTCTATTATGGAGTTGTCAGAGGAAGAAAGAGAAGTTTCTAATAACTCTTCTCATTTCATCCAAGAAACCCGTGATCTGGCTTATAAGTATATTGATAGTTTGCAACTGTCAGATATCGATGACCTTGATCGTATTTGTCTGCAATTGGTTGCAAATGTTCGTTTCCGTTTCAGTAATGCTTTCTTTATTCTGAACGAAATGACTGAGATCATGAAGATGTCGGAAAATATCGATCCGATGGAAGCAGCACTTTATGCCTCAGTTAAGTATGTCACTGACTTCCTGATGCAACAAGTTGAAGTTGTTAAGGTATAAATCAAAGTGCACCACGGGGTTATCCTCGTGGTGTATTTTTACTGTCTTCTAGATGTTTTGATCAAAGATTAATTCACTTTTTTACAGAGGGTTGTATGATCAACTTAGCTGAAATAACCATTTATTACGTTGGTAACACCTTTACTCCTGAACAACAAAAAAATATTTATGCTGCCTTTGCATTGCTTGAAGCTTTCGGTAGAAAGTTTTATGAAGATCAGCTTATCGATTTAATTCAGCGTGATAGTGATATCACCTCAGATAGCAAGCGTGATATGTTTGTTCACACTTTAGAAAAAGAAGTTGAAAAGATTATTAAGGAACACTTTATATTTCTTAACAAAGATATTCCTATCACCTTGCACGAAATGACAGAAGTTGCTAACTTCCTTTATATCGTACAGAGTCTTGAAGATTATAGCCAAATCTCATATCGTCTTCACGCAGAAGATACACCACGTAACATTATTGTTGATCTGATTGATCATCTTAGCCTGTTAGATAAACCACGTCTAATGGAAATGATTGCTCACGTTGAAGATCACTTTGTTGATTCTCTGAAAGAGTATATCAAAGACAAAGAAGAAACTGACGATGAAAAGGTGGATATCAAACATCTTAAGCATGTAAGGTACTTCTTTAATTTTATTGATAAGTCTGACTGTATTGGTTTGACCTATTTCAATAACGGCTTTACGTCTATTACATTACAGCAGTTTAACGATCTGATTTCTGCAAACATTGCGTCGTATATTGATAAGACCATCATGACTAATCGTGGTCAAGCAGCTTTGGATTGCCTAAGTGTACTAATGATCTGTAATGATTCTTACGAACTTCCTATTCTGAAGTTTAAACAAAATACTGCTATGTTCACACAGAACTTAGAAAATGTTACCAAGTTAGAAGCTTCGATGCTTAGCATGTTGAATGACTTCAATATGTTCCTTGAAGTTCAGAAACAAAGGGAGGCTGTAAATGCTAACTAAACTTGAATATCTGAAGAAAGCATTTGCTGCAAATAAAATAGAAAACAAGTCATGGTACTTCTCTTGTTTTGCTATCCCTTTGTTAAGAGATGATACGGACTGGGAAAAGAAAAACTGGCTTGATATTGTTACAAAACCAGATGGTCTTTACTTTGTAGATATTAAAGATAACACAATTAAAACTTGGGTTGACAATAAACAGTTGACTAAGATTTCTGATTATGTTAAAGATGAACCGTTATTCAAATTCCAAGATATCGTTCAGGTTGATCCTTCTTGGGGTCCTTTCATTACTTCCAAGTTTGAAACAAAGCTTGGTAATCTGATTATTAATGCACTTTGTCTTTATCCTGCTTTTAAAAATAAACTTGGTTATGTTGAAGGACAGATCAAGGTAAGTACAATCGAGAAGATGATTGCTGAAAAGGTTGTTAGTGACAAGGATGCTAAGGAAACTGACATCAGTGTTTCTGAAATGATTGATTGTTTTGATCGTTTAGGATTCTTAACCAACCTAGCTAACATTATTAATATTGCTTCTACCAAGAAAGCTATTACACCAGCACCTGATTTGGCTAAGAAAAAACAAGAGCTGTTGAAACAATATGAAGGTCAACTTAGTGATCCAGTTAAGCTTGTTGAGTTTGAACAAGCATTGATTAAGATTGACAATGATTATCTGGCAGATGATCCTGCTGCTAAGAATATCTTTAATAAGAAGTCTAAGAATGCTCGCAGAAAGATGTATATGGTCTTCGGTGACACAATGGACTTTGAGAAGGTTACTTACGCAAAGACTGTTCAGAATTCTCTGCTAGAAGGTGTTAGTACAGACGAAGAAGACTTTCCTAAGTATATGAATGATTTGCGTATTGGTTCTTTTGCTCGTGGTTCTTCCACACAGCTTGGTGGATATACCTACAAGATCCTACAACGCTCTCTTTCTAGCTTATCTATATCACCTATCGAATGTAATACGAAACGTGGTTTAAAGCGTGTTATTAATGACTATAATGCACCTAAGCTTCTTAACCGATATGTTGCATTGAATGGTAAATGGACTTTGATTGATTCCATTGATAAAGCTAAAGCGCTTATTGGAAAAGAGATTGTTATTAGAAGTAGCATGTATTGTACTTCTCCTAAGAATACAATTTGTTATAAGTGCATGAATGAAGTCTATAAAGATATTCCTTCAGGTGTGACAAACATTGCATCTGAGCTGTCTGGTGTTCTTTTGTCTTTGTTTATGCAGTTAACTCATGGTAAGACAAATGAATCTACAACGATTCAAATGAAAGATCTTGTAACGTAAAAGAAGAATCCTGACAGAGATACTCTGTCAGGATCTTTTATTTGGCTTTAAGTAACTTCTTTAAATCTTTCTCAAGATCTTCTGTACTTGAATATTTTTGCATATTGATCACAGGTATTCCTAGATCGCTTGCCAGTTTAATAGCAGTGGCTGTTCCACCTGTTTTAGACGTACATTCTTGTCTAGAAGTAGCTCCATCAGGAGTCCAGCAAAGAACAAAGTCAACAGGCACTTCTAAATGCATACCAAGAACTTGACCTACATTACGAGCATGAAGTCTTTTCATGCCTTGTGTAAGTTTTGACCAATGATCTAAAGAAGCTTCAGCTTTTGCAAAATGTCCTGGGTTAGGATAAAGTTTAGTGTCCTCATGGTTATTGAATCCTTTCCACGGTAACCAAATTTCTTTATCTCCGCCTGCTGAGACGCATCCAAGTTCAAAAGCGGTATCAGCACCTTCGGCAGCACCTGATCGCAGCTTGTAGCCCTTTCTAGCAAGGATAGCGGCTATTTTAAACATCAGTTTTTGAATAGCCTCAGGAGTTTCTCTAGAACCTACTCCAGCATATATTTTATTCTTCATAATTACTCCACAACAATAACTGTTCTAGGATAAGTATGGTCAAGATTAGCCTTACTATTACAATAAGGACAGACGTGTTCGTATTTAGGTGGCATTGATGTAAGCATGATATTTGTTGGTTTCATTTTACCTGCATGACACTTATCACAAATATACTCAATGATCTTTACTTCTTTTAATCTAAGCTTGTTACTATTGTTATCGACAGTTTCACCCATTTGTATGTTCCGCGTTTATTTATCACATTATCTTTTTGAATATTTTTTAATTACATATATAGAAACTGACAACCATCTTTAAAAGGAGCTAACAATGTCCAGAGTTGAAGTTAATGAGCTGCAGTTAGAAGAAGTTGACTTTGCGAATATATCACACCGTCAACTTGTTTCTCTGTTTGAGAAACATAAAAAGATAACGGTTAATGTCGGACATAAGAATCGTATCGACTTAACATATGTGGAAGGACATAAACACGGTATTAAATATACCGAGATGATCAATCTTCTGCATGTTGAACGTCTTCCTCGACATTATACAGATGATCCGGATGATGAAAGATTCAAGACCGTAACTGACAAACTCTTGTCACCTTTAAGCTTTGGTAAAGCTGTTAAGAAGTTTCACACATATTATCAAAGACTTAAGGAAGGTAAAGTCATGAAGATCAAAGATCTCACGCAAGACGAGATCGATGAAATTATTCGTGAAATGAATAAACCTATAGGTGACTGCGAATGATGAAAAATATCCCACAGCTTTGTGCCGTGGGATATTTTTTTTTTTGTTACATCTGGTAGAAGTTGAAAAGCATTTGCTTCTGAGCTTCGGACATACCTTCAGCAACCATTTCCATATTGATCTGGTCAAGAGCCTTCTTACGACCCTTAGGATCAGCGGTCTGGATGATCAGATACACCAGACGACGATTCTGGGTATATTCTGCTTGGCTACCAGGCCAGTTTTCCGGGAAACGGAAGATAAACTTTTCGTTGAAGATACCGTCTTTGTTCTTGTTGAAGAACGACAGAACAGTGTTGAATTCATTGTTAAAGTCTTCTTGAGACTTAGCAAGGAAGATCGACTTGATCGCCTTGAACAGGGAATATTGCCACTTACCGCCATCGGCAGGAACCATGGGCTTTGCTTTGTCCATAGCTTCGGCATAGCCGGTCAGTTCGAGTTCAACTTTATACACAGGCTTAAATCCTTTTTGAGGTTGTGAATGGGATGACTTAGGCTGAGCTTTGGCGGCTTCAGCTTCTGCCGGTTTGGTATCTTGAACAACAGGAGCAGCCGTTTCCGGTGCAGTTGTTTCTTGAGCTTGACCAACACCAGTTTCAGAAGCTTGTTCAGCAGCTGCATTGGTTTGATCTTGCTCGGCATTCAGATTGGTCTGATCTTGCTGAACTTCAGTTTGTTCAACCGGAGGCTTAGCAGTACCAGTGTTTGGTCTTTGTTGCTGATTACGATTCTTGTTGCTCATTTAAAACTCCTTACAATCCAAAGGTTTTTTCCAAAATATTTTCTGCTGTCTGTTTAGCAATATTGACAACAGGGAAACCATAAGAACTTGCAACCTTAATAACAAAAGACGACTTACCGGTATCTTTAGTTACTTCGCTAACACGAGATGCACCGTCCTTACTCCACGTAATTAAACACAGCGTAATGCTGTTATTTTTATCACCGAAGATCATACGGACATTACGAGCAAGCATAGCCTTAACTGCATCAGGAACGCGGTCATAAGGCGGGAAATGCTTGATAGCGATATCTTTGGATGTAAGTGTATTGAAATAATGCTTGGAATCAATCTCGTTAAAGTTTCTCCAAGGAATATAAACTTCCACATGAACATCAGACAAAGCTTGGAGTTTAGCCAAGAAATCTTTATCATCACCGTTCACGCGAATTGTAATGCCCTTTGCAATCAGCTTGCTACTGATATTGTAAATAGCATTCTTAACTTCAGGCGGGAACTCACGATCAACCCAAACAGTGACAGGAACATAAGGAGGTTCGACCTTATCTTCTTTCTTAGGCCACTTATTGCCGCCGCCTTGACCACCATTGTTTTTTTGCCACCCACCGTTGCCATTACCACCGTAGTTGCTTTTCTTTTGCATGCCAGTGTCTTGTAACTCACTAACATCAACAGAACTAATATCACCAAGTTCGTCAAACATGTTTTTGCTCCAAGTTAATTTCTAATCGGAAAATCAGGAAGAGGAATGACCTTACCAGCATACGCATGAGTACAGTCAGTTAGGTAGGAAATAACATCATCTACCAAGAATAGGTGACAAACACCGCATTTGTAAACAGGTTCCTCCTTAGGATGTTCGGCGTAATATTTACACCAGCAATTATCTTCTGCTTTATAATGATCTGCAAAATGACCAGACTTAACTAAGACACTAGGACTAATAGTTCCTTTGTCATTTTTAAATGTGAATGTCCAGCGATCAGTATCGATCATATGTATATCGTCACACCCTGGACAATAGAATCCGATCCTGTTGCTACCAATCTGTTTCCATTTAGGCGTAAGCATCGCACTCATTTTTCACCATAATTAATAGGTCTACTAAAGTATTTTGTTGTTATTAAAAAAAGACTTAGTCTCGGTTTTACCCGAGACTAAGCTTTTGTTTGATATTTTATTACTGAGCAACAACTGTACCGTTAACGAAGTATTCGGTATCGGCAACACTGGACTTAACGAAAATCTTTTCGTTCGGAGCCAGCAGAATGTTTTCCAGAATAGTCGTATCGCTGAAAGGAACTTCCAGCTTCAGAACCTTGTCAGAAGCTGCCGGAACACCGGAAGTACTGATCCAAGCTTCGACCTGAGCATTTTCAGTTGCAGAGGTATTGAAGATGGTGGCTGAGGCAGAGATATAAGCAACGTTCGGAAGAGCGTTAGCATAGATCTGGGTCTGAGCCGTGCCAGAGATCGAGGAAGCAGCCAGACGACCAGCCTTCAGAACCTTCGGGTTGTTTTCTTCAACACCAGAAAGACGACAAACAATGTCAACACCTGATATAACCTTGATGAACAGACGCTCACCTTGACCTACGATAACCTTGTTTAGTTCAGCAGAGTTAACAGCGCCGACGAGCTGAATGTCATCAATGAAGTAATCAACAGTTGTCAGGTTATTTGGATTGCTTTCAGAAGCCAGAGCAACAGCGATCAGAGCGTCACCGTTCAGATCATCTTTGAAGAAGCTCAGATCAACAACAGCGTGTGTCTTTGAACCAGGACATACGTAAATTTCCTGTGGAACACCTTGAACAAGTGTAAACTTGGAAACGACAGGATTAAGAATTCCCATTATTTTCTCCTTAAACTAGAAAAAGACTCGGACAAACGAAAGTAAGTACTATCACTTCATTTAGTTTTTCGGAGATACTTACTCCCAATATTTACGGAATAAATACTCCTTGAATTTGTGGCTATATTGATGTAAACCGTACAGAAGTTATTATCGGGATTAGTCTCGATGATTAACTGAACCTTTTCGATTTCACTTTCAATATTTTTCAGTGCTAAGAAACTTGGAACATCGTAACTGATTTTGATGATAAGTTTCTGTTTGAATTGTATATGATCTTTAACAAGGTCAGAAAAATCGATATCTTTGTCCTTATTAGTTATTTTAAGTTTATGTTCTTGCAAGTCAATAAATGTATCGGTTACATCGAACTTATAGATATTTGGATTTTCTTCATCAATGACAGAATCAATATCAGACATCTTTGAGAACATCTCAGCAGCATTCACAATGAACGGGAAGCTCACTGCATTCTCGTATAGGAATGGAGTCTTATCTCCAACCAGCAAATAAGTTCTCGGTTGAGAAGGCATTGGTAACAACATTAACCGAGCATCTATATATTCAGACAGACGATAGATATCTTTATTCTCAAGTTTATTAATCTTAAGACAACATGTCGTTATATAGTTACGATTTATCTCACGATAAAAAGCTTTGATCTGGTTGATGATAGGAGGAATATAGCCTATGTTGGTGGCGAAGATTGAAGAATTGTTTCGCTTACCAAGCAGCCCTGGGTCATCAGAAGTACTAATGAAACAGTAATTCCTGTCATCAATTTCTTTATCCGAACTAAAATACATGTCACGGAAATAGAAAACAAAGTCTTTATCAGCATAAGACTTCTTATATTCTGCGTATGTCAGCATGTTATCCATGATGACTGTATCTTGAGAAGGATTATTAATCCTAGCATAATTGGAACCAATAACTGAGTAGATATCAGCTATATTATTACAATGACTATAGTTATCATCTTTAGATTCAGTATGTCCCTTAATCCAGCTGATAGATAAGTTACAACCTTTTTCTTTAAACAACTCACGATACTGAACGATTTTTTCCCATTCAGCGATATGAGTTATAATCTTACCATCAATGCGTCTCCAGCTATTTCTAATCCAGTTATCTAGATTTTCATTGAAGGCGCTGACAATATAATTACTATCAGTCCAAATAGCAATGTCAGTTAAGTTTTCAAGTGTAGAAGCTTTCTTTAAGCTAGCAACAATTGCTTTAAGTTCTGCTTCGTTATTTGTGCTTTGAGGATTACCAACAGCATAAATCATTTCAAGAATATGACTTACTGCAATTGGTGTTTCACTCTTATCACGCTGAATACCAGTAGGAGTAAAATAAAGAGTTCCGTGATGTGGGTGTTTGTGATTCTTGGGTTTATCAGCATCAGTATAAATAAAACCAAAGATACCAAAGCCAGCAAACCCAGGATTAGGACGACAAGCACCGTCACAAAACAAGACAAGCTTGTTAGACATAATTACCTCAGCTGAGATTCGTGTTGCTTGCGAATATCATTTTGTTCTTCTTCAGTATCTTTGATACTATTGAAACTCTCATAGATACTACGGATAACCGTATAATTTTTATTTAAAAAGTTATTTAAAACACTACATACTTTAGAGAGCAGTTTTCGATAATTGCCACTAACTATCCGAATAGGGTAGTTCTTTTTGTTAATATGACTGAACAAAATGATCAGTGGCAAAAGCTTGTCAGTATCAAGCTGCTCCTTAGAGTTATAAATAATGGACTCAAGTTCTTTGAGATATAATTCTTCAAACTTTCTAGGTTGAAGAAGGATGGTGCTGCTCGGCATGAAAATCGAGCCGTCAATATTTAATTCGATTACACCCTTAGCTGGTGTAAAATAAGTATCTTTACGAACAATCATTTTTTCTTCGGCAAAGATACCCTTAATGTTTTCGAATAACTGGTCGTTTCCTAGTGAAACAGGTTGTGCTGTTTGTTGTTCTTGAACAGCTTCGGCTGGTACCTCTTCACTATGTTTAACATCAATCACTATTTCTTCACCAGGCTCATACAGCTTTTTAGAGGTAGTCATGTTTAATATCCTTTTTGGATTGATAGATTTCATACGATAACCGGATATATATTTTTTCAATTAACCTACTTTTCCAAAGAAAGGAGCCCTTAATGAACAAAATTATTTATGCAATTTTTAGTATTCTTGTGGCAATCATTCCTAGTCTTGCTGAGGCTAAATGCTACACAGACGCTAAACTTGAAAAGAAACTCAATGACATAGCATTCGTTGTTTATTGTGAAGACAAAACTGATGAGACAGCAATGATGCTGGTAATGTCTACAATTTACAATAGAGCACAAAGTCATAATGTTGGGTTACTTCACGCTGAAGTAGCCAAGAAGAATCAATATTACTGCTTCAATATGAAGACTGGTGTTAAGAAGATTGATAATGTTAAGTACTCAGAGGCTTATGACTTAGTTTGTGATTTTATCACTAATGAACAAAGTCCTATAACTCGAGCGCGATACTTTTACAATCATAAATTGGTCCGACCTACATTTGCGCGAACTAAGACCGTTGTACAGGTTTATGGTAGCCATACTTATCTGATGTAACTATTATGCCTAAAGACTTCCTTAACTGTGTTAAGAACGGTGGCAAAGTAGTAACTAAGAAAATTGATAAAGATCGATATATGCATATTTGTTATCTTGATGGTAAGAGTTACACCGGAGAGATAAAATACAAAGAGTCTTCTAAAGAGAAAAACTCTAAGCGTAAAAAATAATTAAAGACTAGGAAGGGTTATTCCCTTCCTAGTTTTGATTTTTATTTGATTACATATATAAAATTTGACATTATTAACTAGGAGTTTAAAAAAATGGAACCAAAGAAACTATATCGCTCTGTAATTAACGCAGTTGCTATTATTATCATGCTTCTGCTTGGTTTGTTTGCTTATGAGAATCTTAACAATGTCCCTCAATCATCAGAACAGCTCAATCTAAAACAAGACAATAATCTTCGACAAAAAGACGATACAGCAATGAAAGCCAGAAAAATAGCAGAGACTATTTGGTGTGAAAATCGTACTTCTCGTAAGTCTATGGATCTTGTCATGTCAGTTATTTATAACCGTGCCAAGGAAAAGACTTTGGATGGTTTGTATCAAGCAGCAACTAAGAACAAACAGTTCAGTTGCTTGAATACAGAAGAAATCATGTCTAGTCAAACTGTCCGACAGCGTGATAAAGAAATGTTAGCTTGGGCGCATCAGATTGTGTGGCGTTTTCAGATGGGTAACTTTAAACCATCTATTCCGGCCAAATTTTACTATGCTCCGAAAAAAGTTTCACAACCCGAATACTTGAAAGATAAAAAACTTCTTCTGGCATTCGAAGGTCATCACTTCTATTAATCAAGGGGAATCAAAATGATGTTTGAAAATGGTTTGCATTTGGCTGAAGAACAATTCAAGAACTTCGTTGCCGGTTATAACTATAACAAGAATCTTAATGGTAAACGAATCAAGGTCGGTGTTCTATATACGTCTGGCACTGATAGCTCTGTTCTTTTGGATATTGCGTCCAAATTTAAGGACACGATGAATTATGAGCTTCACATCCTGTATTTGAGTTATGCGGATTTTTCGCGTGCCAAGGATGCCGATGACATCGCGCTTAAAAAGGCAGAAGAATACGGCTGTAAGATCACGATGCAGGTCTGTAACACCAAAGCTCATTCTGTCATGTTTCCTGACAATGTTCACGAAGTTTATACCGACTTGATTTTCAAATCAGAAGACATCGATCTTATTTTGTTGCCTGATACAACAGACACGATGGTTGAAACTTTTCTTCTTCGTTTGTTGAATGGTAGCAATCCTAACGGACTTCGTGGTTCTACTTTCTTAACAACGTATGATAACAACGGAATTAAACGTGATGTTGGTCGTCCTTTCTTGGGTATTGATCGTTCTGTGGTTTTAGACTATGCTCGGTATAACCCGGTTGAGTTTTTAACCTGCGAAGAATTACATAACATGGAGTCGCTCGATCTCACTTATATCCGTAACAATATTATGCCAATGATCAACCATCGCTTTAATCTGCGTGGTTTTATTGAAAGTGTTACTGGTGTTCGTAAGTTGGTCGACGAAGCTTCAGCTCCTAACCTGTCTATTAACATTCTGTCAGGCGAATGGAAACTGAATGACTTTATCAATCTTTCTCCAGGTAATCGATTGTTTGTCATTCGTGAATACTTTAAGAAAGTTCATGATATCGATTTGACCGGTGATGTTTTGCAAAATCTCAATCAGGCTTTACAAGGTGATATCACAAGTCTTAGTGTGAGGATCGGAGATTCTCGTTTCATGCTCTTGCGTGATGATGAGTATATTCGTGTATTCAATCCTGAGCCTGTCACAGTGAAAGTTTAAGAAGAAGGACCTTCGGGTCCTTCTTCTTTTTTTGTCTTTGAATTTTCTTCAGTTACATATATAATAGGTGACATTAATTTAATGCTCTTAAGTGAGCGAGGAGAAAATCATGTTTGGTATCACGATGACTAACCAGATTCAAAACAATCTGGCATCTCAAATTTTTGCACAAGCTGAGCAATCTCGTATTAACGCTGCTAAAGCCTGTGAGCAAAATATCGAATGTGCAGTTGAACTTGGTTATGACCGTAACCTGGCTACTGCATTGTTTGCAACTGAAGGTAGTTTTAATGCTGCCTGGAAAGTGTGCCGTGACGCAACCGTCATTAACACTATGCGTAACGCAGTCTTTCGCAAGATGGGTTACCAGAACTAAGAGAAGGAGGTTATATGTACGTCAATCAACTTGACATTGCCAAGGCGCGGTACGAAGCCATGTCTTCAGATCAACGGATGGAACTGTTGTTAAAACAATACCCTCCGGAAATGTTGGCAGGCGATGATTCATATCTGCATATCTACGAAGGTGATGTTTGTATCACCATTGCCGGTAACGGTGATCTCGTAGATGTTGCGTATAACAGCAATGATCGTTGCTAAGAAAAATACGATCAAAAACAACATACACAAGTGTTGTTTTTTTTTTTGTTTGGGATGTATTTCAAACACATATATAGTATCTGTACTAGCATTATTAAAATCTTAATTTTCGCTAAATAGTCTGTATAACTAAGGGGAAATTGATGAGAACCGACTCATTAAAAGTTAACGTTAATAATATAAAACGAGAAATGAATAGTCAATATTTTAAGTATCGTGATATGTTTTATCGTATGCTTGTTGCAAACATCTGCATCTATAACTACATGAATTATGATGCGCTGCGTAACACCATCTTTGAAGATAGCAGCTACAATCAGTTTTTCCTGTATATCGCCAATAAGCGGCTTAGCTTAGAAGAGATCCTAACCGAACTTAATATCATTCAAGAACTACCTCTATATATGGACGTGAGTCTATATATAGAAGAGTTTATTCAACAAAAACATTCGAACAATCATATTAATGTTTATAGTCTAACAATCTCTGACGAAGGTTACCTGGTAATCTACAATAAGAGATTGGACAGGATAAACGCTAATGTACAGCCGTAGCATATTCCTGAAATTAGATAAACTTAATATTACCACAATGAGTGACGGGATAGCAATGCGAGAGTATCTCGAATCATTCATTTGTTATATTGCTAAGAAAATCATGACTGACGCTCATTATCCAGCTATGGATGTTCGGTATGATTATGTAACAGCAAAGATAGATCATGCATTTAACACTGTTGAACATCTGACTGTTCTTCCGCATTTAAGAACAGCGCTTCTTGGTTTGAATCATATCTTAACCAGAAGTATTGAAGAAGTTATTCATGAATTCTATATGAGTAACTATGCTGCTGTAGGGTCTCTAAACATAAACAGTATGTTGGTCAATTGCGATACACTTTTGATCACATATGAATTTTTCCAGAAATAGGAGAAGAGATGAAACTTGCGTTGATGGGTGATATAAACAAAGAACTGTATCATGAGTTAAGAAGAGAGTTCATTTCGGAAACGTATGAACAATACCTTAAATTAATTATGTTTGATATTTGTCAAGAACTTCAAACAGATATAAGTACGATGTATGATTCTGATTTTCATAAAGAACTACGTCAAGTTACAATTTCTATTATAAATAAAATATGGTTAGACAATGTGATGAAGTATATCACGAGTTCCAGCATTAATAACTTTGTTATATTGGTTCAAAATAATCAATTGTGGCAAGATATCTTTGTGAATTGTTTCTACGCTAGTCAGATTTCTGAAGTGCTTGGTAAGTACTTTAATGTCAATGCAGAGGAACTAGATTCAGTAACAGATATAGTTATTGTACGGCTTCAGCATATCATGACTGATATGTATTGCAGAAACGTGATGCAGTATAACCAAGTCTTGATGAGGTTGTTCCAAGCTGTCTATGAATTAGTTCGGAATATCTGTTTCAAGTATTACAAGTTCGAGCTAGACCAATACTGTAGGCCTTTGCTCTTTTACTCTGAGAGGAACATGAATGAGGCTTTTTATCCTCAATGACCATGTAGTTCATGAAATAGTTAACAGACTAACTCTGGAAGACAAGGTAAGAGACATTATACTTAATATCATTCATCGTTATGATTATACTCTAACGAATTTTATTTATAGCATGTTTAGTGTTTATACAACTTACTATGCTAACCTTCGTGACGAGAACTCTCATGTCTCGTACTATGAAGCAGAAAATATCTTTCGAGATCTAAGTTCTCGAAGTAAATTACAGATAGATAGAAGCAATGTGTTTGTTGCTGATATTTATGACATTATATTCTGTCAATCCTCATTCGAGAAATCTCGTTTTAAAGGTTACTTCTACGAGGATATGTATAATCGGCTAGCTAATCTTATCGGTGTTCCTGAAGCACATGAACACATGGAAGAGATCTTTGACGCCATGGAAACCATTTTCTGTGCAGTGGAAGAGAATCTAGTCTTCAACATCATTCAACGTGATGACCCAAATAGCAATGTCATTATGTACTTGGAGCTTACGCCTCATGGCTTAATGATATATGTTTTCTAGTTCTGAAAAGAAAAGGAGCGCTGCATGCAGCGATTGAAAGATATTCCCGATACCCCGGAAGGGGTGTTAATGCGTTTGAAACTTCGTATATGTGAATCATTAGGTATCTCTCCAGGTGCCTTAAGAACACATGTTGACAGGTTTGTTAATAATATCTTTGCGAATACACCAGGTCCTAGAACCAACTTCGCTAAAGTAAACATTAACAATGAACTGACCAAGAATCGCATGACTATTAAGGTATTCTTTAAGTTCTTGAGAATACTTAACGTTAAGCGTGTAAAGTTCTCTGTCACGATTACAACTATCCGTGATGTCGAGGTAACAGTCGATGAAACAATCAATCTTTTTACGACTGACTACGCTGAAAATGAGGAAGCATGAAAAGGCAAAACCTATATCAGGCTGATGTCATTGTTCAGGATCAGCTTGATGAGTATCTGCGTAAATGCTTTTTAAACCATCTGGTTATTTATAATTACTCTCTAGATGTTCTTATTAAGAACCCTGACATTAAGTTTAAAGATTTAAAGGCCAAGTGCTACGAGTATATAGAACAGAAAGCAATTAAAGAGTTCATGGGTAGCCCACTCTTTAATGAATTGTATTATCAGTATAAGAAGTTCACTGAAAGAAATATCCGCTCCGCGAAGACACTGACTGGTATCCATTATATCACTTTCTTAGTGAATGGGTATAATAATAAGTGTTTTTCCAAGGACGGTAAAAAACTTATCATCCACGGAGTAGAAGGATGTATAGAACTGGTAGAAGATCTTCCAGAGGTTCCGGAGGAAAAACAAATGATGTATTTCAATCTAAGTTATTCCAACCAAGAATCGAAATATCAACTATCAGTATTTCAATAAAACGCAGAAAGAAGACCTAGGAAAACCTAGGTCTTCTTATCTGTTACTTTCTTTATATCTTTCACAGGTTCTTTTTTTTCTGTGAAAATTTGCGGACATTTCTCTTGAATAACATCGTGAACTTTACTCATTTGAGTTAACAAATAAAAAGTAAAGACAACATTAACAACCAAGAGAAGAATAGTAAAGAACTTAATAGGGTTAAACTCTTTACTGGTAATGTTATATTCACCCTTATTGAACAAGGTCTTTAGGATGAAAGCTTCTAAAATTTTGAAGTACATGGGCTATCTCCTTTTAATAGATTTTTTGACTAATTGACTTTTGAAGGAATTTAATATGTCTAAAGAAATAAAAGCGTTTATCACAAGTGATAACTTTATCGATAATACTAGCAGCGTAGTGTCGCCACTATATGAACTTTCCGATATAGCCCTAACTTATTCTAAAAACAAACAACAGTATTTCTCTACAACAAATCCATTATACTCTCTTTTTTTATTTAGTGCAACAGATCTAACATCATTATCCCAAAATGAAGTTAATGATGTTATTAATGTCGTTACGTCGTTATCTTCATTTTTGTCAACAACTCAAATCACAACAAAGCAACAAGTTATTATTGCTTTCACTAGTGAATTTAACCAAGCTAACCCAACTACTCCTGTCGGTAATCTTGTTTATAATAACACAGTCGATGTTAATTTGATTCGTTCTGTTGACTATCTTTCGTTTATTATCAATGATATTAATTGTGAAATTTGGTTGAGTGATTCTATCTTCAGAACGTTCTATCCCGAATACGATATTAGTATCATCTTACCATTTGAAAATTATGCTTCGATTGTCAATAACCCTAGCAACTTTATTTCTGCTCTGGACAGCTTTGATTTGCTCACTCTGAATGAACGAATCGAAGAAAATAAAGCACTAAGTCCAACAACTTATACAAAGATTTTAAATATTCCTTATCGTGTTCCCAATACGAACATTTATCGTAATTGTTACTTTGCTTTTAATATTTACGGTCTGCAAGGTAACTATGATTACATTCTGAAGCTGGAATTATACAGCTATATGACCAATACTCTCGGAATGCCTGGGACAACAGTTGAAGAACTATTCCCATCTATTCTGAATATTAATGAATTCTTTATCACACCGCGTTGGGACAAGATTGCTATTCCATCTCAAGTTGGTCAGTCAAGTATTGCTAGCCAGATTGCTTCAGCTTTCAATGAAACATTTGACACTGATAAGTTTGTGAAAGTCTACAACAATACGACTTTCTTAAGAAATAATACTTACGCAGTTCCATTTGATTACAACAATATAATGTTGCATATCACAAATGGTTACTACTCCGAAGATAGTCTACAGGACTTTAAGTCTTATTTTAGTGACTTTATTACTGTAACTTCAACACATCCAGATTTTGCTCGCATGTCTGTTAGAAGTCAACATCTAGTTAGTCTGCTAGAAAGCATGCTCTCTGTTTGTAACTGTGCTAACTCTACTGAATTGTTTAATAACCTTATCGGTAATACCAGTTATCGTTTCACCATCATTAATCGTGACGGTGTTAATTATTTATCATACTTCTTGGATAAACATCAGATCTATGTACTGCCTAAATACGAGTTTATTCGTTTAGCAGTAACTACACCTGTTGCTCCTCTGTAATAGAAACTCGGAGAGATTTATCTCTCCGAGTATTATTTTGTTTTAAAGTAGATTTTTTGATTAACCGATTACTGAGGAATAAACATGCCTGATGTAACTATAAACACACCCAGTGTTGGGTTGCAGTCTTATTTTACTTTTAAAGAACCTATTAATACTTATTTTAAGAATAAGTTTAATCTGGACTCATTAACTATTAAGCTGAAGGTTATTAGTATTATCTCTATGCGAGATATGATACGTAATGATCTTCGTGATCCTTTTTCTGAAATCTATGTTCCTGCTGGGTTATCAGAATTAGAATATAAAAAAGACCTTAGAGATGAAATAGCAATTATCTCTTTTTCTTTTGTTGATATTCAGGGTATAACAAAATTCTGTCGTTGTCCTATTAACTATATTCAGTCAATTGCAGATATTTCAAATAAAGAATACATCAATAAAATGATTGTTCTTGATATGAATAGACTGCCTTCTGATTTAGATACGACAGTTTTCTTTTCTGATCTTGCTGACTTTATTGAAAGTCGACTTGGTGTTGTTCCGGCTATTAAAGAAGTCAATATAGGCGATGTCGAATTTGTATCGCCAGATGAACATGTGGTTCGTGAAACAGTCAGAACTAATATGGTTACAGTTCATAAAACATTATCAACACAGTTGCAAGAAGCTAATTTACGCTATGATCAAATGGTTCAGCGTTTGCAAGATTTGAATATTTCCCTTGGTTAAAAGGACAACTCTCGGAGACCTCCTGGTCTCCGGGGGTTAATTATGTGGTTGCCCTATGCGCAAGGAGAAATTAAAATGAGCTTATTTACAGAAAATGACGCACGGCTGTTAGATAAGACTCTTGTCATTCGTGAACGACTCGTCGATAACCTGATGAAAGGTGAATTACCTACTAAGGCAAGAGACGTAGACTGCTTCACTAATTTATTAGAGTCGATCGACAGAAGTATTCTGGCGAAAGCCAAAGTCAAGGTTGACAGTGATGCCAACAAAACAAACGAAGAGACTAAGGCAATTCTCAAAGGTCTGCTTCTGGAACTTCATAATAATCCAGTTGGTGGGAATGTTATTGAAGGTCAAGCAACATTCGTTCGTGAAATGCCGGAGTATCAACCACCAGCCGACGTTATGGTCAATGACGGTGAATTGATTCCAAGAGTTGATAATATTGATGTTAAAGCATTACTTGCTCAACACAGTGAATAAACATACAGGAGAGGATATCCTCTCCTGTATGTCTGTCTTTATTCTGCAAAAACTAATTTAGAAGTTAATAAACTAAATGAATCTATATAAGGCTGTTTATCAACTAAGCTAGCAACAAAGATTGCTTTCTCAGGAGTTAATTGTTCACTTTTGATTTGACCCTTAAAGTCCTTATAGAACTTCATCGAATCAACTTCAACAGGAAGAGTTATTTTATTATCAAGAATTTCTGTCTTAATAATCTTTTCAATGGGTAGTTTGGCTAAATAGTCATTTAAGATCATGTTAAGCCTCTAAGAATACTTCAGTGGTTGGGTGAAGGTCAAGTGTTCTGTGACTATCACTGATTGTGTTTTTAGCAAGTAATAAATTAGATTCTTCCGTCGATACAGCTGGAAGAACACTATTAAAATCAAAGTCACTAAATGAATCATTAGGTGTGCATTGAAGCTGTGGATTCGATAAAGATGCTTGTTTAAGATCAGACATCTTTGAATATAGACCTTTTTCTAGATCACTTAAACTAACAAGATTCATAGGTTGCAAATCAACATTTGCAAGATTCTTCATATAAGAACCAAATTTATCAGAAAGATTTTCATAACGTAAATTGTTATCTCTACGTTCAGAAGAAATCAAAGGCAACTGTCTCAAATCACCAGTGGCTTGAAGAATATTTCTATACTCAGCACTATTGGGAGCAAAGCTAGAAAGTTGACTTTGTAATTGATTAATAAGAGAATTACGACCAGCGAATGATAATTCTGAAGATCTAGCATTGCTAACAACAGAAGATACACTACCATTAATAACACCGCTAATAGCGTCACTAGTCGGCATAAGTGTTGATAAACCTAATGGCTGTGTTGATTTTAAGAAATCAGAATAATAGTTAGAAAATTGACCGAAGGCTGAACTAGATGTAACAAGAGTTCCAGGGTTACTTACAACTTGACCAACCTTTTTAACAGAACTCTCTAAAGCAGATTCTTCCGCTGTGAAACCTTTACAAAATCTATCTAGCCAGCTTAACAATAACGCAATAAGTAAACCTGAAAGAATATTCTTGTTAAGCGCGTAACCTAACATAAATAACTTTAAGAAATCTAAGTTATTACAAAGAAATTTAGCACCAACCTTTAACATATCTCCTAAGAAATCTTTAACACCCTGAAGATCAAGTGCTTTAAGCTTAGCAAAAATATCTTTAACTGTTTGCGGTAACTCCATATTAGATATGGCGTTCATTGCTGAATCCATTGCATCTTTGAGAGTATCTGCGATATCATTATTCATTAACATGTCAGATAAGTCGTCAAGACTTTCAGACATTTTATCCATAATCCCAGTGTCTTGAATTTCTTCAAGAGCTGTAGATGTTAAATCTGTAAAGCCAGTGTAAACACTGTTATCAACAAGCTGGGTAAAATCCTTGACACCTACATTAGTTTCTCTGTCAAGAAAGTTAAACCTCATCGCTGATATTGCCATCGCTTTCTCCTAAACTTGTTTTTGACAAATCCTCGTTATATTTATCAACTAAGATAGAGGAAGTGACGATGTTGTTGTAAAAAACTATCGGAAGGAAATTAATATTCACTGCACTTGACAGTAGAAATTCAAGATATCCAAATACATCTTTGAAACCAAGTTTTCTCAACTTGTCCAAATCTTTCGTATCTTCCTGGACTTTATAAATAGCTGGAAAATAAATCAATGTATCTGGAAGTTTAATATTGTTAAGTGTATCGGTATGATGTTCGATCCAACGTGAAACACGATAAATAAAACAAGCTGTGAAGTTCATAGTCTTAATAAAATAAGGACCAACTTCTTCTATTGGTTTATTAATGATAGAAACTAAACAACAAGATCCTAATTTAATAAATAAAAGGTTCTGAAATGCGTCTGCTTGAGCTTGAGTCATTTCAAAAGGATAAACATTTAGCATTACTTCAGGTTTCTTTGTTTCGCTGTATAGTGCATTTCTCTTTTCAAGATTCATCAACTTAGTTCTAATTGTATTAACAATAAATGTAACAGTTGAACGTTGCAATAAATCTAACGTTGGAGACTTATAAATCTCTTCATATTTAGCCATATCAACTTTAGCGAAGTTATCTGTACTTCTAAAGTTATATTCTTCTGTGTTAACAAAATCAATAAGATCTTTAGGATTCATTAACTTTGAAAGAATAGCTTGTCTTATATCAAGAAGAGATTCAATGTCTACATAAATCTTACTTGTTTCAGTCATAACTATTCCTTAAATTGTATTCGAGAGATGCATTGCAGTTAGATAGATCTTTAATGTCTTAGTTGATTCTACACCGGTAGAATAGCTCTCGAGAGTTTTCAAATTAGCATTGCCGTAACGCAAGAACATCGCGTTGTATGCATTAAAACCATTACGATCACCACCTCTAAAACGAATCAATTCAGAGATAGTATTTTCAAGTCCCATACCGATCAAAACCTGGAGTTCAGGATAAGAAATCTTAGCACCCTTACTATCACCAGTAGGCTGGTATGTTAGTTCGTCAATGACTTTATTGTTATCAGGAATAGAAACCTTCTTAACCAAAGTCTGTGACTGACGACGATACGGAAGATCGATAACAAGATAATCGATCGGAGTCTTGTAGTCCGGCACTTCTTCATCGCCAGAATAAATAAGTTTTTCAAAGAACTGAAGACCGTATTTTTCAGCAACAGCCATATTGTTTTCGACAGTAAGACCTTTGGCTTCATACAAAGGCTTAAACAAAACAAGAAAAGCATTACCATCACGGATATCTTTCATGTAGGCATCGAAGTCTTTATCCGACATGAGTTCAAAAGCTTTTTTATAGATCTCAACATTGTAACCAGTCGGCTCAACATCTTTGCAAAATTGCAAAATAAAAGCTTCAGCAGCTTTTCGGTTTGACATAACAATTCCTCTTAGAATACATGATCACAAAATTCTTAACTTATTAAAAATAATATTTATCCCTACGGTACTAAACCCATCATTTGAACCTATTTTCAGATTTCACTAAGGAGCTATTATGAGACTCAATATGACCCAACAAGGTGGTCTGTCTGACGAATTTGTGTCTGGCGGTGGTAGTGTTATTAATCCACTTTTCTTGGCTGCTGACCCTGTTGTTCCTTTGGGTGCTAGCACTAAACAGTATGTTGACAATTCACTGCAATCTTTGAATGCCAACAATCTTATTTCTGGTACTATTGGTGCTGCTCGTTTCCCAGCAATGAATGGTGACTTGAGTAGTTCCGCTGGTAGCACTTCTCTTATTTTAACAAATACAGGTGTCACACCTGGTACTTATGCAAAAGTTTCAGTTGATAATAAAGGTCGTATTCTGAATGGTCTTTTACTTTCAGAATCTGATATTCCGAATATCAGCTGGGATAAGATCACTCTTAATAAACCAACAACTGTAGATGGTTATGGTATTCAAGACGCGTTAAGTGTTACTGGTGGAACTATGACAGGAAATTTATCTGTCACAGGTATTCCTACACAGGCAAATCAGCTTATCAATAAAACCTATCTTGATAGTGTTGTTGGCGGTACAACAGGTATTGTTATTGGTGACATTATTGCTAAAACAGAATCAACAACACCTGTTGGTTTCTTACGCTGTAATGGCGCTGAGCTTGTTAAATCATCATATCAGAATTTATATAATGTCATAGGTGATCGTTATACTATTGTTGGTAAAGCTGGTAATGGTAAACCTTGGCAAAATCAGTACGACATTAATACTGAAAACTTTTCTGATATAATGAACACACGTACCATTCAGGCTCTTCCGGGAGTTCTTGGTGGTGCTGCCACATTTGTAACGAAAAATCGTGTTTATGTTTATGGCGGGTTTAACGGTTCTTCACATGTTGGGACAGGTTATACAGCTCAGATTAATGCCGATGGAACACTTGGTGCTTGGGCTGCTGCAACAACTCTTCCAACAGTTTATGCTTATAGCACTGCTGTTGTAACCAAAAATCGTGTATATTTACTTGGTGGTTATATTAATAATTCAACAGCAACAAACAATATTTTTGTTGCTGACATTAATGCAGATGGCACTATCGGAACTTGGAGTAATGGTCCGGCTATGCCTGGAGCTACAGCATATTCACATGCTTTCATTAATGGTAATAGAGTTTATGTTGTTGGTGGTTATTCCGGAACAGCTCTAAGTGTTATTTATTCTTCAGATATTAAGGAAGATGGTTCTCTTGGTATTTGGTCTACAGAAACCAGCTTACCTTTTACATTATACCAGAGTGCTGTTGGTGTTATTAAGAATCGTGTTTATATCTTCGGTGGATATCAAAACAGCGTCGCGTCTAATGCGGTTTATAGTGCAAATTTAAACAGTGATGGTAGTATTGGATCATGGATTGCTGAGACATCGTTGCCTGTGACATTTATTTTACATCAAGTATTTGTCACCCGTAATGTTGTTTATATGATTGGTGGATTACAAAGTGGTGCACATTCTGCTAATATTTACAAAGCAACTATTAGGTCTGATGGCAGTATTAGTGGTTGGCAATTGCAGATGTGGACTTTGCAAGCAACAGCTGCTTACTTTAATATTACTGCAACTAAAGATCGCATTTATGTGTTAGGTGGTATGTTAGCGTCAGCATGGTCAGGCAATTGCTGGATGGGTGACATCACCGGTGGCACTAATGACTACTCTTCTTATTACTCAAATTCAGTAGAAACTAACTATATGGTTGCTGGTTCTGGTAAACCTTGGCAGCAACAATATCAAATTAACGAAACACAGTCTGATGATATCACTGGCTGGGTGACAGAAACATCTACATTACCTACAACTTTGAGTAATTCAGTAGCTATTGTCACCAAAAATTATGCATACTTGATTGGTGGTATGAGTGGCGCGGGAAATGCTCAAGTTAATACAGTTTATGTTGCAGCTATCAATGCTGATGGTACTTTAGGCACTTGGTCAACTACCACAAATTTACCAGTTATTCTTTATTTAGCTGTTGGAATTGTTGTTAGTAATAGAATTTATATATTTGGTGGTTCAAGCAATAGCGGTTCTTCAGCAAACTCTACTGTTTATACAGCCATTATTAACTCAGATGGTACATTGGATAGTTGGTCGACCTCTACCGCGCTAGCAACGGCTGTTTATCAATCTCAGGTTATATTAACTAGAAATAAGGTTTATTTACTTGGTGGAAAAACAGACGGATCTACACATACTTCTGTTATCCAGTCGGCAAATATTTATCCGAATGGCGGTATTGGTACTTGGTCAAATCAAGGAAATCTGCCTACTACTTTATCTGCGTCGCAGGCAGTTGTAACTAAGAATCGTGTATATATGTTAGGCGGAAATAATGGCGGTACAGTGGTAAGTACGGTCTATACTGCTCCTATAAATAGTGATGGTACCTTAGGTACTTGGACATCTGGAGCATCATTACCTGGTAATGATGCTGGATATCAAGTTTTTGTAACTAAAAATACTGTATATGTATTAGGTGGTAATAGTGCGCCTAGTACAAGTTCCAGTACTGTTTATAAAGCACAGATTAATGCCGATGGAATAATTGGGACGTGGTCCACAGGAACATCTATTCCTGCAAATTTGGTAGCCTCACAATTGATAGCTACCAAAAATCGTGTATATTTACTTGGTGGTTATAATACTACAAGTTTAAATACTATTTATTCTGCGCCAATTCTTGAGGGTCTCAATGATTATTCAAGTTACTATGCAGAAGATACTGTAAACTATACTTATCCTGGTTCTGGTAAACCGTGGGAAACACAGTATCATTTTAACACTACACAAGCCGGTGATATCACTGGCTGGACAACTTCAGCAACCAATGCTGTAACAATTTCTATTCATGCAACTATTGTTACTAAGAACCGTGTTTATGTTGGTGGTGGTTCAGCAGGTCAGGTAATGTACACTGCACCGATCAATAGCGACGGTAGCTTAGGTGCGTTTACTTCTCTTGGTAATGTTCTTCCTGGTAGCACAAGCTATACAACAGCTGTTGTTACCAAAAATAGAGCATATATTATTGGCGGAACAGGTGCTAATACAATGTTCACAGCTGTTATTAATGCTGATGGAACATTGGGCACATGGTCAACTGTATCAGGAACTCCTGTTGCCTTTAGTTATCCTAGTGTATTTATCACTAAGAATAAGTTATATGTTGTTTCTGGATCTGGTTCAGGAACAGGTGTTTATTATGCAACAATTAATAACGACGGTACACTTGGTGGTTGGAGACAAAGTCCTTTCAACTTCCCTGTGACTACTAATTTAGGCCGTGCTCTTGTAACTAAGAATCGCGTTTATATTATTGGTGGTAATCAAGGTGGTGGTGGTGTTACTAACGTCTATACTGCTTCCATTGATCCTGAAGGCAATGTAGGTAATTGGACAGCTGGTCCTTCTTTACTTACAGGTGTCGAAGCACCGATTATCATCGCAAGTAGAAACACGGTAATTATCGGAGCTGGTTATTTGTCAGGTGGCTCTAATACCAATGTTTCGCAAATTGCTACAATCAATGCAGACGGAACACTGGGTACTTGGTCATACGGAACAGTTTTCCCGATGAGTGTTCATTCTTGTTCAGCAGTTATCACTAATGGTAAGATACATCTTATCGGCGGCGCTATCGCTTCTGGCGTCACTAACTCTAATATCTATACAGCAAACTTTGCTGGCGGTTTGAATGACTATTCTCCATATTACAATGGAGATATTGCGCCAATTGAACAGTTTGTCACTGTTGCTAAATTTAAGATACCAGATGCTTCATTTATGAACGATGGTTTAAATTACTTCATCAAGTACTAACAGAATAGAACTAGGAGAGGATATCCTCTCCTAGTTCTTAGTATTCTTCTTTCTCAACTTCTTTTGCTGCAGTTTTATTAACCATACGACGAAGGAATCGTGCTTCTTCTCTCCATCCAGAACCATCGCCACGTTCTTCGTTAAGCGATTCAAACTTACCTTTCCAGTATTGCTGATTACCAATAATCATAGCAATCAAAATAGAAAAACCTAAAAGAAGAACAAGTAATTCAGTTTGAGTTAAAGAGATAACTATCATGGGAAATAAGCATCCTGATTTTCAACAACGAATGGAAGAATAACAATTTTAATATCATCCAGCCAACTAATCTGGTCATTAGCAGAATTCAGTGCAATTCTAATTTGAGGTGGTGCTTGGAAACTCGCATTCACCAAGATACGGAAAAACATAGTTGTCAAAGCAGCACGTTGCATAGCCATATTCTTATCATAGGCGTCAACAAAAATTTGATTGGTCTGAATAGCTTCTAGACCTGATTGTTTCAGACCAAGACGTTGTGCTTCTTTAATGACTTCGTTACAAAGATTTACGTTATCCATGTTAACCTCAAATGTTAAAAAATATTCCTTGTGACATATTGTAGTTAAACGCCAATAGGAGTCTACAGTATGTTGGAATTATTTAAAAAACTTTTCTCTTCGGAGAAAAAACCGATACAAACCACTTCAAAGAATCAGGAACTTATTGAAAAAGTACAAACACTTGCGTTTACTGATAATCTTGTAAATATTATTAATGAGCCGCATAATAAGCTGCTCATCATGAATGTATATTATGTTTCGTTTGAAGATCTTCTTTTTAACTTGGTTAGTAAAGTTGATGAAAGACAAATTGCTGCTGTCAATATTTATGGTTACTTTAAGACAACAGAAGACATTAACTACTGTTTAAAACGTATCATTCCTATTATTCAAGAGAATGATATTAATATGAAACTCAAACATGACTTAGAAGAATTAGTAAATACTATTGAGTTTTTAGTTAATCTTGAGGAATCGACATGAGTGAATTAAAGTTATACTCATTAGGTATTGTTGTTGAGAATAAACCAGTTGGGTCAGATATGATCATGGTTTCTCCCATGGAAGTTCTTAACATTCAACCAGCTGGCTCTATTAAAGATGCTTCGACAAAGTTTGAAGGTACTTTAAAGAATTCAAGCGGTAAGAATTTTGCTAGTGAAATGAAATCAACGAACTATGTCAAAGCTAAATGGTTAGCCTTTGGACAAAGTAATCGTCTTACCGCGCCTGACGTTGTTGCTAATGAAACTGTTGTATTATTTAAGTTTGGTGATGTCGATGAATATTACTGGACAACTATTTTCCGTGAAGTAGAACTTCGTAGACAAGAAACTGTTCTTTATGGTTTCGGAAATATTAAGTCCGGTATTTCTGCTTTTGATAAAACAACTAGCTATTGGTTAGAAGTTGATACAAAGAAAAAATCTGTCAAATTTCATACCGCTATGAATGACGGTGAATATACAGAATATGATATCGAAATAGATACCAAAGCTGGTACATTTACATTAAAAGACAAGAAGGGTAATACCTTCATGCTAGATAGTCAAAAAGATAAGTTTGTTGTAAATGCTTTAAAAGAAATCTCAGGAACAGCTGGCGAAGTTATTAATCTTAAAGCACCAACAATTAATCTGGAAGGTAATGTTAATATCAAAGGTAATGTTAACACTACAGGTAATACAAAAACTCAAGGCAATGTTTCTATGACAGGTAATTTTGATGTCACTGGAAATATTCATGCTACAGGTAGTATTATTGACGATGGTGGTAATACAAACCACCATGGACATTAAAAAATACTAAATCCCTAATTGGATGATAGAAACTTGGAGATAAAAATGCAAGTAATGTTTAAGAACAAGCCGGCCTTTGAAGAGGTTGATCCTTGTAAAGTTTTTTATAATGTCGGTGCTTTATTAGATATTCCGACTGGTCGTTATATTCGCGGCAAACGCGGTGAAAACATTATGAATGGCGGACTTAGTGTCTTCACCGCTGTGATGGGTAAAGGCAACACCTATAAGTCTAAGATTGCTCGTTACATGATGTTATCTGCTGCAAGCAAAGCAGCGGCATCTGGGTTCCTTCCTTATCTCAATACTTACGACACTGAAATCAACATTGACGTTGAACACTGTCTTGATCTCTCTCGTAAGTTTGAAATCTTCAAAGACATCGACTTGGTTAAAGAAGGTGCTTGGAGTATTACAGATAAAACTTATCACCTTGGGAATGAGTGGTTTAAGCTTCTGAAAGACTTCTTACGAAATGAGAAGATTAAGAATGCAAAAAACTATACCCTTGAGACACCTTTTATGGATAAGGATAATAAGCCGATCATGGCAATTTTTCCTTCCTTTGGTGATCTTGACAGTGTGTCAGAATTTACAACCGCCGATACCGAAGAAATTCAGAACAAGAATGAAATCGGAGACAGTGGTGGTAATACAATTCATATGCGTGGTGGTTTGGCTAAGACGCGTTTATTGATGGAGATTCCTCCAGTTTGTAATGCATCTTCGCACTATATCATTATGACCGCTCATATCGGTAAAGATATTCCGATGGGTAATGGCCCTATGGCTTCTATACCTGTTCGACAGCTTCCACATATGAAGCCTGGTGAAGTTGTTAAGGGTGTAGCTGGTAAGTTTCTTTATCTGTCTAATTTGCTTTGGCAGACAATGTCTTCGTCTGTCTTTAATAATCAAACCACTAAAGGTCCGGAATACCCTAAGACTCGTGAACGTGTCGATGAAGGTAGTTTCGATCTTAACTTGGTTACTATTAAGCTGATCCGTAATAAGTCGGGTCCTAGTGGTTATAGTTTTGACTTGGTTGTTTCTCAGACTGAAGGTGTTCTTGCGTCTTTGACTGAATTTAATTATGTAAAAGATCATGACCGTTTTGGTATTGAGGGTAGCCGCGATACTTATAACATGATTCTATATCCTGATGTTAAGGTAGGACGTACTACAATTCGTAATTTGTTGGATACTGACCCAATGCTTCGTCGGGCAGTTAAGATCACCGCTGATCTTCTCCAGATTAAGACGTACTACAAAGATCTTCCTTTTGAAGTACCTGATGTCAAAGCTCTCTACGAGAAACTTGGCAAAGAGTATGACTGGAAGGTTCTGCTTAACACACGGGATTATTGGACGTTTAATCAATACGACCATCCTATCCCATTCCTTTCAACCATGGATCTAATCGAAATGTACTATGATAAGTATGTTCCGTATTGGCTCTCCAAGAAGAAGTGAGATAAATATGGATGACAACAACATTCTTATTTTGCTTGAGCAGCAAAATGATAACTTTCCAGCAATGGCTGGATTTCTTAAAGAGAAAGGGTTAACTAGCACAACCCTTCTTCTTGCACAATCTTTAAAAGGTGTCGCTGAAGAAATTGGTTATCGCAATGAACTCTTGATAGAGTGTTTCTCTTATCTGGACATAGTAAAAATTTATAGCTTAGTAACATATAATGATACCGAAGCTTTTACATCACACATACTGTCATTGATATCGGTTAATCGCACTGTCACAAAACAGAACTTGATTATTAACCGTGAAGCAATCGATGACTTTTTGTTTAACTCCATGGAGGACTTACAATCATTCCTAGAAAACAATAAATTCTTGCTGGCTTTGTATATTTTTGCGATCGTTAACAAATTGTTTTTTAAACAAGCATGAGGTAATTTAAAATGGCTCAACAAAAGAAAATGGATTTTAAGGATCTTCGTAAGAAGTTTCGCGCTACCGCTCCTTTTAATAATCCGAATAAGTTCGGTAAGGAAGGTGAAGACCACATCAATATCAGCATTCAGTCGGAAACTCGTCTTGGCAAGATCTTTGATCCTGCTTACCTGAAGGTTATCAACTACAAGCACATCGGCAAGTTCAACTCTGTCCTGAGTCTGTGGTATTGGGTCCGTTCGTCAACGTTGGATGACACCATCCGTCGTCTGACCGGTCGTAACCTGAAGGTTTATGCTGACTCCAACGGCATCTTCAACAAGTTCGTTCCGAACTTCAAGGCCATCATTGGTCAAGCGACGTGGAACAAGATCAAGTCTTATCCGGATATCATCCGTGAAATTAAGGCTCTTGATGAGAATAAGACTCTCATCTCTTACCACATTGTGAAGTCTAGTGGTCTGCGCATTGCTACCAGCTATGCTGCTCTGATCATTGACATCGCTGAGCTGATCATCAAGGCTGTTAAGGAAGGTAAGGAACCTGACTTCTCTGTCTTCGTTGATACCAAGGATAAGGCCGGTATGGTTTATCTGGAAGGTGTTCTGGAAAAGGTTATGTCTCCTGAAGTTCTGGAACGTATGCGTAATGCAGAACATCCGGACGACGAAGAAGACTACGAACTTCCGGCTTCTGAAGCTGAGCCTGTTGTAGAAACTCAAGTCGCTGAAGAAGTTGCTCCGGCAGAATCTGTTGTTGAACAGCCTGTTGAAGCTGAAGCTGCACAGCAATAACTTATAAGATGATCCAGTAGCTTTCGCTACTGGATCATTTTTTGATTAATAACATTAAGGACATAGAGATGAATGCTTTAATTTACTCTATCAACGAGATTACACACCAGATTCCTCAAGAACTATTGCATGCTGCATTTACAATTGATGATGCACCTGAGACAGTTAATCTGAATACCGTTGATGATAAAATCTTACGCAAGCTTCTTCGTAAGAGAGTTTTGATCGATATGAATATCACGGGTGGTATTGAATTAATTATCCCGTTAAATAATATTCAACCTAGCTTCTATGAATACTTTTATACGGTCTATCAGGTTCCTCCTGAATTGACAATGAACAAAGAGATCATCTCTGCTTTGAATATTACGCTAATGCCTGGTGCTGGTGTATTTGGTCAAGGTGGGTTATCTGGTAATAGTTTTGGTAATATTGGTTACATGCAAGAGAATCCTGTTATGAATGTAGCTAACCGTATCGGTAGCGCTGCTTCACCATCAGGTGTTCTCAGTAACGCACATTTAGAAATTGTTGGTTACAATACTATTCTTGTTTATGCTAACTTCCGTGTTCTTACAAACTTTGGTCTAAGAGTTCTGTTAGAGAATGATAGCAACTTAAATAATATTCAACCAAGAAGTTATAAAGATGTTAGTATGGCTTGTGTATTAGCTGCTAAGGCTTACATCTACAATAAGCTTATCATCCCTGTCAACAGTGGTTATCTTGCATCTGGTCAGGATCTAGGTATGTTCAAAAGCATTCTGGAAAGCTATTCAGAGGCAGAAGCTGATTACAATACTTTCCTTCGGGAACGTTTAGGTGCTGTTCTATTTATGAACGACACGACAAGATACAATCGTCTATTGCAAAGCATGATCAACCCATCGTTATAAGAGGACTGGAGGTTTACCCTCCAGTCTTTTTTGTTTTTTTACTATATGTTCGTATTATATGATTATTTCACCACACTACTTTTCATGGGTATCTAAAATGAACGCTGATAAATTAGAAAAGAAACAAATTGTTAGAGAAATTGACCATGCTATTCAAACTGGCTTCAGCATAGATACTTCTCATGACGAAGAATTCTTGAAAACATCTGAATATTCTTGGGAAGATCTGAATAAGCTAAAAGAAGATCTCGGTAGTCAGATTGTACAATTTATTGCACAAGTTCAAGAAGTTATCACTAACCCTGCGATTATCCAAAACTTGGGTGATAAGGCAGATCATTTTAATAAAGTTGTTGAATTGTTCTTTAGCGATATCAATAACTTTAGTTTCAAGGTTAAAGACATTCGTGTTCTTCATGAACATTTGTCAGGTCGTATTGAAACGATGACTGATTTCAATAACTATAATCGTATCGCTATTCAATACCAATCGTTGTTCTCTGAATTGGCTACACTTATCACTCCGACACTGGGTGATTTGATGATGACTGTCACTGAAATCATTCCTGTAAATGTGGTTGAATCTGCAACACCTCCAGCTGGTGCAGAACAGAAAGGTGATGAAAATGTCTGAACCAATTGACGCTTTGCCGGCTAATCCCGGTGAAGATGAACCGACCTTTAATATTGAACCTGAAGCTTCGCCTGTAGAACAATCTACGACAGTTACAGCTGAACCAGATACTGTCGTAGATCAACAACCTCAAGTGCAAGAGCCTGTTCCACAACAAACAGTCAAGAAGCCTAACGCAAAACTTACTTCTGACTGGAGTAGTGATAACTATGATCCAACCAAATTTGTCTGGAGATTTTCTCTTCCATCTTTGGGAGTATTAAACTTTAATAAAAAGATCCAGGAATTTAAGCATCTTGAACTTGATGGTAATCGTCCTGATCTTAAAGAATGGCGAAAGATTAATGAAGAAGGTATTGATTACCAGACTCCTGGTGGTATTTATCAAGATCGTTTCTTCGATGAAAATTCTCGTTTTGATCAAGGTGTAGAAACCAAAGAAGGCGAATTGAAAACTATTAGTTCGCTTAAAATGAAACAAGCTGATGGTGAACTTAAGGGTGCTATGGCTGTTCTTAAAGTTTCCAAAGCACTTGGTCTTGGTGATGTTCTTTCTGTTCCTCTTCCGCATTCAGGTATTTGGGTAACCATTAAACCGCCTGCTGAAAAAGATCTTATCGATTTCTACAATGGAATCTTTAAAGAGAAGATTGCAATTGGTCGTTCTACCCTTGGTTTGACACTGACCAACTTCTCTGTATATGTTAATATGAAGTTGTTTGACTTCATCATGAAACATGTGCACAATACAAACAATAAGGACATTACTAAAAATGACCTGGACAAATATGTACTTATACATGATTTCCCTATTCTCGCATGGGGATTTGCTGCAACTATCTATCCTAACGGGTTTGATTATCAGCGGGCTTGTGTAAACAACGTTGAACAATGTACTCACGCTGTTAAGGCTGTTCTTAACATGTGTAAGCTGTTGTGGGTTGACAATAACAGTCTGACCGAAGCACAAAAGCTTATCATGACTGAGAATCGTCCTAATACACTTACAGCCGAACATTATCGTAAGTTTATTGCTGAACATGTTCGTGTGTCCAGTACAGAATTTAAGGTTAATGAATCGATCAAGTTTAAACTTCGTATTCCGACATTTGCTGAATATACTGCAGACGGTCTGACATGGGTTAACAAGATCAATTCTGCTATTGATTCATTTATTGTTGAAGAAGGTGACGAGGCTGAAGCTAAGACTCAACTTCTTGATCAATATGTTCGTTCTTCGATTCTGCGTCAATTTAGTCACTTCATCGATTACATCGAAATTGATGAAAACATTATCACAGATCGTCCTACGATTAATGAAGTGCTGGAAGTCTTCTCGGCTGACGATACACTTCGTACATCTATCACAAATAAGATTCTTGAGTTCAAGTCTAGTACGACGATTGGTCTGGTAGGTATTCCTGACTATAAGTGTCCTAACTGTGGATTTCCTCAGAATGATGAGAACGTTGCTGAGCATATGACCAGTGTCATTCCTCTGGACGTAATGAACCTTTTTTTTACATTGATTACTCTCCGTATCTCGAAAATAATGGAGAGGGAAGTCTAAGATATATAGCTGGTTACGGCTTTGGTCATCAAGTCGATTTCGATCGATTTATTCGAGAAACCTTAGCAACAATTAAAAGTTCTAAGATCCCGAATTATGTCTACGGCCGTCAGCTCTTTATTGAACTCTACGAGACAACATTTGGTATTTGTGACCACACAACTACAAGTAATCCGTTAGCTCTAGTTCAATTTAATCCTGCTGAGAACTATCTTAAAGATTTTCTTTGGGATGGTTATCTCTCTACATTTATCATGAAAGAACTTGGGAAGAAACTAGGAATGTCTTTTGATGATTTCTTGAATCGTCCTAAGTTTGAAATTATCGAGATGCTTCGTGTTGTTGATGAAGTAGATAAGAAAAAGAATCGTGTTAATGAACAGGTTCTTAAAGATCTTGAAAATGCTAAACCTAAAGCTCCGGATATTCCGGACTAAAGAAGATACCACTGGTGATCCAGTGGTATCTTTTCATGAAAAGGAATAAGATGTCATACCGTAATAAAAAACATGGTAATTTATATGAAGTTATAACTATTTGTACAGATTGTAATAATGATCGTAGAAATGAAAAAGCTATTATATATACCAAAAAACAAAGTTGGTTTACTAAGTTTAGAGCAGTTATTATAAGACTATTATTACCTAATGATGTATATGTTAGAAACACTGACGAGTTTTGTGAGAAGTTTGATGAAGTAAGTTAATGGGAATTTTTTGAATAACATATATAGTATCTGACTTAAACAGAAAGGAGTTGTGTCAATGTTTTACTTGATTGAAACCGCTTTGATGTATTACGGATATTATTTTATCTTTATGTCCTTGTTAACCGGTGGTATGTTTTTATTATTTCTAACTGTCTGGTATGACAAGTTAGATGGTAAATCACACCAGGATATATTGGATTTGGAAGAAACCATGACCGTAATAAGTCTTTGCGAATTTAAACGGCGTAAAGAAGATAGCGCTTAACAATAAACTAAGAAGAGACCGAAGTCTCTTCTTTTTTTTTTTATTTTTATAGAAATGGGATGATTATAAATTGGAGATTCTCATGTGGTTCATTGAGACTATACTGCCATGGATACTTAGCGCTATAACAATTTACATGGCTGTTCTTACTGGAAATAAACATCCTAAGGCATGGTTACTTGGTTTGTTTAATCAGTTCTTTTGGTTAGTTTGGATTGTTACCACAGCTACCTGGGGTTTTTTACCAATGAACATTGCATTTTGGATTGTGTACTATCGCAACCATGTTAAGTGGACAAAGGAGGCTTTAGATGTCGTCTGATGTCACCAATAAGACCCCTGTTCAAGTTAATATTGTAAATAAAGAATATCATATAAATGGATTTCATGTCCAAGCTAAAGCTAAAGATAAATTAAAGATTGTTTACAATGGTCTTGAATATGAAGTATTTGATATTGAAGGTCATTTGATGATGAACAGAGTTTATAGATGAAGAAACTCAGTAAAACTTTTAACCTAGTTAAGTTAGCTGAAGAGTGTGGTGAACTACAACATATCACTTGTAAGACTATCATTAAACCTAAAGATAAAAATATATTAAAATTAGAAGAAGAAATTGCTGATGTATTAGCAGCCACTTCTATTATAGTAACACAAATGAATTTAAATAAAGAAAGAATATTAAATAGAGTAAGTGAAAAACTCGATAAGTATGATACCTATACTTTAATAATAGATTGTGAAACAGGTCTGGTTCTAACATAGGTGACATATGGCTAAAGACATTGTAAAGAAAGAAATACGTTTTGCAATACATATCCCTAGGACAGACTTCCGGGAAGATATGCATTACGTAAAGCAGCAAATTACTTATGCAGATGGATCAACAGAACCACAAACTTTTTTAACAAAAGACTTTAAACGTCCTATTTGGGTAACGCAACAAGCTTTTCGTAATCATAAAGAAAAGAAAGAGTTTGAAGAAGTTGATCGTCTTATGCGACAGGATGTCATTCAGTCTGACATTAACAAAGCTGTCGCTGGTTTGCTTGGTTCACCTTGGATGGCTAGCAAACCCGATGAGATTAAAAATTCCCCTTATGTCTATGGTTATGACATTACGTCAACATCATTGATTAAGTATACAAGTTTAAAACGCAATGATTTTGTTCAATCGAATTATAAAGTCTCTGCATTCGATATTGAAACAGATATTGCTACTCGAGAAGTTATTATTGCCACCATTTGTTTTGGTAATAGAATTCACTCGTCTGTTCTAAGTAGGTTTGTTAAGAATGTTAGTAATCTTGATAAACGTGTTCATGACGCAGTTGATTACTATATCCCTAAGTATAAAGATTTTGATATCACTGTAAGAACATTTGATAATGAAGTTGATTTGTTAACAGATGTTTTTGAAGTTGCAAATGAGTGGGGTCCTGACTTTCTAGCAATTTGGAACATGGACTTCGACATACCGCGAATTCTAGAACGTCTTAAAGAAAAGAACGTCAATCCTGTTGATGTTATCTGTGATAAATCTGTTCCTCGTAAATATCGTATTTGTCGATATAAACAAGGTATCAAAAAGAAAGTTACAGCCTCTGGTGTGGTTAAACCAATTAATCCATCTCTTCAGTGGCATACTCTTACATCTACTTCTAAGTTCTACGTTATTGACGCAATGTGTGTTTATCGTCAACTTCGTATGGCTAAACAAGAAGAACCTAGTTACGCACTTGATGCTATTCTCAAGAAAGAAGAGATCGGTGGCAAGTTAAAGTTTAAAGAAGCTGACGCTTATTCAGGAGAAAAGTGGCATATCTTTATGCAGGAAAATTATCCTGTTGAATATATTGTCTATAACTTTTACGATTGTCTCGGAATGTTGGAACTCGACGAGAAGATTAAGGATTTGAAAAGTTCACTTCCTTCCTTTGCAGCGATTACTGACTTTGCTAAGTTCAATTCGAATCCTAAAAAGATTGTTGATGCACTTTTCTTATTTGGTTTAGAACGTAATCGTGTTATTGGTACTGTTCCTAAACAAGCTAAACCAGAAGAAGAGTTAGAAGCAGATAGTATAGAAACAGATGATGATGAAGAAGAAGACGATGAATACGATGTCAAGAAGTATAATACTCTTGACTTAAAAGGTTGGATTCAACTTCTTCCTCAGAACTTATTATTAGCCGAAGGTCTTAAGTGTCTTGAAGAATATCCGGATGTTGTAACTAACATGCGTGGTGTTGTTTGTGACCAGGATGCCACAGCTGCATATCCTTCTTGTACACAAGTAGGTAATGTATCTAAAGAAACTTGTGTTAATGAAATTATTAAGATTGAAGGTGTTCGAGAGGATACCTTTAGAGAAATGAACTTAAGTATTTGTTTAGGTAACGCGAACATGCTGGAATATTTTCATGTAATGTTCGGTATGCCTAATATGCTTGAGATCGATAAATACCTGGATGAGTAGTAATTATTTGGGAAGACTGTAGATTCAGTGTGTTTTTGCGGGCGCAGTGAATTGATCTGGTGGCGGCTAGAGTTGTTTTCCTTGTTTTCTCTCTCCTTTTTGATGGGATTAACTACCAGAGGGAAATACCCTCTGGTAGTCTTTTCTTACTAGTTTCGTTCATTTTTTGAATTAATTATTTCCGGCCAAAGGTTTCTATGAAAACGATTTCACAGGAGATGATAAAGTATCAGAATAATGATACTTTTCCTCAGAAGCTTACAGAAAAGATAGAATACGTCTATAAAGAAATTGAGAACAATATCTATATGGACAATAAGACTTTGATTGAAAAGTCTGGTTATATTAAAGAGATTCAGACATTGATCTGTAATCGTTTCAATATGAATGTGGTATTTGATAAAGAACTTCATGTCTTTTATCCTGCTGCTATCATTCCTTTCTTTAGTGACTACTTAGCCGATCTAAGTAGCATGAAAAATATTGGTAGTGATAAGTTCTCTGCTATTTTCAAGTTCAATGATGTGTTTAAACATGTTAATGAAATTGAGAAAGAAAAGAAAATCATCCTTGCTAAACTACATAATCGAAAAGGTTATGTTGATTTTAAAAATGCTCGGGTTGGTGGTTATCTTTCAGAGATTAAACACTATCTGATTATTGATTTCTTTGCATTGCGTCAATCAGAAATTGAGCCGGCTGAACTGACTGCAATCATTCTCCATGAACTTGGTCATGCTTTTGGTGGTTTAGAATACCATCACAAACTTGAAACAACCAATTCAACTATTGCTGATATCCTTAACGAGATGAATAACAATAATCCCGATAAGGCTGTTTATACATTTAAGAAACATTTTACTCAAAAAGAGTTCCAAGAAATCAGTGTTACTAATTCCAAGGAAGTTAATGACTTCTATGGTAAGGTCGCGCTTGCTTATTTGGATGAAATTAAAACTCAAATGGGTAATTCTAAATATGACGAAACCAACTTTGAAAACTTAGCAGATAGCTTCGCTGCTCGGTTTAATATGGGTAAAGAACTTGTCAGTGGTTTGAATAAACTGAATCGTCGTTATGGTTTAGTCCGTGATAATAACCGTATGACTTATAGCATTCTTTTGTTTATTGATATGTTGCTTAGCATTTTCTTCCTGGCTTTCTTTAAGGTGCCTGGAGCTATTGTTATGATGGCTGTTATCGTTATTCTTTATAATAGTGATTCTAGCACGATGACTTATGATTTCCCACTGGAACGTTATAATCGTGTTAAGAATTCAATTGTTAATAATCTTAAGAACATTAATCTTCCTGAAGAGTTGGTTAAAGATTTGTTATCTCAGTTTATCTTTATCAATGAAGTCATAGAGAAATCGATGTACTTCAAAGATGTCAGAAGTCATATTGCAGATATCTTGTTGTCCAGTAACAGGAACAACAATTACTATATTGGATTACAGCAATCCATTGAAAATAATCTCAACAATCTTCTCTTTGTCAAAGCACAACAACTTAAGGTAAACTAAGGAGTTAAACATGTACCAATTCTCTCAAGATCTTTCAAACAAGCTGAATGCTCTCAACCAGCGTTCATTGCAAAAGGGTGAAGTATTTTTGCTTGCCAAAGCGATTGCTGATTCTCTTCCTTTGATGCCTGCTGACGAAGACAATGTCCGTCTATTTATTCTGAATCACAAACGCTTCGTTGATGAAGTTGTTTGGAGTCTGAATATGTATTCATTCATGAGTGAAGATCAAGTCGCTATTCTTGAAAAACTGATCGGCGATCTCACTTTGTGGCGTGCTTCGGTGGCGTATAATCCTCCGGCAACATTCTTCCGCGATTGTCCGAATTCTGTTATTGATGATATTTCTAACCTGCCTAGATATGTCGATGTGACATATATGTGCGCTGTTGGTGATATTCTTAATAATGCAAACTATATGTCTGATGTATTCCGTTCTTTGACTTCAGAAGTCAAAAGCAAAATGGTTACAGATAGTGGACAAGAAGGCGCTATTGCTCAACCTGTTTTAGCGGGGTAAACCATGAGCTTAGGTGATATCCTTGACGACATCAAAGATAACGTGACTAATGTAGAAACTCCGGAAGACGCTGGTATTGCTACAGAGAATGTCGTTATCACTGATGCCAAGAAAAATGGTCAACAGTTTAGTGTTCAGCGTTTCTCAAAGGAAACACTTGAAAAAGTGAACACTATGTTTAACTTGCTTGTGTTAAAGAATAACATTGCTACTATGCCGCGAGTAGATCGTGGTATTGCGATGGAAGTCTTTACCATGTTACCTGAAATCGGTAAGGTAGAACAAGCTAAATTAACTTCGGCTCCTTCTATTATTAATAAGGAACTGATGGATAAAGTGTTTAATGCAAATATTGAACACAAACTGAGTTTAGATATTTCTGATAAGTTATATGATCTGAAAGCTTTAATTGAAAATCATATTCCAATGGTTGAGATTTTAGTTAATTATTTCCAGGCTTTTACTTCGATGGTATCTGGTAAAGCTGAGGTATTTAAAAATGTTCCTCCGACAGTTGTGGAATATAAAGCATTTGTTTCTCAGGAACAAAATCAAGAAAACCGTTTGGTCGATCTTTATACTGAAAAGATGGATGTTATTCTTCATATGGATGACTCCAAGCTTGAATATGAAAAATATAATGGTGTTTTAATTGATATGTTCAGTGCTATCTATTATAGTGAAACACTGAGTGATCTTTATAACACTGTTAGTTATCTTCCGGCTAAGAACGAACTTTCTTTGTCAGGTTTAGTTCAGTATGGTAAATCTGCTATTGAGAATCTAAATCGTTATAAAGAAGATCTTGAACGTTATTATTCCGGTCTTACTGCTGTTCAGCGTCAAGAAACTGAACTGAATGCAGAGACTATCGAATTTATTAATGGTTATGATGATATGGCTTTTAAACTTGAAGTTATTGGTCGTCTAAAAGCCATCATTGAAACTAAAGATAATTGCTTTGATAAGACTGCTGAATTGATTGAATTCTTAGACTAAAAAAGGACAAGAGAGAGGTTTATCCTCTCTCTTGTTATTGCATCATTTGACCTTAAAACACAGCATTTCTTTTTTATACAGTTATCCAACATAAGGAGTTAACATGAGAGCTAGAGTTTACTCGAACGGTGGTAATAGCACCGGAGGTTTCACTTTTAACGGTGGTCAATTGACTGGTGCTCTGATTCTTGCTGGAAACCCGAGCGAACCTCTTGAAGCTGCGACTAAGCAGTACGTCGACTCGTCGATGGTTAATCTTAACGCAAGCAATTTAACAACTGGTACACTGCCTTCGGCACGTCTTCCTTCTTTTGCTGGTGATATTGTAAAACCAGCAGGTTCCTCAACAATTAATTTAGCACCTATTGGTATTACTGCTGGTGACTATGTTAAACCATCGGTTGACTCCAAAGGTCGCGTCACAGGTGGATCGGTATTAATTTCTGACGATATCACGAATGTTAGTTGGGATAAGATAACAACTAACAAACCCACGACATTAGCTGGTTATGGAATCAACGATGGAATAAGTTTATCCGGTGGAACTTTAACTGGTTTCCTTACATTTAATGGTTCTGTTGTTGGTAACATGCAGGCTGTTACTAAACAGTATGTTGATCTGACACTAAGTTCTTCTTCTGGTATTGCTGTTGGTGATATTATTCGTAAACCTTACGCTACCACACCTAGCGGTTTCTTGAAGTGTAACGGCGCTGAGATTAGTAAAACAACGTATAGTTCTTTATATGCCATTATAGGTGACAGATTTAGTAAACAGAAACACTTTACTTCTGGCCGCCCATGGCAGCAACAATACAATATCAATGAAACACAAAATTCTGATATAAGCGGTTGGGTTACTGGAACAGCTTTACCTGCTAATCTTTCTACAGCTCAGGCTGTTGTTACCAAGAATCGTGTTTATGTTATTGGTGGTTTTATAGCAGGTGTTTCGGCTAGTTCAGCGGTGTACACTGCCACAATTCAAGCTGATGGTAGTTTAAACGCGTGGGCCACAGCGACAGCTTTACCTGGTGTTTTGTGTTACTCACAAGTAACTATAATTAAAAACCGTATATATTTGTTTGGTGGTAGCACAGATGGTAATAACTCTGTGACAACTGTCTATACAGCACCTATTAATGCTGATGGTACTATCGGTACTTGGACTACTGGCACAGCCTTACCAGCAGCTATTTCGAATGTTCATTTAATTATCACCAACAGTAGGGTTTATTTAGCTGGTGGCAATTCTGGAAATTCTTATGTCGCCACTGTTTATTATGCTGTTATTAATAGCGACGGTACTTTAGGTGCTTGGACATCAGGCACTGCTTTGCCTGAAGGTTTTTATTGTGCTGCAACTGTTTTAACTAAGAACCGTGTTTATCTTTGTGGTGGTAGAAATGCTTCAGAGGTTTTCTCTAAAATCTATACTACTACAATTAACAGCGATGGTACACTAGGTACTTGGAGTTTAGTATCTAATTCATTACCTATCGCTGTTTGGACAGCAACACCTTATGTTACCAAAAATCGTGTATATTTACTTGGTGGAACTAACACTGCTGGATCACCTGTTTCTACAGTTATGATAGCGCCTATCAATGCTGATGGTACTATTGGTACATGGGTACTTGGTACATCCATGCCAGGTGCATTGGCACAGTCATATGCTTTAGCTTTAAAGAATAAACTTTATACCTTAGGTGGATATGGTATTTCTACAGTTTATATAGCAAATATTTCTGGTGGTATGAACGATTATTCTGCATATTACACTGAAGATAATATTAATTATACAGTTTCCGGATCTGGTCGTCCTTGGGAACAACAGTATCAGATTAATACAGCACAAACTACAGATATTACTGGTTGGGTTGCTGGTACCAATTTACCAGTAACATTACACGGATCATCAGCAATTGTCACTAAAAATCGCGTTTATCTACTAGGTGGTGTTGCTGCTAATTCTTACACAACATCAGTATATACTGCGCCTATCAATGCTGATGGTACTCTTGGCACTTGGACCACACAAACAAATATATTACCAGGCAATTTTGCTTATGCTCAAGCCATTGTAACTAAAAATAGAGTACATTTAATTGGCGGTTGGAACGGAGCTATTAGCGGTAGTGTTTACACAGCTCCGATTAATGCTGACGGTACTTTAGGCACTTGGTCAAGCGGAACAAATTTAGTTGCTGGTCGAGCTTGGTCAAAGGCAATTGTTACTAAGAATCGTGTTTATTTGATTGGTACTTCTGACGGAAATTCAGCAACTTCTTATGTTTATACCGCCCCCGTCAATTCCGATGGCACATTAGGTACATGGAGTACCTCAACAGCTTTACCTATAAATGTTCATAGTGCTGCTGTATTTATCACCAAGAATCGTATATATCTTTGTGGTGGTTATAACGCTGGTGGTAGTGTTACACCTAATTATTATACAGCTACGATTAATAATGATGGTTTAATAGGGACATGGGTTAGTTTAGGGACATTCCCTGTCAACATTGCCTATAGTCAAAATTTTATCACTAAAAATCGTGTATATTTAATCACTGGTTCAAATGGTAGTTCTAATATAACTGTTATTTGGTCAGCTAATATAAATGAAGATGGTACTTTAGGTGGATGGACATCTGGTGCAACTTTACCATTTTCTGGTTACTATCATTCTATTTTTGCTACTAAAAATAGAATTTATTCAGTCGGCGGTGTTTTACAACCTGGTGCTACTTCTGCAGCAGTTTGGAGTGCTCCTATTCTTGATGGTCTCAATGACTATTCTCCTTATTACGATGGCACAATTGCAGCAGTTGACCCAGTTGATCAGTCAACAGTTTTTGCATTGCCAGATCTTTCTACAAGTGAAAAGTTTGACACTGTAAGTTACATCAAGTACTAATCATAAAGAGTCCAAGAGAGGGATCACTCCCTCTCTTGGATATCTTATTTACGTCTTAACGAAATTAACAACAATGTCTTCTTTGAGATCATAACCGTCGGTATCAACAGTTAAAACCTTATTTAGACTGATGCGATAGTTTGTATTCACAAGCTCAATAAACTCTTCATTAAGTTCAGTAAACTTAGGAATACTAATACTTCGTACATACTCTTTTAACTTATTATACAGAATGTCAAGCAAAGCTGTTCTGCTATAAGTTGTGTTAGCTGATAAATAATTATCAGTTTCATCAATAATTGTATATTCAATATTGTCACGAATATTTACATCGTTGTAAACTGTTTCAGAAACATTCACGTCGAAAATAAATGATTGTAGACAAGAAATATTTATTGTGCGATAGGGTGTTTTAACAGTAGTCAGATTAATATTCTTAGGAACAACAACATAGGCTTCGGTGTTTTCCAGAAGTTGATTCTGAACACTTACCGCGTTTGTTGTAATATTTTCAGTCAGATAAGACTTAACTTGTTTTCTATAATCAACTGTATTCTTCTTTGTAGCCAATTGAGCACGATAGTCAATAAACAACAAATTAAGATAACGAGTTAATTCAAGCGCATTAATAGGGACAGGGTTATTATTTGCATCAAGTACAATGTCACCCTTACGATGTTTAAATACAACCTCGTTGTTATCATCATGAACAATATCATTTACAGCATGTATAAGTGCGTTAGCATTGTTATAAACATGTGATGTGTAACGTAAAGGAACGTCTTCATCATAAGTCTGATACTCGTAAGAACCAGTGCTGCTATGAATTTGGTTATAAAGATACTTAAGATAGCTACAGAAGTTGATCTTGATTTCTTCAAGTGTCACAACACAGTTACCAATACCAAGGTAACTATTAAAGATATAGTTATCCAATTCACCGGATACATAAGCCGGAGGAATTGTGTTACTGATATAGATGATTTCTAAGGTAGAATCCAAGTCAATGAAGATATTAGCTTGATTATTATTGATGTCTCTAAAGTTAGTGACATTCAATTGGTTATTTTTATCAATATAGAAGTTTGTTTCGATATTGAATTTATAGACCGGATTATTATTGATCTCGGTGAAGAGAGAACTTTCCAAGAAGAAACGACTATTATTCTTATCCGTAAAGACAAGATATGGTTTAACATTCGTTTCATTGATAGTGTTAACGTATTTCTTCAGATTAGCTAAGACATTCAGTGTGTAACCCTCGTTAGTCTTAGTGATACCTGTATTGGTTGTATTGACACCAACTCGACCTGTCGCATTAAACTCCTTAAAGCTAATACGCGGAACAGTGGGATTAGAAACCTCATAAGGTCTAAGTTGAGTTTCATTTGAAGATGTATCAAGAACATAATGATACATCGTTGAAAGATAAACATTGTTATTAACTTCGGTTGCCAATTGAATATCAGACAAGCTAGTTAATTGATTATATTCTTGTTCAGTTAACATTGACAGACCATCTGTCGTTAACTTAAAGATAGAACCTTCGGGAATAATCGTAACGCTAGAATTAACATCAACAACATTGTTACCATTATTCTTTAGGTTAGAAATAGTTGTCTTGAATTCAATAATGTCAAGATTGAACTTAGTGATAGGATAACGTGTGTTAGCCTTAGGAATATCTGTTTCAAGAAGGAAGACACGGTTAGTAACCACATCCACGTCTTTGATAAGTTTAAAGTTATTCTGAATGACAGAATACTCTTTTTGTTTATTTGTAATCGGGAGCTGACGATCACCGATACTGTTATTGATAACAGCTTCTTTGATTTGATCAAAGGTGAGATTATCTCGACCACCGACGATCTTATCTTTAATAAAGATAACCTTACTGATCAACTGAAGAGGTTCTGTTTGGTCATCTAGTTCTTCATCCGGGAACACAGGGTTGTATTCGCTAGAGAAGCTACCAATTACAAAGTCATTGAAGTTAACATTAATATAACCATTCGTGGTGTAAACCAAGAACTTAACCTTGGAATCAATCTGCCCGCTATTGACATAAACAGGTGGCACGTAGTATTCTACAGAGTTTTCATTCTGAAGAACTTTAACAATACATGTTGGTTTGTAAATATCGTAAACTTCGTCAGTATGTGTAATGAGCATCTCATTCCAAATACCATCCTTCATATAGAAGGCACGGAAGTAATAGAACTTTCTCTTCGGATTGAAAGTCATAGAACCCTTAAAGAGCTTAGACTTTTCAAGCGGAATTTCTACAGGTTCAATATCAACTTCAGGAAGTTTCAAATCAAACGTAATGTACGTCTCGTTTTGATTAACGCTATAGAAGTTAAAGTTAATGTAATTTGTTTCAACAGGAAAGATATTGTTGAAGTCTTGATTTTCAAACTTAACATCAACAACACCTGTTTCTGTCAACCGGATAATAATAGCTGAGGTAAGTGTAAAGATATACTTATCAACAGTTAATTTAAGATGACGAGGAAGCTTCAGAACGTATTCCTTTTGAACAGGATCGTACTTAGCCTTTGTTTTAAAATCATTAAACAGGATATTGAACTTCACAGTCCCGTATGAAGGTTCTGAGAAAATACCAAGATAGTCATAATCCGACATATGCATGTACAGATCTTTTTCTGTATTAGCAAGACGTGGATAAAGCTTACGAGTCAGAAGAGTATACTCCTGAATAGCAAATGCTGTATTAAGACAAGAGGTTTCAAGCAGATAAGTAAATGGATTCGAAGGATCTGTGATTTCAACCTTACCATCAAGCATGTCGGTAAGACGATTCAAAGATACATTTAAAATACCATTAGGATGATATTTGTACAGACTTAACTTATCAAGTTCATCTGCGATATTAAGTGTATTAGTGGGTGTTATATCAGGCATCTTTTTTTACTCCTTTAGCCGTCATAGGGTAGATCGTTAGACGGAAGTCCGTTCTTTTCAACCATGTTCTTAAAGTCTTTTTCATTAGACTGTTTAAATCTTCTTTCATCAACCCACCACTCAAGTTCATTTGTGACTAAGTTAATGTAGGGATATGCTCTATGATTAACACTAAAGAAACTATTACTAAAGACACTAGTGTCCATAGACATAGCTAAGAAATGTGGGATCTTAACATAGTTACAGCCAGGCACACGATAAACTGTCATACCATCGTCACGAGCTTTTTGACTATCACTAATACTGTCTTTAAGATCGTGCTTAAGAATATTTCGGATATCTGAATTAAAGATAGCCTGAGTCTTGTTAAATTCGAGTTTTAAGATATCTTCGAAAGCACAGAATCCCATGCTCTTAAACCGAATATTTATTTCTGTGTTTCTTGTATTAAAAGGTGTATCGACGTTAAAGTCAAATAGAGAACCAGTCGGAACGTTCATAGGAAAACTAGCACCAGTTGACCCAATGTACGTTACATAACGTTTCTGTTGATCAAGAACAAGACGATAAATACGAGTGTTATAGTCAATCTCGTTTTCAGTGATCATGTCGATATACGGATTAAGAATACCTTCAAAGACAAGAGTCTGGTATTTAATCCATATATAGAAGAAATAGATTAAGGGATTACCCTTTGTATTTTTAAATGTAACGTCCAAATCAAATGACTCGAAGTGGTTAGTTACACCATCAACCATGCTATGTTCTTCACCAAACTGTCCAGCTTCACTAGTGTAAGTAGGAGCAGTAAGATCAGGCCACCCAGATAAAGACTGAATATTATTTGTCAAGATAGGAATAAATGCATTATTCTTATCAGCAAAAGGACAGATTAATTGACCAACATGTTGTAGTCTAGGATCAAGCATCAAACGTGTGAATGCCTGATAACTTGTCATGTTGTCTGTTAATAAATTATAAAAACCCCTATAGTTTGTGATATTCATTCGAGTCAGATTTAACTGAGGTCTCGTAAAGAATGTGAAACCATACATATCTTTAGCACGAGGAACAGGGTTTCCTGTCTGTCTAAAGTTAACACCGTACATGTTATTGCCAATAGCTTTGCTTACGCTACCAACTGGCATGTTTTCTAACATTTGATCAACAGAGGAATTAAATACAACCTCTTGACCAGAAGAGGAACTATCTGCCATGATTAAGCCTTAAAATAGTTTGAATTTCACCCGATTTAACTTGTATTAATTTAGTACTCATTGAAACATTGGAGAATAAAAAATGGCAAATGCTAATGGTGAACCGACATTCCTGGAGATGCTAAGGAATGTGGTTGTAACCTATAAAGGTACGGTGGGTGATCCGGTCTCTTTAGCCGATATTTCAAAGATCGCTAGAGTTGAACCGATCACACTTATCTCGTCAAACCTGACAGGTACAAAAGAACTTTATAACATTCTTCATGGTGTTTTAAATATCTATGCCGCTTTCTATCTGCAAGCTGTGCATATTCTTTCGGCACAATTGTCAGACGTTCGTATTTTAAAGATCTTGGATAAAACTAATCCAGATCGTGATATGAAAACATTATTGACTTCTGGTTATACAGCCTATGAGAGTCTTAATGTGAAAACACTGTCTCTTGAAAATTGTAAATATAAGCTTCCAATGCTTGGTTCAGAAAAGCCTTCATTTGTTATGGAATCTATTTTTGATGAAGATTCTACCAATTCACTTGGTAATTCTACACAGAAATTGGAAACCTTCGAAAAGCTTGGATCAGCTGTTGGTAAAGTTATGGAAGTTAAGTTTACTGTTCGTGGTAATGACAGTAAGGCTTCTGATGAAATTACTATTCCTGTTGTTGTTAAACTCGACAACATGGTTATTCCGGCCGATGTGATTGATCAAATCCTGACAGCTAATTCTGATGAGATTACACTTGGTAGCCGTTTTAAGGACGCTATTTCTGGTCGTATCGGTTTTATTAAAGATTTCATCTTGTGTTCTGATCTGATTAAGACTCAGAAGAAGACAATGATCAAAGACCCCACTGGTTACTATAACCAGTTGATGAAACGTATTAATAACTCCCGTATGTATTCTGCTTTGAGCGGTAACATCTCGTTGGCAGGCGTTTCTAGTATCGTGGTTATCTCTGAAGAAGATGAATCATACATCCAGAAACAAATTGGTGGTAAATTAACCAATGAACATACCCGTGAAATTATCTTCAATAACACATCTGCGATGATGATCGTTGTTGTTGATAAGGAATGGGAACGTGTAAGTATTTATGTTAAGGATATCGATGGCTTTAGCCAGAACTCCTTTGACGCATTCAAGTCTATGAGCGATAAGGGTAATAACAATATCGCTGATATCATCAAAGCGTTTTCTCTGAATAACGCACCAAGCTTTTAATAGGAGAACGTTATGCAATTAAATATCGCAGGCTTCGTAAAGAAACTGCTTCCCTCTTTCTCTAAATCTGATATTGAAACAGATATGGAGATTTCTCTTGAAGCAATCTCTACTGTTAATGATATCTACACTTCTCTTGAAGAAGCTTACCGTGTAGCTCCGCCTGCTAGTGACGAAGCTACAAAAGTTATTAAAGAATTTTATAAAGAAATTGGTCAAGTTAAACATAAGGTTAAGCTTTCTCCAAATAAAAATATCGCTTCAGACATTCTTATTCTGTTTAAGAACATCAAGACCAACGGTGATTACTTGTTTAAGGAAATCAGCGACGCGATCAATGATGTTGTTATCAGTCAAGCTTTAACAGCTTATAAGGCTAATCTGCTTCGTGCGGTTGGTCATTATTATTTCATGACTAAGTTTGCTCTTGATCTTGCTAACTTTTTCTATGTCATAGAAGCAGAAAATGGCGACCATGGCTTGAATAAAGAATATAAGCTCAACAAGAAGCAAAAAGAATTTATCACTAAGAACATCTGGATTTTTGCTCGTATGGTTGCACTGTACGGTGAATCCCACGAAGTCTTTACAGATCGATTGAAGGATATCACTGAGGTCATGCTTCCTAAGGAAGAAGTTGACAACGTAGTTGATATCTACAATGCTGAAAAGATTGATATGTTCAACAATCTTCCGAATGAGTTTATTGGTTCACCTATTTATTCTGTTCGTTTGATCTTCGCTCAGTGGGAAGCTGATCGCTACCGTGAATTGAAAGACAAGAAGAAGCTGCTTGAACTGCGTTATCTTCATATGAAACTCATGAAGGAACAAGGTCAATCAGATCTGAACATGGAAAAGGAGATTGAACACCTCCAGAAACGTATTACAGATATTGATTACAAGCTTGCTAAGATTGAAGAAAGCGTAGAGTAAACTATAAGAGACTGAGTCTTCGGACTCAGTCTCTTATTAATTCTTATCTCTGTCCCTAATTTTTTGATATTTTACACTTAGGAATTGACATGAATGAATTCATAGTAGCTGCTTCGGGTTTCATGATCCCGGCAAATAACTATTTCAAGCCTTTCCAGCCCGAAGATACTGTCTCTGATTCTATCTTTAATCGTTCTATCGTTGCTTCGAACGACGCTACGCTGGTTGAGTTTTATAAGAATAAGAATGTTTATCGTTCTGACACTATTAACAGACTGTTGGATAGTTATCATGATTGCCCAACGTTTGAAAATTATATTGCTTTAGTCAATGTTGCTATTGAAATTTTTAAAGAAATTGATTTTTCTTCTTTCTTTAAACTTCAAGCAACTAATACGACTTTGTCAAATATCTCTCGTAAATTCTGTCTTGATTGTATCAATGGCAAGTTCTTTACGAACTATCGTGACTACGCTATTGTTCCGTTCAATATTCGTTTTGTTCATAACAATGCGCTGACAACAGACAAAGTTATTGAAAATCTTCGTGAGTTTGAAAAGCAAACTTATTATGTCAATAACTGGGAAACATTCTTGACTGAACTGTCAGAAACTAATCGTGATACATTTATCACGTTCTTCAAGTACATTTTCGCAGATTACTATTAAGAGGTTACCATGGCAAAGTTATTTGCGCTTGAAGAAGAAGGTAAGAAAGTAGATACTGAAGCCAATGATCTTCTCATTGACAAGGTGTTGAAATTAGCGGAAAAGAATAAAGACCCTGTGTCTCTTACCGCTGACATTATTAAACAACGCCAAGAGCTAAAGACAGAGATTCAAGATCGTCTGGATGCTGAACCTGAGAATCCTGATGAAGATGGTTCTGGAGGCGATAGCGATGGCCAAGGTGAAGAAAACAAAGAAAATGGTGAAGGTGGTTCCGGAGAAGATAACTCGGGAAACTCTGATAGCGACAACACTAATGACAAAGGTGATGAAAACCTTTCGTCGCAAGCTGATGACAAAGATTCACTTAAATCAGTAATTGGGTCAGGTATGTCCAATGATGAAGGTGAAGACGATGGTGAAAAGTCTGCTCAGGAATCACTTAAACTTTCTGGTAAAAAAGTAACCTTGTCAAATGTCTTTAATCCGTTGAAAAGGTCTTATGACAAGTATATGGTGTCGATGGAATCATTCAATATTGCACAGCGTATAGCTATCGAAGAACAACCGATTGTCTATGTTAAAGAATCTGTACTTGAAGCATTGAACAATCTTGTCACGATTGCGAACAACTATATCGGTAAGAATAAAACTTTTATCGATAGCAATGCTGAATCCATTAAAAATATCAATGAACGTCTTACAGTTCTAAGACAGTTTATTGAAAACCGTAAGTATCACTTCACTCACAATCTAGTTAATGACCAGAAACTCTTAGCAGAGATCTCTGTTCTTGACAAATCCGATCCGAGAGAGACGTGCAAACTTCTGGTTAATTATATTGAAAATTCTAATAAGTTCGTTAATTATGTGCTTAATAACGACTTTAATTCTATTGGTTCAGCATTAAGCAATGCGAATTTTGTTTCGGAAGAAGATGACTTTGCTTACAAGGCAATGTTACCAGGATTCAATATGATTCGAGCACACCTCGATCAGTATGAAAACTATCTCAAGGCTAATATTGAGAACTTCCACTATTATCAACTTAAGACATTCAAGACTGAATATCTATACAATCTTGATGCAGTAGGCATCACTGAAGATAAAGAATTAGATTTTTTGATGACAAACTTGGATAAGATGTTGATTGATCTAAGTATGTCCGTTGATAATTTCAACGTCGTAAACTCTAACCTTAATAAATTAATAGATGAGATCAAGGTCTTCATCTATGACGTAGAACAGGATAAATATTCCAACTTAGCGGAACTCGACATTGACTCCAAGGTCAAAGACTTCATTAAGTTTAAACTAGTTTCTGAAGCATATTACAGTAATGTTACCATGCTTATGAGCTATATTCTTAACCTCGATACCATTATCAATAAGTGTATCGAACTCAAGTCCTAGTAATATACTAGAAATAATGTGGTTAAAATACTAACCACACGTGTGATTAACTTTTTTTAAATTGAGGTAAAGAAAATGGCAAAACTTTTTGCTCTGGAAGAAGCCGAACTGGAAGGTACTGAAGTTGAACTGGAAGCTGCACCGGAAGTTGGTGAAGTTGCTGACGTTCAAGTTGAAGTCGAAGCCGATGCCGGTGAAATGACTGAAGTTGCTGCTGGCGTTGAAGAAGGTATGGGCGCTGCTGACCAACTGGAACAAGTTGAAGAAGTTGTTGAACAAGCTGCTGAAGGCGAAGGCCTTGATCCGGTTGCTGCTGAAGCCATCAAGATCGCTGTCGAAGCCATCTGCGCTCGTATCGGTGCTAACCCGAAGGCTGTGTACTCCCTGTACGCTACCGAAAACTTCGCTTCTGCTTCCTCGCGTAAGGCTAACACCAAGTACGCTCTGGAAGGTCTGGGTGAATTCCTGAAGAACCTGTGGGAAAAGATCAAGTCTGCTCTTTCCTCACTGTGGGAAAAGGTTAAGGCTTTCTGGAACAAGCACGTCTCTTCACTGGGTCGTATGCTGAAGGCTCTGGAATCCATGAAGGACAAGGTTTCGCAGACCAAGGGTTCTGGTACTTACGAGCCGATCGAAGTTCCTGGTAACCTGCGTTCTGTGTTCCCGGTCAAGGGTGCTAACCTGGGCGTTGACGAACTGAAGACCTTCGTTGACACCGTGTCCAAGGCTGAAGCCGCTATCAGTGGTTTCCGTATGCTGCAAGACATCGCTCAAGTTGCTAGCCTGAACGACGTTATCAAGGCTGCTCAAGCTGCCAAGAGCGGTATCGTTGTTGAGATGGGTTCGGAAACTGCTCCTCTGCCGGGTGGTGCTTACTTCAAGTGGACGTTCAAGCTTGAAGAAGAACAAGATGACGGCGTTACCGTTATCAACCTGGAAGTTGAAGAAGACCATGGTAAGTTCAGCGATGGCCGTAAGGACACCCAGCTTGATATCGCCAACAAGGAAACCCTGAAGAACCTGATCGCCGGTTGTATCACTGTCACCAAGGCCATGATCAAGTATCGTGACAAGGTTGAGCAGCGTGCTAAGGCTGTCACCAACTCCTTCAAGGCTATCGACAAGGAAATCCAGGCCAAGCAAGGCGCTGACGCTAAGTCTGCCAAGACCGCCGTTCGTTCCTTCAACATGGTTCTGACCAAGGGTCCGATGCTGGAAACCAAGGTTCTGAGCGCTAACATGGCTCTGGTCAAGGGTATCCTGGCCTACACCGCCGTTTGCATCAAGAACTACAAGTCGTAATTTGACTCGTTAAAAAATACTGCCAGGGAGAAATCCTTGGCAGTATTTTTATTTGTTTTTGACGCTATAGTAGTTACATATATAATAATTGCATCATCTGTAGTTTATTTAACAGAAGGAGAAACAAATGAAAACTACCTTTGCAGATGGCCTTATCAAGTCTTTGAATAAAGCCAAAGAAGAAGCTTCTTCCCGTGAAGCTGAAAATCAACAAACCGATAAACATGAATTTATGTCGTCGGTTGTAACTGTTGTTGGTGAAGCACTGACGGCTTTTCTTGAAAAACTGTCAGGTAAAAAAGATATCGTTATTATTGAAAATAATAATAGCTGATATTTTAAAAAGAACAGGTCACTACGACTGTTCTTTTTTTGTCTTTGAAATTTTTACAGTTACATATATAATAAGTGGTTAAATATTAAGCTCTTAATTGAGCAAGGAGAAAATCATGTCTGCATATCAAATCGTTAATGGCGTTCCGCGTCCTATCGCTACCCCTCTTCAAAAGGTTGATTGGCAAAAGCACAGTGAGATGATTGCTGCTACGCCACGCGGTCGCCTTGAAAAGCTTGGCTTTACTTCCAAACAAGCTTTTATTCTCGAACTCTCATCTGGTTGGGAAACTATCGAGAAAGTTCTTAACAATGGTGGTGGTAAAGATGAAGTTATCTCTGCTGCTGCGCAATACGGTATCAAGTTTTAAGGAGAGAAACATGTTTGAACAAAATGATTCGATTCTTACCAATCTGAAAGCTGGACTGGATAAGAACCAAGGTTCTGTAGAAACTGTGTCTGTCGATGAATTTCTTACAGGATTTGGTCAACTCGGTTGGGCTTGTGAAGTTTGTGGTATCAAGCTTGAAGATGAGCTGGGTGAAGTCAAGATCTTCAACTCTCTTGTCACTCGTCTTAAGATGCATGGTGTGCTTATTATGACCATGGTCTTTCCTGACGGTGACAAGTATGAAACTGTTACTCGTTACAATGAAGCTCAGCAAAAGGTTCATACCTTTGCTTACAAGCTGTAACAAAGAGAAGCCCTGATGTTTAGGGCTTTCTTTTTTTTTTTATTTTATTAAACATTCTTTAGTTATAGGGGGGATTTATGAATATTAGAACAGATATAATATGCAGTGAATCTAATATTGATTTAAAGGATAAGATAGCTATGGGCGAAAATTCAACGCCATTACCTTCTGCTGATAATCAATCTACAGAAATAATCAGTGAAAAAACAATAGCTGATTTGTTTGTAAAATCTGTATTAATGGATAATGGATCTGGTAATCTTATTCATTCAGCTACTGTGTGTACAGGTCCTAAAGATTTTGATGTCTCGGCGGTTCTAACTACTGTTGCAGCTTTAGCTGATTACTGCTATGAGTCTCAAGTGCTAGGAAGAGAATGGGTTATACCTAACTCTACAATACAACAAGAAATTCTTTCGGGTAATGAACCAAGTTATATTCATACCCATTGTAGTTTAAAGACACCTGATACAACTATCTTGGTGCTTTGTGAAGTAAGAAAAGACTACTGGAGCGATGGTAGCTATAGAATCAAATATCACCCTTTAACTTATTCTCAATTGAAAAGGATGCCGGAATGAAACAATATCTCGAACTTGCTGATCGTATTCTACAAACAGGTAATCGTCGCGGTGATCGTACAGGTACTGGTACAATTAGTATCTTTGGTCCGCAAATGCGTTTTGATCTTAGCAAGGGATTTCCTTTGCTTACATCGAAGAAGATGTTTACTCGTGGTATCATTGAAGAACTACTTTGGTTTCTGAACGGTGATACCAATAACAATATTCTTGTTGAAAAGAATGTCCACATTTGGGATGAATGGGCGGCTGAGAATGGTGACCTTGGTCCTGTGTATGGTAAGCAGTGGCGTTGTTGGGAAGGCAAAGTCATTGGTATGTCTGATGTCACGCCGACTACACGTGACGCTGATCAGATGCATTTCACCGGAACTCCTGTTCGGCAGAAACATGATCAGATTTCTGATCTGATCACTGGTTTGAAAAAGAAACCATTTTCTCGCCGTCATATCGTATCTGCATGGAATGTGGAAGATCTTCCTGATGAATCTATTTCTCCACAAGAAAACGTTAAGCAAGGTAAAATGGCATTGGCCCCTTGTCACTGTCTTTTCCAGTTCTATGTTCGTGAAATGACTTTTGAAGAACGTTGTATTGTTCTTGTAGATCGTTATCCTGATTATATCGAACCAGCTAACAAATCTTCTATGGACGATGAGATCGAAGAGATCTTTACTCGTCTGAATATTCCTAAGTTTAAACTGGACTGTCAGCTGTATCAACGATCTGCTGACTACATTCTGGGTGTTCCGTTTAATATTGCATCCTATGCATTGTTTACGATGATGGTTGCTCAGTGTGTGAATATGATTCCTGGTGAATTCATTCATACTTTTGGTGACTGCCATATCTATAATAATCACATCGCAAAGTTTATTGAAGAGCAATCTGTCAATGAACCTTATGATTTGCCGGTAATGAAAATCAACCCGAATAAGACTGACATCTTTAGTTTTACTATTGATGACTTTACTCTGGTTGGTTATCAATCACATCAGAAAATCGATTATCCAATTTCTGTGTAATAAATAGACAGTAGGAGGGAAACCTCCTACTGTTTTAATTTTGTGATTAGTTATCGAGATAACGTTATGTCCAACACACATGTTTTAGCTATTTTAGCTGAAGAAGAGTTAGAAGTAAATCATATTCAAAACGAAGTTATTGAACGACACGATGCTACAGCCGACGCATTAGCTACTAGTGTATTTGCAGATAATATCCAAAGTGTGGTTTCAGATATCCCTAACGCTGAACCTATTTCACATATCACACTACAATCTATTCAGTTAGCGATTGAATCTATCTGTCAGAACCTCGGTGCCGACTCAACTAAGTATTTCTCTATCTCTGCAGAATCTTACTCTAAACAAGTAGTATTGGAAGATATGAGACTATTTGTTAATGATCTGTGGTCGAAGATTAAAAAATCCATAGAAGAACTTTGGAATAAGATAGGCGAATTTTGGAATGATAACTTTGCCTCTCTGAATAAAATTAAAGCTGCTTTAGAACATGCTTTAGAAGAAGTCAACTCAAAATACAAAAATTCATCCCAAGTTGTTTCAGATAAAATGGATGAACATATTCTTTTAAACTTTAATAATGGCGAAGATATTAATGATCGAACATTGATTAACTTTATCTCTGCGCATTATAATAACTTTAATACAATCGATAGTCTTATTAAAAATACAAAGTACTTTAACAAGCATGTTAAAGATATTAATCAGAGTGATTTTGAATCAGGTGTTCAGGATGTTTTAGGGCATATCTGTAAAGAGTTCACTACTCACACATTTAAACTTGGTACAGAACGTTCACCAATGATCTCTGGTGAATATATCGACATTGATTATGTCATGGATGATGGTACTGATATTCAGTTTAATGCAGAAACAAATAAAATTGATTACGATGATAATCGTAGAATCTATCTTGTCACAGCTTCTCATCTTAAGACCGTGATTATGAAAGCTCTTGACATCATTAAACAAACAATGCATTATAAAGAAACACAACATCAGTTACAAACAGAATTTAATAATGTAACCAAGACTTATGACAGCCATATGCAAAATAACGGACTTGTTATTGACTTTGATGATATAAGTCAGAATAAGACTAAATTAATGGTTAATTATAAAACCACACTTAGACTAATATATCGAATAAATAGCAGTATTCCTAAACTACTTGGAACAATGATTGTTTCGAATGTTAAGCTTGCAAGATCAATTGCATCTTATTCTCATTTTTGTTTAACTCATAGCTAATATACAGCAGTAGGGAGAAATCCCTACTGTTTAATTTTTTGATTATTTTTGAGGAATTTAAAATGTCAATTGAACATAACGAAATTTCGTTTGAAGAACTAATTCTGGACAATGAGTTTACAGACTTTAAAGTTGAAAACAATCTGGACACATTTGAAACAGCATTAGAGCAATTGGAAACACTTTTCCAAATTCAACAACAAATTCAAACAAGCAGTGACATCAGCGCAGAATCAATGCAGCTTCTTGTTAGTTCTGTATATCGTGGTCTTGGTGTTCCTAAGAAAGACACTGAGTATGTATTAGAAGCATTTAAGTCTAACAATAAAGAAGTTGCTATGGAAGGTATTAGCGATATTGTTGGTAAGATGACTCTTAAAATTCAAACTCTGGTTAATGGTACATTTGGATTCTTGGAAAATACATGGAATAAAAATATTCGTGGATTCCGTTTTGTTAAGAAAAGAATTTCTCAATTGGATGAAGTTGTTCGTTCAATGGGGTCAAGTAGTAATGAAGCCCAGATAACAAATTCTATCAGCAATTCTTTCCGTGTGCCTTATAATAAGAACACATTGAAACCCGAAGATGTTTTGCATATTCTTCAGAATCATTCAAAAGTGGCTGATGCTCTTTTCTCTGCAAGAGATAGTATTGTCAAAATTTCTGAATCTGACATTAAGGCAATGACTTATGTTATTGCCAAAGCTAAGGCAGAAGATAAACAAACAAAGGTTAAATCTGAAATTGATTCAGCTATTAATAACCTTATGAAACTTATGAATGTTTCTAAAACTGGTTTGAATATTGATTTAGCTGAAGGTAAGTCTATTGAAGTCGAACTAGATGAAGCACATATGAAGACTTATAGTTTTAGTAAGGGAAGTATTAATGTTAAAATTGTTGATGGTAAAAATGCATCTGAACCTGGGCTGATGAAAACAGCCAATAAGTCTGATGCAACAAAGATTTTGAAAGAGTTAAATAACTTAGTCACCTTGATGGAAAATAGGACAGATACCTTATTCCATACAGCTGATTATCTCATGTCTACAATTAAGGGCACATTGGTTCACATTGGCGCTTGGGTTGCTGGCATGGTTTCAGCTGCTATTGGTTTTGGTTTTGGATTAGCTTTAGGTTGGATCATTTCTATCTACGCATTTTACTATGCATTGATTTGTGCCATTATTGCTTTTGTTAAATTGTTTTCGACTAAATTTACAAACATAACATACCGTGCTATGGATGCCGGTGTTGAATATATCAATCGTTCTGTAAGATTCGCTTAATAAGAGAAACAGTAGGGATTTCTCCCTACTGTTCTTTTTTATTTTTTTATTCAATTTTTTGACTTTTCCAGTAAGGATTTCCAAATGAAACTTTTTGACCAGGTTAAAGAACCTAAACCCAAAATGGGTGATGTGGTTCAGTATGCCACAGAAGACGAAACAACTGATATTGAATCTGCGTCTATTGATCAGCAGGTTGCTGAATTCAATAACCATGTCAAGGCTTTTAATAGTCTTAATGTGATTGACGAACAGATCGCTAACGAAAACTATAACTTCATTGATAAAGGTAATTATATCCTTTACAATGAATATATTAAGTCTGTCACATCAAATCTAAATATGAAATATGTTCCTGTTATTTCTCAGGAAACTATAAATACTCTTCCGACAACTGCATTGAACCACCACATCGCGCTTGAAGGTTTTATCGGAGATATGTGGAATAAGATCAAGGAAATTTTCTCTAAGATCTATAACACTATTAAAGAATTCTTCAAGAAGTATTTTACACGCCTTGGTCGTGTTAAGAATAAGATTGCTAACCTTATCGAGGTTATTGGTGAAACAAACAAAGATATCGCTAAATCTCGCCTTGACAAAGTTCCTGGTGGTTTAGCTAGTAAGTTTCCTGTTAGCGGTGAAATTGATATCAATGTTATTTCTGAAGCAGTTCTTTCTGTTGAAACTTTGTTAGCTTCTTTTGGTGAAGTTAATAAGAAGGCAGAAGCATTTGCTAATAAAGATGTTCTTGATAAAGATTTTGTAGCTAATATTTCTAAGCTTCGTGAAAGCATTGATTCTAACAATGCTAAGATGTCTGAAAATAATGATAAGAAGGGTTCTTATACTGATTTTAATGGTAAGTCAATTAGACAAACCATGAAAGAAAATAGTGCCCTTAATAAGGAAAATAGTTCTTTAGAAAAAGAAGCTAAAGACAGTGCAAATAAAATTGCTGACAGTAAAGAAACTATCAGTAAAATAACTGCTGGTGAATCTGACGATGAAACAGAAGATAAGAAGGGTGAAGAAGCCCGTCGTGAATTTGAAAGTTTCATTAAATCTTTAGCTGATGTTCTTAATAAAGTCAAAGGCAAAACCTTAGTCAAAGGAAAGATCATTAAGGAAGTTAAGGTCAATCCTGAATCAGGTATCGAAATTGAGACTGACGAAGAAAAAGAAACACCTAATGGTATTATCCTTGAAGATAAAGCAACATTGCTCAAACTTCTCAAGTCAGTCTTAGAAAATATTACTGAAGCTGAAAAGCTTTCTACTGTTTATGGTAAGATTAATGATAAGATTATGGATAACCTGAATAAGGTTGATAAAATTATCAATGATATTAATAAAGTTCCTGAAGAGAATTTAGGTAAATATAAGAAAGTGTTGAATAATAAAGTCAAGAAACGCCTTAACATGGCTAAGACTTTCTTCAACAATTACAACAAAATCTGCAAGAACGTTTTAGAAATGGCACTTGATTCAGCTGACGGTGTTGTTGACTACAGTGTCTTGTCTCTGAAACATTTTGGTTAAGAGGTTAATATGGCAAAGTTATTCGCAAGTGAAGAACTAGATATAGAGCAGCCTTCAGCTCCCGAAAAGCTTATTGAAGCAAAGATTGAAAACAGTGATATTCCTGATATCGTTGAATTTCATGAAGATGCTATTCAGGTAGCTGTGGAAGGTGTTGCAAGAGCTTCTAACGAGCTTTATATCCTTAGGGATGTCAAGGCATCAATTGAATCTAAAAAGCTCTCTAGCGTTGAATACTTCACGTCTATGGAGAATTATTCATTATACATGAAGAGTGTTGCTAACAATCTTGGTGTAAGAGCTAAAATTCCTTCTATGGAAGATTTCAAGAATCCTTATGGTGTTGAAACTTCACATAAGATCGCCATGGAAGGTTTTATGGAATTCATGCGGTCTATTTGGGAAAAGATTAAATCCTTCTTTAAGGACTTCTTTAAACGTGTTATGCTTTTCTTTAAGAGATTAGTTAATGCTAATCTTCAGATGGAAGAGTATGAAATGTATATCGAAGACTTAATGCATAAAGTTAAGCGTAGCGATAAAAATTCAGTTACACAAATTAAGGTTGACTCTAAGCTCCCGAGCTTGTTAGGCACACCTGATATTGAAACGATGAGATCTGATTATCTGATTACTAAAGGTAAACAGAAGCTTTCTAATCTTTCAACATTTATTAAAGTCTTTACTGGTGAAATTGATAAAAACTTTCATCCTGGTTTTACTGCCGAGATGAACAGTCTTATTTCTAAGCTTAAAGACAAGAGTGTTGTTTTAACAGCGTCTGATGTTGATAATATCAGACATAGACTTGCTGACACTTTCCAAACTTTATTTACAAATTCTGTTCATTTTAACAATCTGCCTGATGATGTTCAGAATGACATTATGAATGCTTTTGATTCTTCAGAAATCAAGGGTTCTTCTTTCTTCAGCGCGATCCCGGATAAAAATCCGAATCAAATGCTTCCCAGAGATTTTAATATTTATCACGTTAAGTGTGATTTTGCTGTTAGTGAAACATCCAATTCATCTAAGGTGCTTATTACATCTAACTCAGAAAGAAATAATATCACAGAGAATAATCTTGAAACAATTAGTTCTCGTGAAAATCTCTTGCGTCTTTATGATTTCTATAAAGACTTTAGTAAAACAGTAAAAATTGAACAAGTTCAGAAAACTGTTGAAAAGTTTGACAAAGAAATTGACAGACTGACAACTACTATTCGTGATCCTTTTACAATTGCTACTGAAAATGTAATGCCAACGGAAGACGATCCTTTCCCAGTTACGGCTACAGATGAAGATGAATCTTCCAGCACTATTTCAGCTAGTCAGGCTAATGATATGTTGGGTGCCGCTGGATTTACCAGAAGACCTAATTTAGATGAACCTGAATTAGATTTTGGTAATAGTGGAAATAACGATAAGCCGACTAGACATAGCAAAGAAGTTATTGATAAACTTGAAGATCTGCATAAATTTATTATTAACTATCTTAATGTTATCCAGGTTCTCTTGAAAGAAGTTTCAGTTGGACTGATGGGTATTCATCAAGAATGTCGATATGAGATGATTAAGTATCTCTATAAGTGTGCCAAGCAATTCTAATAGAAGATGTCCGGAGGGAAACCTCCGGACATTTTTTGACCTATAAGAAGGAATTCCAAATGCCTACAGTTTCCTTAACCCTAGAGGATACAAACCGTACTATCTTGAATGAAGCTTATTTTAAGATTATCGGTGATATCGTCGAAGCAACAAAAATCCCACATACAGCTGTTATTGCTGTGCATAAGGATATTGACTATACACTCACTGATAACAAAACAAATGAAACAGGAGTTGAGAAGAAGAATCTTCCTTCAACTGCGTCATTAAGACGTATCAGTGCAAACATTATAGAAGAGTATAATGAAGATGAACTGACCACAACAGCTGTTCATCAAGTTAACGCTTTCCCTATTTTTGAAGATAGACAAATTGATGTCTTTGTTTTCCCTATTTATGTTAAATCTGATATAACGATTGAGTTCAGTTACTTCACTCCTTCTAAAACAGAAGCTAACAGAATAAGAGATGATATCCGTATTCGTTTATCCCAAACCAGAAACATTGGTATCCATGATATCCAGTACGATATTCTTCTTCCTGATATCGTTGAAGAATTTATTGCAGATGTACATACACTAAAGAACAGACTTGTTCCTCAGTCTCTTGAGGAATATTTCAGAGAGCATTCTACGAAGCGCATGCATCTGATTACAGACATGGCTAACAAGGAAAATGCAAAGATCGCAATTTTTGAAAAACAAGTTCGTATACTTGGTCTTTTTGATTTTAGTAGCATGCCTGAGAAGGTTGATGCTGATAATGAAAACTCCAACTATAAAGTAAGTTTCAGTTATAAATTATCTTTCGATGTTCCTAGAGCTATAGGTATCCGTTATCCTGTCATGATCTGTAATAAGCTTTTACCTGCTAAGTATGTACAGTTCATTGAAGATGCTAAGGTTAATTCTATTGAAGAAAGAAAGCGTAACTTAAGTTATACACAGAGCCTTCATGCTTTAAGTCATTTTGAAGCTCATCGTCAATTAGAAAATAGAGTCGATATTAACTACCCTATTAATGTTCCTGCGTTCGACGATTTTAATCTTCGTCAAGCTCATAAAGGTTATGTTATTCTTGCATCATTCTTAACTGAAGTCGATGAAACAGATAAGAAGACATTACTAAATCTAAAAGAAATTGACCCATTTTATATTCCTGATATTCTATTAAATTATATTAGTGATGGTGAACATGAATTTATTAAACATCCTTATATGTCGTTCATTTATGTTGGACTACATCAGGATGGTGCTTTATTTGATGCTTACGGTGAAATAGATCAAAACTTAACTATTAAATCTGTTAATGAATTAAGTTTGTTTAAACCAGTTAGAGTTACATTAAGCATTATTGTCGATATAACAATGCTTGATAAACGCGCCTTAGATCGTTTACTTAATAATAAACCTGTTCTATTTTTATTTATTAAAGAATGGATGAATGCGTTTGATAACTTTAAAACAGAATTTAGTAGAATATTCGATACAATGAATGATCTTTTTAGAGTCTTTATTCACATCCTTAACCATTACAGAATGATAGATGATGATAATTCTCTTAAAGATTTTCTATTGGTAGTAAAAACTAATCCTTATATCTACACTCAGTTATTTGATATTTTGTTTAATATGTTCCCTGAACTATTTAACTATATTAGTCAACGTGGATTCATAGAAGATTCAAAACAAAACTTTAGATCTACTTACAACTATAATGACGTTGAAGGTGTTATGAAGTCAGTTATGAATACTCATGTTATAGCTTTAAGACAGGACAAGTGATCATGTCTGTTGAGCTTAAAGATCTTATAAAGCTTAATGAAGTAATGGATAAAATGGAAGAACAAATGCTAAATACTCTTGAACTAATTAAAGAAACTAGGTTTAAGAATAATCAATTAATCGAACACTTTAGTTCTGACACAAATGTAGTTTGTTGTGACTTCCATCACCATAGACTCATTAAAAATTAACTAGTTTACATAATAGATTGGAAAAGGAGGTTTGGCTGAGCGGTTGAAAGCACCTCCAATAGAATACTAATTAATGACATATATATTAATTGTCGCAATACAGTTAGTATCATTATGTCGAAAGAAACAGATATACCATTTGACAAAGAAAAGCTGAAGAAGCTATATGGATGCAAAAACATCTTAGGTCCTTATGAAAGTAAGGATGGTAGGAAAAGATGCGTCATCTATTTTGAAAAAGGTAACACTCCGTCTAAAGCTCTATCAAGAGTAATGATGGAAGATAAACTTGATCGTTTATTAACTCCTGATGAAGAAGTAGATCATAAGGACGATGATAAAACCAACGATGATATTAATAATCTTCAGGTTCTTACATCTGAGGAAAACAAAAAGAAATATGAGTTGAAGCAGTTTGAAGAATTGCTTAACTATCATATATTACCTTGTTCTTACTGTAATGAATTGTTTTATCTTTCAGACAGTGAGTATAAAGACAGAATAAAAGTTACAGATGATTTATGCTGTAGCAGATCTTGTAGATCCAAATACAATGCTGCAAATCAATATGGACAGCATGGAACTAAATATAAAGATTAAAGGAGGTGTGGCAGAGCGATCGATTGCACTGGTCTTGAAAACCAGCAAGGGGAAACCCTTCGTGAGTTTGAATCTCACCGCCTCCGCCAAACATTTGTAGTACTCTGGACTGGTTGGGGAGCGGTCAAACCCATCAGACTGTAAATCTGACGCCTCGTGCTTCGCATGTTCGAATCATGCCCGGTCCACCACAACTAAAAGAGTATAGACAGAGGTTAACCTCTGTCTATACTTTTTCATCTTTCACCACCAAGGAGAATAAAATGACTCACCCTACAGCTCATATTGATGCTGAATATGTGGACGACAGTGCCAAGATCTATTTACTGAATGACTATATCCGTAACAAAACTAATCGTGATATGTATGGTTCACCTGAAAATTCAGAACCTATGAATGCATTCTTCGATCAACATAAGAATATGTACCATACGTTGTATCGTCGTAGTGATAAGATATTCCATATGACGCTTTATATTTTGTTGAGTATTCACTTCTCTATCGACAAAGAGAAGATTGAAGAAGCTCTGCTTAATGGTGATATCCTTAAGTTTGCTTATGAAGCAATCGAAGATACCGACCATGTGAAAGAACTTATGTCCAATGCTAAGTCTATTCATGTTACGGTTAATCCTAACACTGATGAAGCTTATATCAACCCTATTCACTAATGCAAGTTAAATTTGAGGCGTTTACCATTTATTCCAGCAATGGTAAACGCCATGTCATCAATGCCACTTCCTTTCAAGGTGCCTGTGATGCATTAGGTTTGAAGGAATATACTTTCGGGTTTAAAGGTAATAATGATGACTATGTCTGGGATAATGAAAACTGTAACTGGAAACTGAAAGAAAAAAATGACACCAATTAACCATCTGACTGTTTGTACATCTGAAGAAGCTGGTGAAGTTGCTGAACTAGCTTTTGAACTTGGTAAGGTATCTCTTAAGCTTTCGAAAGATCTTCACAAAGCTCTTCGTTTTGGCTTTACTGATGTTGATCCTGCAACTGGATTGACTAAGATCGAGATGCTTGTTAATGAGCTAATTGATCTGAAAGCTTGTGTTGAACTTCTTCAAGAAGCCGGTGTTCCTCTTTTCGGAATTGACAATCGTGACAAGATTGAAGCCAAGAAGAGAAAAGTTCTGAAGTATATGGAAGTTGCTAAAGAACTTGGTACAGTTACACAGGCAGTTATTCCTATCACTGAACCAAAGACAAACTTTTTTGAATATCCAACTCTTGTTGAAAAAGATAGAGTAATAGAGTGTTTGACAACTATTTATAATCCTATTAGACAAAAAGAATTTGCTCAACAGTTGTTTGATTACACTGTTGAAAAGATTAAAACTCAGGCGATGCCTAATGGTGTATCGCCGCAATTAACAGAACAATTTTCTATTGAACTTACCCATTTTAAGAACGATGTAATTAAATCACTTATTACTGGGCATAAGTATAATACTGAACAAAATAAAAATTTCTTATCTATGGTAGATGTTCAGATAGTGCCTGAACAAACCTCGCTTACTATTCAACCTAATAGTGTATTAGAAGTATTAATGCACGGTGTAGCGCCTGTTAACTTCTTTATTGGTTTTGATGATGAAGAAATTAATGACCTTTGGGCTAAACACAAACACGAGTTTCAGTAATAAAAAACTAGCAGGGAGAAATCCCTGCTAGCTGTGTTTGAAAAATGTTTGGTTACATATATAAAATCTGACTATATAGTTCAAAGTTTATGTCCTTACTTTAAACTATTCCACCAAAAGGACAAAGGAGTTAAAAAAATGGAACTGATTCAAGGGCAAAAACAATTGTCTGTTCGTGAAAAATCTGACACCATCATCGATGCTGTTTTTGCTGGCAAAGAGATGGAACCGTTTTCTGTGTTTAACAACGGTAAAGAAGGTACAGGTAAAATTTACCTGACCATCCATACTCCGCTCGACGGTTTGACGTCAGCAGATCTCCCTTTCAAATGGGAACCGGTTGTTGAAGAAGAACAAGTGGTTATCCACTTCTAAGAATAAGAGACCTTCGGGTCTCTTGTTTTTTTAAATTATTAAGTTATTAGGAGAAACAAATGGATAGGAATCAATGGTTTACCGTCTACTGGCTGGATGGTTCGAAGTCTCATATCTATGGCGAAACCATCGACAAAGCTTTCGCAGCTGCCGGTTATGGCGGTGGTTCTGTTAATGCTGTTGATTGGTATGATAATGGTATTTCCAACACCCATTATCGTGATCAACAGAAAAAAGAATGGGTGCCGTTCAAGAATTTCGAAATAAATAAGAATGATTTCTTGATGAAATCTATGACTGATATCCTGAACATTCTGAAAACCAGTAACAGTATCCAGGTAAAACTGGAAAATGAAGACATTGTTGTTCTGTCTCATAGCTGGGGTTTGTTCCATCTGAACAATGAAACTGTTTGGGTGGAATATATCGAACTGACTTTCGGTGAATACTTCAAGGGTACTTACAGCGGTGATTCCGATGATGAAGAAAATAGTCATCATTACATGATGGCTAACGGTCAGTACTTTTCTCCGGATGATATTGCTTTTTCTGTAGAAGCCTTCATGCAACGGGTCAAGAAAGATTCTTTCTATACTGTCAACACACCGCACTGTAAACGGTTGGAAGAAATTCATCAATCTCAGAAAGTTAAATACGTCTGCTAGGAGCTGACATGTTTAAAAGAAGTATTGAAGAAACAATGAATGACGTTTTGATGTTTAGCGTTGTTCATAATAATATCTTCAGCATCAACAATATGTCGGATGAGGAACTTCGGCAAAGTATCGTTGATGATATACTCATGGTCACCATGATGGAGAAAGAAGAAAAAACATCGATCAATTTTGGTCAGCATGAATTGTTCCGTTGGATTAAGCCTTTGCAACACGCTAGGGTTTATAATCAAATGGCTCATCCTGAAATATCTGGTTTGATCGAACATAAGAATGGTCAGATCAGAATTAAGGATATTCGAGAAGTGTTGCAAGCTGCTATGGATTATTGTGGTCACTGGTGGGATGGTTTTACTATTCCTAATGAACCAGGTATTATCACAATTAACCATGAGAAAGTTGATGAAATGATTCAAGATGCTGGTGGGTTTGATCAGTTCATTGATAATCTTGCTCACACACTTCAAGCTGATATGATGGATAGCAGCGCAACTGTTCCTGTCAGTAAGACTGTGAACTGATAAAGAGCACCTATCCCAAACAGGGGGTAGGTGTTTTTTTTTTTGTTTAAAAATGATTTGACTCTATATAAAGGAACAATCATGGGCTTAGTTAGATTACAACCTGACCAACCACCGGTTGCGGCAGAACAAACACTGCCACAGGCAATTCAAGAACCATCTAAATCTATATTTACAACCTTGGTACCTGAATCTAAAATTACATCTTTATTGAAGTATGTTGAAGGTTATCCTTGGACTGTTAACTTCTATGGACAAATTCTAAATAAGAATAATACACTTGAGAACTTTGATCCGAGTGTTCCTAACCTGAATCAACCTTACTATGAAGTTAACGGTATGGTTATTCAAGTTTCTTCTCCGTTATCTAGTAGTTATGATGCCGCTACAGGTATCACTACTGTTACTGGATCAGCGCTAAGTCCTTATAGTTTAACACCTAATGTAGGTGATATCTTCATTGCACCTGTTGACTCTGGTGAAGATGCTGTCTTCATGGTTAACAGTGTTGTTCGTAAAACATTCCGTAAAGATTCTATTTACGAAATTAATTATAATCTTCTTTACTATACATCAGAAGAACCTGATTTCATTGCTAGTCTTAAAGCACGTATCCAGGATTCTTATTTCTTTAACAAAGATACAAACTACTTTAATCGTGATGTGCTTATAAAGCCGTCTGTTAAAGAAGCTATTGATCGTCTTAGAGTTTTAACACAGGAATCTAAGGATTACTACTTCTCCACGTTTGCGCAAAAAGAAGCTGGTACTATTCTTATTCCTGGATTACCTTACAAAGTCTATGATCCTTTGTTATTAGGTTTTCTCTCTAAGATCATTGACTATCGTGAGTTAGCAGATGTTCCATTCTTTAGGCACAATTACGGTGATAATAAGTACATTAACCAAAAATCCATATTTGACTTATTATTTACCAGAAATATTAATACTATCAGCGGTATTAATAAACGTTATAATTTTATACCAAGTCATATGCTTCCGAATAGAGCTAGGCTTGGGACTGTATTTCACACAGGTGCTGACTACATTAATTTTCCTGTGGAACCTAATACGTCTGTAAATATAGATGAAATTGCTCCTGACGCTGAACTGAATTCCTTTATTGAGTCAGTTAAGTCGACTAAGAACTATTTTGTTCCTGTTATTCCTATCCAGGCTGTCAATAATAATGCTGTTTTTAATCAGCATCTTTTACATGAATTATTCTTAGATGACTACTATGTAGTATCTGAAAACTTTTATAACTATATAACAGATAATTCCACCTTTGCTAATCTGAGTTATATTGAACTTTTAATCTTTAAGCATGTGACTAAACAAGCTATTGCTAAAGAAGATCTAGTTATTGCTATTGAAAAGTATATGGAGTTTAGTTTACTTCATCAGCTTTATTTGCTTCCTGTCCTTTGGTTCTTAATAAAAGTAAATTCTTAACTGAGGTTAATATGTCGGAACAAGATACAAGAACACTTCGAAAATGTGTTAGAGTTATTATCACAAATGGTAACTCTATTCTTCTTTGTAAGAAATATATTAAAGGTAAATTTTCTTCATATATTTTTCCTGGCGGTGGATTTGATAATGGCGATGATCTTATCAATACGGCTATTAAAGAATGTTTAGAAGAAGTTGGTATTCTTATTAAAAATGTAAAACCTATTGGATTAGAGATTACTCATGAATTTGAGTTTGATAAACCTGAAAGAGCTAAACTTTATAAAGGTAGTACAGATATCTGGGTTACTGCTGAATATGTACGTAAAGATGATTCTAAACATGATTCAGAAGGAGACGCTGTGCCTTATTCATGGGAAACTATGAAAAATGCACGTGAAAAAATTAACTCTGCGTCAGATAAAGAATATATACCTGATAAATTACAAGCTCTTGATAAATTAGAAGAGATGATCAAAGATAAAAAGAGTTTAGAAAATTGGTAATGATAAGACTGGAGGTTACCCTCCAGTCTTATTTGTTTTTGAATCAGTTATAACTATACATATAATAATTGGCTTTGATTGAATAAAAAATATTTGTCACATCGGTTGAAACTTATTGAGGACGAAACATGTCGGTACAATTCATTATTTCTGGGCAAAAGACTTTTGTTGAAAAGTTGCCCGATGGACTAAAGACTGAAAGTCTTAATTCTAAACTTTACTCTCTGGAATTTGATAGAGATAATGGTTTTTACCTTTTAGAAGTTGCTGATAAATATTCATTACCTGCTAAAACATATGGGAATTATGCTGCGGCGGCAGAACGTGTTATTAAAACACATCTTCGTAAGCAAGGTAATACAGGAATTCTGTCAACAGGTCTTAAAGGTTCTGGTAAATCTCTTTTCACTAAGTTCATTGCAAATGCAATGATTGACACAGGTACCCCTGTTATCCAAATTAATAAACCTTATCCAGGTGCAGAAATATTTAATTTTATCGAAAACGTTGGAAACTGTGTTTTGGTTTTTGACGAGTTCGGTAAAAACTATAAGACTTATGATAGTGGCGGTGGTGTTCCTACACAATCTGGTTTATTAAGTCTACTAGATGGACTTGGTAATTCTAAGCGTCTACATCTATTTACAGAAAATGATGTTGGGCTTATTTCTGAATATTTATTAAATCGACCTGGTCGTGTTCACTACCACTTCAAGTATGCTCGCCTTAGTGATGATGTTATTCAGGAGTATTGTGACGATATGAAAGTTCCTGAAAAAGTTACTAAAGAACTTCTTGCACTTTGTACAAAGTTAAAGGTCTTGAGTTTTGATATTGTTAGTTGCTTAATCAATGAGTGGAAACTCTATGGCGGTAAATTGGCTGAACATTTGGAAATATTAAATGTTAGCCTCTGTCGTGACCCTAAACAAGAAGAAGTTCAGGTTATCTCGTATACAAAGGCTGATGGTACAAAAGTAGATCCTAAAACTATTCGACCTGATGTTCGTGATAATTATATAAACTTTAACTTTATTTCTACAGATAAATTCAGTATGCCTGAGTATATTGAACCTACAAATATAAATGAGGCTGTATCTGTCAGCGGTGATATTTTTACTTTTGTTTTAAGAAATGGTGACACCATCATCATGAAAATTAAAACAGTTCGGTATTAAAAATAAGAGACTACCATATGGTAGTCTCTTTTCTTTTTTTATATTTAACAAAATAAATTGATTAATGCTAGGAGTACATCATGACGTTCCCGTCAATGCACGCGCCGAAGATATGGGATAATCTTTACACAGTTTATATTCCAGAACAAACTACATTAGATCCAGAACACATTAGACGTTTTGGAACTTATATTACTCAGAATAAAAACGTTGATAAGATGCTTGAAAATAATCTTACAATGGTTAAAATTCCTATTAGCAAAATTCTTGATTATTATGATCGAGGTATAGAAGTACAAATTCCTAATCGTGAAGATATGATTACTATGCATAAGCATATTGAATTATATCTTGCAGAATGGAAAGAATATATTCGTGTGAGTATTCATGGACAAATGGATGCTCAGAATAATAAAGAGCTTATAACGGCTCTTGAAAAACTATCTAAACATATTTACGAGAAAGCTAAACCTCGTGAAGTTATTGATAATCTGTTTATTAGTAAGAAGGTTAACATTGGTTTGGTTAACCCATTGGTTAGAGCTGAAGAAGAGCGCAAGGTTGTTGAGAAACCAGATTACCAAGGCATACGTAATCTAATTAAACGTAAACCTGGTGGTGGTGATTCTGGTGGTCGTTTCTCATAATTAATTAGTTTAAAGAAAGATTTAGCGATGTCCCCTGAAGCATTTGTACACTACAAAACAAACATAGAAGAAATAGATAAACAACATCTATCTATTCTCATGATATCAAATGAAATATTAAGAAATAAAACTTCAGCAATAGAAACGTTGTTTGAAAAAATAGAAGAGTTAAATAAAATTTTTATTTATCATTTAGAATATGAAGAAGAATTAATGAGACAAATTAATTTCAAATATATAGTAGCTCACTTTGATTCTCACACCAGACTTAAATGTGAGTTTAATAAAATTATTACTAGTTTAAAAGATAAAGGTAGTAATAAATATTTATTAATTCAGAGACTGCATAAAATTCTTTTAGAACATGTTGATCATGATGATAGACAGTATATTGAACCTTATTCTGAACATTTGCAATCTTTAACAATAGGATAATTTTTACCTACATATATAATAACTGTCTATATGATAGGAGATAATAAATGGCTAATTGTTTTAAGTATATCAGTCCTTATATTTCGATTTTCTGGACTAAGCGTTTTGTTCGACATCGTCCCGCTGGCGTTCGTGGTACTCTTAGGCGTCTTCGTTATGAAAACCGTGTCACCAAACGTAAGACTTGGTTCCAGATTAAATGTGAACAAGAATCAAAACGTATCGGTATTAATTTATCAATCCAGCGTCGCAATTATAACTCGCATTATCGACCAATGCAAATTCCTGTTTAGGAGAAAGTTATGGGGTTATTTTCTGACTATAACGCAACCAGTGGGACTTTAACAATCACTGGTTGTATTACTGCCGGGACATCTATTAATGTAATTTATCCATATCATCATCAAACTAATTTTAATAGTGTTGATGTTCGTGGCAATAGTCATGTGGATCTTGATCGTTTAGCTGAACTGCAAAAACTTGTTGCTAAACATCCACAACGTACCGATTTGAAAATGGAGTTAATGAAACTTCAAAGTCGAGTCAAACCGAAGATCGGTAAAAGGAAGAAAAAGAAATGATACTTCCTGGTTGGAAAGAATTATCTCATGAAGAAATTATAGAGAATATCAATTATGGTCATTCTCTACTTAATAGATCTCCGGAAGAAATGGAGAGACTTTATAAAGAGGCTTGTCATCGTCCTCCTATGCCATTTATTATTCCTCGTGAAGATTATGAAAAAGATAGACTTCGGTTTGCATTTCCAGAACTTCATGAAAAAATAAGACAAGAACGTCCAGGTGTAACTAAAGAGCAAGAAGATTTTGCTAAAGCTTGTAAAGTTATCTGGAACGGTATGAAGAAAATAACCCAAGTGTTCACCGAGTCTGCGTATAATAAAATGCATACTCAGTGGACACTTGAGGAGTTGCAAAAAGCTGTACAAAAACATCCGAATCGAATTGACCTTAAGCTGGAGCTAATGAAACTCCAGAAACAAAACAAGACCTCTTATATCGGTCGTCCAAAAAGGAAGAAAAGGAAATGAGCATCAAGTCTGATCTGTGGCTACGTGCACAATCTCAACGGCCGACGCATGTTGTTGAGAAGTATGATGGTAGTATTGAATACGCAGTGCATCCATTCTTTACTCCAATGCAGCAACAAATTCAACATCATCAAGATGTTTATCATGAACTACTTGTTACCAATGAAGAAATTGGTAAGGTAGGACACCCACAACTTCCTGTAATGGAAACCAATATTATTCGTCCTATCACTGAAAAGGAACTGGACAATTGGAAACCCATGATTGAACCTTTCCATTTTGGTAGCGTTAATAAAAATGAAAAAGGTGATAAGATTATTTCTTATGGAACATCAAGTTTCGGTTATGATCTTCGTATTGGTCATGAATTTAAAATCTTTACCAATATTAATTCTACAGTTGTTAATCCTAAGAACTTTGACCGTGGTTCGTTTAGTGAGTTTGAAGGTGATGTTTGTATTATTCCTCCGAACTCATTTGTACTTGCAGCATCGAAAGAATATATTCGTATGCCACGCAATGTGACTGGAGTTGTTCTTGGTAAGTCTACTTATGCTCGTTGTGGTATTGTGTGTATTGCTACACCACTTGAAGCAGAATGGGAAGGTTATGTTACATTGGAGTTCTCCAATACGACACCTCTTCCTGCAATGCTATTCGCAAACGAAGGCGCTGCACAAGTGCTTTTCTTTGAAGGTGAGAATTGTTTCACTTCTTATGCTGATCGTGATGGTAAATATCAGCATCAGGAAGCAGGACCAGTTCTTCCTAAGATGTAAGGGAAATAAATGACTACAATGTCAACTTCTATTGGTGTAGTTCTACAAGAATTGCACAGACGACTTCCTCCTGGTGAAAATAAAGCACATGCATTGTACTACTCTGATAACAGTGTGAAGTTGTCAGTTTGGTATAAAGATAAACAATATCCATTTATTTTGGATAATGATGAAGAACTCAATAAACGCATAGCTTTGGTTGACCAGATCGAAGCTTTATTGAAATCTCGAGATCCGGAGAAAAACAATCTTCATTTCGAGAAGATCACTTCTAATAATCAGTTAATAGCTAATCATTATTATTGGGTTTGTAGCAAAGGAACAAATGGTCCTTTCTTCCCTGCTGAATGCCGGGATGACACTGAACCTAATAGAAAATGGTTACAAGTTAACAATATGAATTACTGGGCCTACGAAGGTAATAGTCAAGCCCTAGAAATCTTTGAGGTTTTTGGACCTATTCCTAAACCATATTAAAAAGTTACTAGTTTCCAGTATTATTTGAAAAGAGTAACGTAATTCCTCGATAGCTCAGTCGGTAGAGCGCCGGACTGTTAATCCGTAGGTCCCTGGTTCGAGCCCAGGTCGGGGAGCCACATTTATGTAACTGGAAAATAACTGGTTACATATATACTATTTGGCTTATAGCTCCATGCTGTTTGCCAAATGTTCGTCCGCTAACTAACAGTGTAAAGCGCGCGTCCTATACAAGTTTGACAACCCAGTCATAAACTGTACGCAGGAACTTTTGAGTGTTGGGTAAACTCAATTGGACTTGAAGCTGTTTCTCTAGCCGCGTTGGTATCCTTTCTTTGGAAACCGTTTAGCCGCAGTGAGAAGCAACCGGCGCCATTGTCGGATAAGGCCCATCTGACTATCGGTGTTAAATCTAGTGCTCTGGATAGAATTCAGAGTAGTAGCCGAAAGTGTACTGCCAAGTATCCTTTCGCCTACTAGTTGTAAAGTTTTAGGGCCTATAGCTCAGTTGGTTAGAGCAGTGGACTCATAATCCATTGGTCGTCTGTTCAAGTCAGACTGGGCCCACCACGAACCCCTTGAGTCGCGCTACGGCGACTTTTTAAACAATCCACGGCTATCACTGGCCGTGGATTGTTATTTTTTTTTTCTACGATAGAAGTTTTTTTAATTACATATTTATTAATTGACATTAACTGTTAGGAGATAAAAAATGAACGCTGATGGTTCAGTAACTGTCACTATTCCGCAAGAAGTAATTCAAGCAAAAGCTGAAGAACTTTTTGATGTTTATCAAAAAAGAATGAATCTTATCCAAGATACTTATTGTAAGAAGTTTGAGTATCTTGAACGTCGTTCTAAAGACGCCTGGCTGGAAGTTGCGGTCAAGGTTCTTACTTCTTAATACAAGAGGATAAAATGGCTGCTAAAACTTTTCAATGTGTGATCTGTCAAGCTGAAGTTAGTAAACCTCAGTCTTACGCTTACAAGGATGGTCGTGCTTGTCGACACCACCCTGAAGTTCAAGAAGCTCATAGTGTTAATGAACAAGCTAAGAAAGCTGATCTTGAACAAAGCAAACATCGTGCTGAACGTCCTAGTTGGAACTTTAATAAGAACCAACCAGAGATGACACGTGATGAGATGTTTTCATCAATGGGATTTAAAGATCCCAATAAACATTGCTGGTGTTGTCATAAGGATGGTGTTTATGAACATATCATTATGGAACGTTACTTAATTAATATGTCCAAAGCAGAACTTCGTTCTTCTGAACCTATTCCTGCCTTTGACGTAAAGGACGGTGTATTTGGTCCTAATCAACAAGTACGTGATATGGTTCGTAAAGAGCTAGGTGAAGACAAAGTCCCTCTTCGTCGTATTGAGGTTAATGCTACCTATCCTGACTGGAAACTGAAACAAGTTATCAATCGTAAAAATCAACAAGATAAAGTTCAACTTGTTCGTATGACTGGCATTATTGTTCTTTGTAAAGACTGTGCTAAGGAATACGAATTCCCGTGGCTGTATGCGTCACAGGAAGCTTCTAAAGAGAAACTTGAACACATGATGCTTGTTGGTCATTTGATCAAGCCAGCGATTGATTCTGTGGCTGCTGGTGAGATTGCTAATGAAGAGCTATCAGCTATCATGAAGAAGTAATAGGAAGAACGGGCTAACTACCCGTTCTTTTTTCTTTATTTGAAATGATTTTAAATACATATATAAAAAATGATCATTCTGATAAGGAGTTTTAATTATGGCTAAGTTCAAAGAGTACAAACGTAAGATACGTGCTCAGCTTCTTCGTCACAAGGGTAAGAAAATATCTCTTGTTCTCTGGACACGGTATTACAGCAAACTTGAAAATGCTGTTGCCAAAGCTCCTGGTTGGGTTATGTTCTTTGCTCAACCTGGTGATGTGATAGAAATCACAAGTTCTAACTTTGATTATCCGATTGCAACCATTAAGTTCAAAGTTGGTGTTAGCAACATATCGAACACTGAAACCATTTACCATATCGGTGCTAATGCCGAAAATCCATATAAGGATAAATAAATGTCATTCGACGGTGTTACTGCTGGTCTTCTTTTGCAAGCTGCAAGTAATGGAGCTTCTCAGGACGATGTGTATAAGCTTTACAAGGATCTTCAAGGTGATCGTGATGCACCAGCACCTGAAGTTATTGAATTAGTGACTAGTTGGATTGGTCGTAAGTGTAAGGTTAAGTACACCAGTCACACTGGTGTGGTCAAAGGACCGAATACTTCTGATCGTGGTTTCTATCCAGGTGGTCGATTTCCGGTCTATGTGACTATCACAGCTTCTGGAATGCAGAATGCTGTTGGTAGTACCTTTGAATATGGACTTGATCAGGTGGAATTGATCGATGAAGAAACCAAAGAAAATTAACCATAGAGATAAAGAATATTCTAAGATGAGTATTCCTATGCTTTCTGGCTTAGCAAAAAATGGAGATGAAGTTGCTCTTAAAGAACTTCTTCGTCAGTGTAGAACTGAGAGGTCAAAATGAAACGCAACACTGATCTAAAACTTCCGAAAGATGTTCAGGTAAAAGATCCTGACGCTGTTATTCAAGCAGTGCTGAATATCTGTCGCGAAGCAGATATCAAAAGTCGTTTAGGGTTTAACAAAATGCCAGCGGTCAAATGTGATGTTGAAGGACTCACGCTAGGTCACTGGTATAAGCTATGGGAAGCACTTGGCCCTGAAGTTTGCAGTGTCATTTTAGCAGTTAAGGCTCAAAGACCTGAAAGGAAAGAAGATGTCGGAAACGGTTAAGTTGGTTAAACCCAGCATCGAACAACGTACGTTCGATAATTTCATGGCTGACTTCAAGAAGGGTAAGTACGGTACCCAGCGTCTTGGTCAGGCTTTTTACAACAAAATGAATCTGCACAAGATCGATGATCAAACTTCGTTGCATAATCTGTATGCGAAAGACGGTGAACATGCTGTCAATTTGATCAAGGAAATTTTTGTATTCAATTAAGCCTTAAATGGCAAGGAGAATAAAATGGAAAAAGAAGAAGGTTGCAAATGCATGTGGTGTAAAGCTGGTGTGTCTACCGAAGAAGCACTGAACAAGCGTGTAGATTTTCTTGTTGCTTCTTTTGCTTTGATGTTTGCTCGTTTGTTTAATCTGGCATCTGACTCGGTAGTTAAACAGACTAATGACTTCAAAGATGTCATTACTACCTTTATAAACTCTGAAGATCGTGATAATAAACCGGTGTTTAGTTATATTGTTGACACCTGTTTCTTCACTGTCGGATTAGGTGGGTCATTGTCACCGACACAGATCTATGAAAAGTCTGAAGAAATCGACGAGATGGTCGCGGCAGCGTTTCGTTTATTTCGAGCTGATGTTCATATGGAAGAGACACCTATTCTTACAGGTTTGCTGACACCTGAAATATTTGTCGAAACACAGTTTGACGTGGATTCTCTTCCAAGTGTTCTGAAGACTATGTACAACAAGTACGAAAATCAAACTAACCCTTTGACACACTTGCTGGAAAGTTTGGGTGGTAATGTTCAATTCCAGATGTTTGATATGGATAATGAACAAGCCGAACAACAAGAACACAAAGTACTTCACTAACGAGGTTAACATGGAATTCTGCACCACTCATAAAGAAGCTCTTGACAAACAAACCATTATCAAGAAGCTCAACCAAGGACTGGAAGTTCACTATAAACTTCCTAATAACAACATCCTCTGTATTCGCCGTAGTAACGATGTTCAGTTCCTGATGAAGGAACCTGTTGATCTTTACGAGATTCTGTTTGCTGAGTTTGATCCTGAGGCAACCGAACCTGGTGAAAAATACAGTATCTGTGGCGGTGGTGAATACTGGCCTATCGATCAACAAGACTCTGCTATCGATATCTTTATGGAACGCATGTGGTCTGAAACACCGATGCGTTGGTCCGGTAAGGGTTTTAAGCCTTGCGAAATCTTAGTCTACAATACTAAGAAGGTTTACTTCTCCAGTCACTATGATTATCTCAATCGTATTCTCGAACCCTTCTGGAAAGAAGTCTTCGGTAAGACTCCATCTGAAATGTGGTGCGGTGGTATTGTTTCTGCTCACGGTGATAAGTGTCGTGGGTATGAACGTGATTGGGAAAAACACGGTATCAATTTCAATCGTGGTAGTCTGCTTTTCTTGTTGACTTACACTAAGGAGTTTGGTGACAATGAAAAACATATGTCAGACCAATGGGTTATTGATAACTACCAAAAATATCTACCTATGATCGAGAAGGCTGAAACTTATGTCCTCGAACATATATTCGATAAGGATCTTGAGGATGCCAACTGCTAATATAGCACCGACATCTGAGACACCGGCTGACCCCTTTAAAGGGTTTGTCGGTGTCGATGAAATGTTTGTAAAACTTCATGCCGATAACTTCTACAGACCATTTGAAGAAAACATGAAAAAGCTATTTGAAGGAAAGACTCTATTAAATGGCGATAGTCTTCTCAGTGTTTTTCGGTCTGTTTATGATGTCGGTGTTGCAGCTGGTCGGAAAATAGAACAGCTTGAACAAGATCGAAAAGAAAAACGAAAGGAGGCTGTGTGAGTAATCGTACTGTTTTCTTTATCCATACCCAGGACAAGGAAAAGAAGATCAAACGGTTTGTGGTTACGGCTAATAGTCGTGATCAAGCTCGTGAGCGTGTTAAACAATCTGTTGCCGTAGAACATGATGAAGATATCATGATTTACAGTAACCCTCCGTTGATCTGGGATCACAAGGAAGCACACATTCTGTTTGCGTAATAGAAGAAGAGACCTCCGGGTCTCTTCTTTTTTTTTTGTGTTGGGTGTTTTTTTAATAACACATATACTATTTGAAACAATCTCTCATATGTTTTCAAGGAGCTATATAAATGGAAATGACTCGTGAATTTATTCGTGAAACTATTAAGTCTATCAAAGCTGAAAAAGATAAGATCAAAAATGACTTAATGACAAAGTTCACCACAATGGAACAAATGTTAATTCAAGTTGGTATAAATGTAGAAAGTTCTTTTCGTGCTAACTTTCCGCAAAATCCTATTATGCCTATGGTTGTTCAACATGGTTCCATTGCTAGTTTAATCAACACTGTTAATGATAGTATTGATATCCTTCAAGGTGACACCGAAGTTATCACTACCTTTAAACGTCATATTGATTTTCTGAAGCTTGTCGCTGACCCTAATCAACGTGAACGTTTGGATAGAACATTTAAGAAATATTTTATTTACTGGGATAATAATTATTATTCTGAAACTTATTCTAAGGGGTTCTCAACAGACGGAAGAACCACTATTCCCAATCCAATTATGTCTCTGGATAAGTTATCAAATGTGTTTGGTTATAATGTAAAGAACAATATTAAGATTGCTAGTTCTGAATCTGATATCTGGGAAGCAAATGCTCCTGTAACTTTCAGATATGATAACAATATGAATATGTTCGATATTCAGCTGGATAATAGCTTACAAGGTTTTGTCAGGCTTAGCTCAATAAATAGCTGCCCTGAACTTGACGAGAATATTAGCCACGCAGTTAATAATGCCTATAAAGAACAACTTGGTTTTGACTACTTTAAATTTCAAGAAGTCAATAATCAGTTTATGCTTTTCTTGGAAGAACTTCTCACTGCTTTCCTGAAAACTCGTTATGAAGATTGGTCAAATATCAAACGTAAAGACTATGAATATGGTAACTTCGATTTGGTATATGATTCTGACTTTAAGTTTAGTGTCGGTAGTCACGCAACTACTTTCCAGTTTGTATTTAAATTGCCAGATGACCAAGATGGATCGTCTAGTAATAGAAAGTATATCAATATAAAAATTGAAGATCATCACTTCGGTTCTGTTGATAAAATTAAAATTAAGTTGGATGGTGTTTCTCAGTCTCTTAATTATAGCTTGCTTAATAGAAAAGAAGAAAACTCTGAAGTAACATTTGATGGTTATACAAAAACAGATAGTTCTCGTGACACAGAAACTGCTCTTCGTTACTATGGTGAAGACTATAAACTATTTGTTCTTTATTATGGTGGTCAACTTCTCGCAAAGAAGGATGATATCATGTTGCGTTTTAATAATTCCATCACTAATCGCTTAGCTGAGCAGAAAGGTGATGAAGCAACACAAGGAGTTGAGTAATGTCTGAAGTAGTATTTGATCTACCTGATGTTCTTCCTATGTCAGAAAAGGAAGATTATCTAAATGGTTGTTGTCATATCTTCACGATTGCTCTGGCTGAATTAGCTGCACCTATTCAAGTTGGAGCACTTCTTGAAAAACGTGTCGTGATTGTCGGCGAAGAAGGAAAGCTGGTTGGTATTCCTGAGGTCAGTTATACTCCATCACCACTACAGGAAGTTAAAGAAATAGCAAATGGACTTGTCCATGCTTTCTGTGTTGTTGATACAACTTCAAATCTGATATTTGACGCTAAAGGCATTCGTGATATTTCTGAACTGGATCAAGAATATAACTTGGATGATGGTGTATTTCTTGAACTATTAACTGATCCTAACGATCTTTTAAAATATGGTCATACCTTTGGTGAACGTGATAATAATGTTGAACGTTATATCGAGAAAACCAAAGAGTATATTAAAACTTACCTTGCTGATGATTTAGCGAGGATTAATCAAACTTAGTGAGGAATTATGCAAGATCACACTACGACTGCTAACAACCTTTATACTCCTGAGCAGCAACAGGAAATCAAGGATGATGGTTATCGTGCTCACGCCGGTGGTAAGGACATGTGTGCTAATAACCCATATCCTGAAAGTGACTGCCGTCACTGGTTGTGGCGTAAGGGTTATCTGGAAGCGTTTAAAGACGCTAACGGAATGTAAGAAGAAGGACCTTCGGGTCCTTCTTTTTTCTTTGTTATGGAATGTTTTTTAACTTCATATATAATAATTGTGATATATAGTTGAGGTTATTATGAACATCAATGAAGCATTTAAGATTCTATTAGAGAATCCTAATCCGGTTATTAACAAAAAGACATGTAATAAATTAAAGCCATCCAATCTTCCTTATTTTTCACCAAGCAAAGGTGGTCGATATTGGTTTGATCATGGTATGGTTTCTGAAGATGAAATTTATGCTTTATTCGTTTATGCTGCTGTTGTTAGTCAAGAAGTTATTAGTATCGATATTCCTTTTATTATTAACTTTACAGAAATAGATGACACACAGCATGGTTTCTTATGTGCTAATTTGTTATTTGATGAAGAGAATAATCTTAAACTTCCTATCATGGAATATGATGTAGCAGAACAAGTTTATAAATATCGTGCTAATGGTTATTGTAACTTTAAGACGTGTAAAATTATAGATGGAAAGATTCACGCTGAATTAGGTAGTGAATTATGTCTTGATGAACTTCTAGCAATTTATGCTTTATTGCTGGATAAAAAGAAACAACTAGGAGTGTGATATGAAACGTCGTGGATTTCTTCAATCTTTAGCTGGGTTTGTTGGGTTAGCTGTTGCTCCGACTCTTCCTGCTAAACAAAAACCAACTATCATTAATCCAGAACCTGGTATCTATGTTGATGGTAAAAAGGTTACTCTTGGTAAATTTGATCATTTAACTGTTGATCATTTCGGCGCCGCTAATACAAAATCTTTAGCAAGAGTACCAGGACCAGCTTTCTTTACGGGGATGACATGGTACCCTCCTTCTGATTACTTTCCAGATGTGGCTGAAGAAGGTGATGCATTTTATTTTACACCTAAGACTTATCTTGGGTATCCTCTTGATGAAAAAACAAAAGATCGTTTAGAGTGTTGTTATATTTTTACAACTAATGGCTGGCGACCAATACTTGGTATTTCTAAAACTGAAAACTGAAAACTGGAGAAATTCATGGAAGCTGTTCTTGAAAACACTGTAACTGAACAAACTTTTTCCTGTACATTCTTAGGAATGCTGGGAGATCTTACTATACAATGGGATGAACAGAATAAAGAACATATCCTTGAGGTTATTCGTCGTAAGATGAAAGAAGGTTATGTTTTCTTCACAACCAAGAAGTATCTATTCGGTCAGATTAAACGTAAAGGTGAAGTTACCGAACGAGATCTTCGCCGTGGTAAACTTGAAGATATCATCATTACCGACGAACAGTTCGAAAAAATGATGGCTGATTTTGATGATGCTGATCTTGCGACACTTGTTAAGAATGATAAAGCGCGTGTAGGTAAGATCAAGAAAGGTAAGGATCTACAAGCAATGAAGAAGGCAAAGACAGCTGAAGAAGTTGTTGAGTCTAACTCTGTTGCTATGAAACCTATTCGTGGCGGGTAATGTCTTTCCTTAGGCTTGCGGAACGGGAAGCAGAAATAACACAATCGATGTTACTAGCTAATATCTTTCCTGATGAGATTCCTGATCTTCCTGTTCCAGTTATTGAGCCTGATCCGGTACCAGCAACACCAAACACAGGCTTAATAGCTTTACCCAATAATACATCTATACAGTTACCGGCAAATGGAACTACACGTATTTATACGAATGCCACAGGTATCTATATTACTGATAGAACAATTGGTCCAGACCAAATTCAAACGAATAGAATCTGGGTTAATACATCCGCGACATCAACAAGTTCAGTAACATGGCCTTACTTCCAAGAAGGAACAGCTAGCACTACTGGGACTTGTATAACACAGACAACATTAGCTGTTTATCAAACGGATAATGGTAACTTTGTTTATTACAATGGTAATCCATGTGTTCCTGTTTATACAACAGGAAGAGTAGTCTGTGGAAAATCTACACCACGAGAAGTCAGGAAGCCTGTTAAGAACTCTATCAAACGAGCCTTGAAACTTCTTGATAACTTTGGTATGGAAGAAGATACTAAAATCTTTCTTAAAGGTGATGAGATCGAAGTTAGTCATCCAGACTCTTTGTTTAAGTTTGTACTCACCAAGAGAAGATATAACAATATCATTGAAAGAACTGAAAGACCAGGACATGGAACACCTTTCGGTTTAGAACTATTTACTAAGACAGGGATTCATATCGCAAATCTTTGTGTATATGCGGTAGATACCCCGATGCTGGACCAACTTTTCATGGTCGCTATGTATGTCAAGTCTGGTAATGAAGAAGATCTGTTGCGAGAAGCTAACTTCTTCGGTATTACTCAGGATAAGGCATTAAAGGAATTGATTGTTTCTGAAGTCGATTACCTTGAACCTAAACTTCTTCCTGAACGTAGGAAAGGTCGCGGTGCTTATATTAATGCAAACATTGGTGAAGTTGGTGTTACCAACGGAACATTGTTAGCGGCATAAGAAGAGGGAGTAATCCCTCTTCTTTTTTTTTTTCATTTGAAATTAAATTGATTGCATATATAAAAGTTGATGGATATCTTCAATTCCTTAAGGAGTATAGAAATGATTAAAGAACAAATTCAGGTTGAACCGAAACCTCCCGGTCATCATTCTCGACTTGGTGGTCACCACTGGGTGCAACACATCGATTTTGATGGGCGTGAGCACGAAGTAGTTGTTCTTCAATGGAACCCTGGTGTTCAACGCTGGAGTCATTCAGGTAATGTCGGTACTGGTATTTATGTCGATACCAAAGGTTGGAAATACCTTCGTCCTTGTCCGATGCCGGGACCTTATGAACACAAGGACATGCTTCAGATTCGTGATTTCCATATCATCGGTGACGCACAGTCTGGATATCTTCCGATCGATGCTCTCTGTCAGTTCTACTATAAAGAGTATCTGGTCAGTGTTTCAACAGCAGGTATTTCCATGGGTGGTTGTCAAAACCATGTCTGTGTGTTCCATAAACCGGATACCAAACAGGTAGCTAAAGATGGATTCCACACTGTCGAAGAAGCGATTAATTGGATCGATAATCCCAATAAGGAGATTTAAAAATGCAAAGAACAATGTCGTGGCTGATGAATAATTTCCGTGTAGGTAAGAAAGTTTGGCAGATCAATGACACGGAAGTTGGTCGTACAATCGCAGGTGCTGCGTATGTTTATCTCATGGGTTATAAACCTGATGAAGAAAACATTCGTCGGCATTATCATGAGCAACGCAAGGCTAAAGGTGGCTTTGCTGCCATGATGGAAGGTGCCAGTAAACCTGGCTTTGCTGAATTCGCTTTCAAGGAAATTTGGAAGCAGGTTGAATCTGGTATCATCTGTAAGCGTAAGCTTAATCATCGTTACGGTGGCATTCAGCTTCATCTTGACCCCAAGAACGATTATCGTTACGAGTCGGTCTACACCAATTATAACCAGGAAGGTCCCAGGACATACTTGAGTGAGCGGCAGATCAAAGCTTACATCCTGGACGCTTGTCTGAAAGCTGTAAGCTACATCAATTATATCTGTGAACATGATGACTCATGTGACCAGATGGGTGATGCACTGGATGAAATGACAAGGGACTGGGAAGAAGACTATAATGATCATTTAGCAATGAACTATCATATCGATCAACGTGATTATTCGGTTGACTTTGTTTTCGATAAGGAAACACTGTTAAACAATTCCCACATGTCAAAACTGCTTGCTAAGAGTGGTAAGCAGATCAAGGGTGTTCTGACTAAGGAAGAGATGCAAGAGAAAGTCGATAAAGGTCAGACAATCACTTGCATCAGGAACAATGAAGTTTTCTTCTTCACTGATGATTACTGCATCGGTGTGGGATATCTTCCTAATGATCTTGTTTCTTCAAGCTCTGTCATGCCTCATGAAGTTGCACCTCGTGAAGCTTTCCCTGACGGCATTCTAAAAACTGTCGATGATTATATCAAGTTGCATCATATTGAAAAGATGTATATTGGAACAGTTGATGAACTTATTGACTATCTCAACAAAACCTACTCACGTCCTTATAAAGCAGAAGTAGCAACATTGTAGTTGTAGTACCACTGAGAGTTTATGCTCCAGTGTTAACGACCCTAGCGGTCATTTTAATAGTAGCACCCACTCGACGTTGAACGTCAGAAAGGCAACAAAATGAAAAAACCTCAAACTAACATCATCCCTCTTCGTGCAAATGGTCTTGGTATTGTTGGTACCAAACGCAATGCTGATCACCATGCGGAAGCAATCAAGCCGTTCATTGAGCGTCTTGAAAAACCTCTTGAAACTCTTGGTTTTGAAACCTGGGAACAGGGTCACAATGTTCATCAGTTTACGAATGTCGAAGGCACCAAATACACTCTGCGTGCCTTTACCAAGAATAACGAGTATGTTGGTATTCGTTTGGCTGTTCGTGTGTCTCGGTCACATGAAATTCGTCTGATCGATATTACCAATCCAGATGACTGCTGGCGTCTTCTGGACTTTATGCGGATGCTTGCATCTCCTGCTAAGGGTAATCGCTCTGGCGTTATGTGTGATAAAGCTGCATAAATAAGAAGAAGGACCTTTGGGTCCTTCTTTTTTTTGCATTAGAATAAAAAACATTACCATATATAATGATTGTAATTAATAAGGAGATTAAAGTGAAAATTATTCCATGTTTATACGGTGATAGTAATACTGACTCAACTGAAATTCGACGTGGTTGTGAAATTGAAGTTGGTCAGATACCTCAGATCGGTGAAACAATAAAATTAAAAATGAACCTATTCGATCTTATTTTTAAGAATGTTCATTCCGATCATAAAGATAATATTATTTTTCATAATCATGTTACAGCTGGTATTGTGAAAGATGTTGTTCATTCATTTCATGTTGTCACACGAGAAGTAACAAAATTGTTTCCTGGTAAGAAATCAAAACCAGAATTTTGTTCAGCTATTCAGTCTGCTGATGATGTTGAAATTATTCAAACTGTTTTTGTTGTTATTGACTTTAAAAATCAATAATCATGGCAAACAATAAGAAACCAAAAAAGAAATACGTGCCTAGAGATATTCGTTATCCTAGTCTCGTGACACAAATGAACTCCTTTCTTCCTTTTGAGAAAGCACTTGATCGTCTACTTGAAACAGGGGAAGTTGAAGTAGATGGAGAAGGGATGTTTATCTTTAAAGATGGTGCTGGTAATAACCAGTCCTTTGTAAGTTCTTTAAAGGTTTATATTGAGATCATTTCTATTTACTGTAACAAGAACAATGTTACATACAATACTTATCCATTACAAATTCTTCAGAACCGTATGTTTGAAGCAATGGGTTTTGATGAAGAAGAAATTGAAGAAGCTAAAAAATGTCTTATTGTTTGCAAAGACATTATCAAGAAAATCAAACCTGCTCTTTTATTAAATATTCTTGACACTGTCAGAATATCGATGGCTCAAGAAAAAGCATCAGAACGTTCACTTAAAGATCCAGAGATGTATCTTTATGCTCTCAAGCACAAAGCTGGTGAGCTTACCTATGAAGATGTTTGTTCTCGGTATAAACAATATCAAGAACTTGCATTAGAAAATCCTAATGATAGTCATATATTGAAATTAAGAGATTTCTATGTTGAATTCTATTCTGCTTATAATTTCTACAGGCAGAAGAAACTGTCAGAGGTATAAAATGTTTGCAGATGGATGTACTAAAGATGAATTAACAAAACAACGTCGTGTTGTCTGCGCAGCATGTCGTTCAAGTAAAACAGGTCGTATTGTTTTAGGACCTCGTCATATGGATGATGTCATGCGAATGCATGTTCGTCTGTGTCTTGATCTTGACTTTCATGATTACGATGATCAAGGGTTTATCGATCAGTGGGGTGTCTTCATGTCTCGCACAGAGGCTTGGAAAGTTGCAGAGGCCGCTGGGCAAATTGTTTATCGCTGTGGTGGGGATACCGCTAATGGTGGTACTCTGTACTCTGAAAACCTTTATTAAGCATGATTGAATTTCCACCTATACCTGATCTTGACGCAGAGTTAGAAAAGGTTAAACAAAAATTACAAGGCATGTCTCAGGCTGAAAAGGCTGCCTTTATTAGAGAAATGTGTGCTCGTATAGAAGAGGCTAAACATGCTCTTCTTGATGCACATAAAAATAATAAGTCTCCGACAGAATGTGTTGAGGCTGCTTGTAGTGTTCTTGACAAAATAGGAACGCCTAGAACCATTAACTAACATAAGGAGATTGTCATGAATAATCTATGGTAATGTTGCCATAGTTCTTAGGAACAATCATGACTTTGACTGAAATTCTGGAAGTTCGCAAACACGTTAACAAAACTCTTGATCTTCTTGATAAGGAGATTTTGGAATATGACTGGAGGCATCTGGTCAGCCGTGATCTTCATGTGCTTGGTATTCGTGCTTATCGTAAGCAGAATAATGAGTGCAGTTTGAAGGAAGCGAAGGAGGCTTGCGACGCCTTTCGGAATCTGATTAATATGTAAACTTTTTCCTGTAGTTTAATAACCAAATGGAGGCTATCATGAACCATTGATCTTAACAGGAGCAATATCATGATTAGTGAAAAACGTTTTATTCGTATGATTCAGAGCGAAGAGCTGGGACCTGGTGGTTGGAAGTGTGCTTGTTGCACTCCTGCTCCTAAAGGACCTAAGCGCGTTAAGTTCATGCGGAAAAAGAAACGCGGTAGTGAGAAGGTTTTCTTCAGGAAGTTCATTGAAGAGTCTTTAAACGACTAGGAAGAAGAGAGGGAGAAATCCCTCTCTTCTTTTTTTACTAGGAGAAATAAATGTTGTTTTACCATGTTTCAAAAAAGGATCACGGTCCTGTTTTTAAATTCAGACCAAAACTTCCTGAATCAGCTATCATAAATAAGGAAGGTAATATACCTAGAGTTTGTGTTGCACCAGAATTACTTTATTGCTTAAGATCTATTTCTAGCAATAAACAACTTTACAGTATGGATATTATTATCGAATGCAGAAATGAAGAAAATGGTTGGAATCCTCCGGCTATTTATATGACTTCTGATAGACCTTACTTACCACCTGCTGTGTCTGATTTTAGAAAAAATCACGAGCATTGGTTTATCAGACCTATTGAAATGGTTAGAATCGGTTATATTGATTTAGTGGCATTGACAAAAGGAAAGATAGAAATAATAAAAGAATTTAAATCTTTCACATTTGAAGAAATTGGTGGTGAAGGAAAAGACGTACCAATATTAGCAAAAAATAATTTACGTATAGGCCGAGGTGAACTAGAATATATGATCTATAAAACTTCTCACAATAAGTAACTGGAGAAAATAAATGACTGGTAAAATCAGAGTGTCACGTGGACATATGGGTGATCTGGAATCAGCTTCTTTAAACTGTGGTAACCCTGAACTTCAAAAACTTTTTGAGGGAATGAAAAAAGATCCAGGATTTGAGATTGTAGATAATCCCGCGCCTGGAGAATTTATGATGGATCTTTCTGTTATGTTTATGTATCCTTCACCGCCACCAAGGTTTTAAAAAAATACTAGATAACAACATAGTTTGTAAAGAGTAAGTGTGCCTATAGCTCAGTTGGATATGGGATTTATTCAATAACATATATAATACATGTCAATAGCTTTTGGAGCATTAGCATGTTAATAGAATTACAAGAACCTTTTAGAAGTAAATGGAAAAAAGGTTACTTAAGAATATCAAATGAAAATAGAAGAATAGTTGATCTGTTTAATTCAAATTCAGATAGAACAACTATTTCTTATGCTAGATACCTTATGGGTATTAAACTTGGATATGAAGTTCCTGATGACTTTGAAGTAGATCATAAGGACGATGATAAAACTAATGATGATATTAATAATCTACAATTGCTATCGCAAGAGCAGAATTTATTAAAACAACAATGGTGGTATTCCGCTATGGTTGTACAATGGACAATAGTTCCATGTGATAATTGTAGAAATTTATTTTATATAACTCAAGGTGAAATAAATAATAGAATTAGAAAGGGTGTTCAACATCTTTTTTGTTCTAGAAGTTGTTCTGCTAGATTTCATAATACAATTAGTAAGAATAGTCCGTTTCAAAATAACTCCCGTTAGCTCAGTTGGAAGAGCAGAATCCTTCTAAGATTCAGGTCAGACGTTCGAACCGTCTACGGGAGGCCATCATTTCTCAAGGAGTTAACAGTGTTAGAATGCCTGATACTTGGAGATTCCATTGGTGTAGGAATTTCACAAGTCAGAAAAGAATGTCAAGCATACGTTCAATCTGGAATCAATTCGGAAAATTATGTTAATAGATATGGACCAGTTAACATATATAATAAACATACTATTATTAGTTTGGGAACAAATGATACAAAGGTCACACCAACTTTTAACTCTCTTCTGAAGTTAAGGATGGGAATTAGAAGTAAATGTGTTACTTGGATATTACCCAATAAAGATATTAAACCAGAACAATATGAATTTGTAAGGCAAGTTGCTGGTATATATAGAGACACTACTATTAGTCCTAGAAAGTCTGATTTAAGTAAGGATAAAATTCATCCTACTTACAAAGGTTATAAATCACTAGCTTCAGATGCTGACGAAGAGATCTGCAGCTGATACTTTTTTAATAACATATATATTATTTGTACTAAAGAGTTTTAAAGTTGCCGGGGTGGTGAAATTGGTAGACACAAGAGACTTAAAATCTCTCGCTCATTGAGTGTACGGGTTCGATTCCCGTTCCCGGCACCATTAACTCTTCACGTATAAACCGCAGTAAATCTTAACCCTCTCTTTTAAGGAGACTGTGATGGCAACATACGTCACTAGCAGCATTCATGACTCGCTTCTGGATGCTATGCTTGATGGTCAAATCGGTAAAGGTTTGATCGTAACTCGTCAGGAAGTTATGGACTTTTTTGAGAAGATCAAGAAGTCTTATACCGGTGTTCTTCTCAGTAACGCTGAGATGGATACCAGCGAACATTCTCCGACATGGCGTAAATATACTCGCCGCATCGCTAAGGGTGTTTATCGTATTCACCCGATCGCTTTGGCTAACCGTCTTAATTCTCGCAAGTCAACCACTACGGCTGATCGCTTGAATGCGCGGCGAGCTGAACAAAAGAATTGTGCTTAGGCACTACGAGTAAGGGATTTATGTGAGGTTCAACTTCCTCACTATCTCGGAGAGATATCGTCTAAGGCTAGGACGAATCCCGACTAGTTTGCTAAGGATATGGCTCGACGATGATGTGGATATCGCGGTCTGCTACATCGAGACAGAATAGTGGGGTTTAGGGGTCATGGTCACGTCTAAACATGATCTCTCCACTGCCATATCTTTAGCTCTTACATGCTCAGTTCTTGATGAAAGTGGGACCTTTCACAAGTGTCTTATAGATGTCGCTCATCTATAAGTGTAATTCGATTAACAACCGGACTATTGAAATGTAGATCCGTTCGCATTGCTTAATCCCAGCAACCTGGATGTGTAACCAGGCAAGTTTGCTTTTTAGTTCTACGGACATTGACGTAAACGCTTGACAAAGAGGATCTGGTCTCTCACCAGGAACTTTAAAACAAGTGGGATGTGAGAGCATCTAATTCGGGATAGAATGCCCGAGGACTAACTAGCTTCAATCTTCGGCCCATGCTCATCAATGGCGAAGGAATATTGTCGTATGGAGAGGTAACTCTCTGAGACTTTAGAAATGAAAGTGTGTTGGACGGGGGTTCGATTCCCCCCATCTCCACCAAAGACAGTCTGGTTGCGTTTGCTTGTTTAAGGCGAACGGCATTTACAGTTAAGCGCCTCCGGATAAAACCGCAGTCAACGTGTTAATTGTGACCGATTGGTTCAGACTGTCTCTGATGGGGATGTACAGGTTTCGACAGCGCATAACTAGTGGATAAGGAACGACACGTCAGGCGAATGACGTAAATCTAGCAAACTCAATAACTGCCGCAAATGATGCACAGTTCGCACCTCAGCTGAAGCTCGCCGCCTAACAGCGGTTAGCCTAAGTTGACTAGCGATGGGGTCATTGGTTGACTTCGGTCTTCCAAGCCACCTGCTCTCCCGATCATGACGGAGTCCTTATTACCCAAATAGGCAGGTGGACCTTCTCTTTCCTTACAGACATGAACAAATAGTTCATGTCTTTTTATTTTGTTTTTTCCAGTAGCAACTTTCAATAAAAAGGAGTTTCGTATGAAGAAGATGTTTGGTATGGTTTGTATTGCTCTGGCCGCATTCATCATGGTTGGTTGTGGTGAACGCGCACCAACGAAGGATGAACTGGCTATCCGCAATGCTGATATCCTGGACTCTTATCGTGCCACCACGATCAGCAATGCCGATACACTGGCACGTGAGTATCGTGATGCTAATCCACGCCTTACTGGTATGAAGATTGTGACTCATCCTGATTTGATGATGACATCCGAGTGCTTGCAAGGTTCCGGTTGGATCTGGGTTTCGTTCATGGGTGAAAAGAACGAGAAGACCAAGGAAGTCGAAAAGTACAAGGCTTACTGCTCGACCCACTCTGCTCAGATGGGTTGCTTCCTTGAGAAGGACTTTATCGATACTGCTTTCTACAAAGAGCTGAAGCAGTGTAACCTCGGCATTAAGCTGCCATTCAAGTCGTTCACCGGTAAATGAACACAGCGGTTGGTATATTCGCAGGACGGGGTGACGTTATTCTTGCAATGGGAATGACTGGTGTCCTATTCTTCTGGCTTGGTTGGAAAGCTAAAGCTATGAAGGATTCTCTCACTGCGAAGTTCAGTAAAAAGAAAGAAGCATAACAGGAACAAGGTGACTTTGGTCACCTTGTTTTTTTATTTAAATCTATATTAATTGACACTAAGTAAATAGTAATTGTGGTAATTGTGATCATCTTAGCTTTAGACCAGCTGTTTAACTGTCTAAGGTGATATCATGATTACGAAAAAACTTGGTGTAGATTTTTTTGTTGAAGAAGAGCAGAAAAAATTCTTTAGTGCCGCTGCTTATACTTTAAATCCAGAAGAAGTTCTTGAGAATCATAACCGTGAGACTGGTACATTCGTCAGAGTTCATCCTGATGGTTGGATCATATCTGGTAGGATTGTTGAGGATTATTACTATTGGGTTAATGACTTTGAAGCAATCCATCCTGTCTACGGACGAGTGTGGGGAAACTTTGAAGAAGAAGTGTATGTGGACACTGAAGAAGGTTTTCAAGACTTTATGAATAAGCATGAACCACATGCTTGGGATTATTACGATATTTAATCAGATTAAGGTAGCTTCGGCTACCTTTTTCTTTTTTATACGTTTGAAAAAATCTTGGTTACATATATAATAAGTGTAGTAAATTCAATTCCTTCATGAGGTGATAAAATGAAACATTTGATTAGTATTGTTTTTCTTGCTCTTTCGATAGTTAGTGGGAATGCTATCGCTGCTTGTCATCCGGATGATGATGACTGCGCAGACAATTATGTCGGTGGTAAGAAATCGGCAGTTGGTGCTGACTTCTTCGACAAACAGAAGATTCCGCTGAAGTCTCAAGTCATGGCAGGGAACTATGCAAATATCAAGTCGTGTAACGATATTGCTGAAGTAAAAATTCCCAGCTCTGAAATCGGCTCTCGTCCGTACGGTCTCAGTGTTACGCGCAACAACGAAGCAATCAAGCCGCAACCTCAGGGACAGTTGTTCTCTGATGTGACGGAAATTATTGGTGTCAACGGTAGTGAGATTTATACCCGCACGACAAACCTCGGTGGTTCTCGTGAATGGGGTTATTCGCTCAATACCGTTAAGACAACCAAGTGGTTGCGTGACAATGTGTCTGTCGGTCGTCCGATCTACTTTGTTGCCAAGTATGTCGGTAACAGTAACCTGAATCTGGGCAGTGGTTCCAGTAAACGGGTTATGCCGATTCGTGAAGCAGAACTTGTTTGCGCAGATATTCTGTACAACAAATAAGCTCGATAAGAAGAACACCAGGGTAACTCCTGGTGTTTTTTTTTTGTTTTTGATATTTTTTTAAATACATATATATTAAAAGATGGAACCTATCAATTCCTTAAGGAGAAATAAATGAACACTGCAACTGATAAAGATTTTTGGACACAAGAAGATTTTGAAGAAACTGTATCTAGTGCTTTGATATCTTGTTTTGAAACCAAGATTAAAAAGTTAAAAGGAGCGCCGCCTCCTGATCGTTTAACGGAAGAACGTCTTTTTGCCATACGTCAATCAGGTCCTTATATTGCAAGCAGCTCTAGATTTCTTACTGCTGAAGCATATGACGAAGAGGACATCTTCAAAACTCGTTGGGGTTTTGATATGCAAAACGATGTTCTGCCTGAGTCTGGTTGTTACACTATTTTGCCAGAAGGGAAAACTGCAGAAACCAATCCCGATACTTATGCTATCACTGTTCATTTCAAGAAAGCTAATATTCTCGGGAAATACTGGCGGCAGCAAAGTGGTGGAACTTTATATGAATTGACTTTTCTTTACGCCCTTAAAGCTGGTGGAATTATGGGTGAACGTCGTTATATTACGGTTGATAAAACCGGAATGGTTTTCCCATGTAAACAAGTATTTCAATCACCTGCTGGTTATTACAAACACCAGGTAATTGAAACAGAACCTGTTATTCTCAAAGAAACAGAAATGATGGGTTCAGTTGTTTTGCAAATCTCGGCCGACCGTCGTTTTTGCTGGACAATTACTGCTCAAGAAGAAAAGGCAAAAGTTCATCTTGGTTGCATGCAGGAAGAAATAAAATCTCTTCTGTATGCGCGCTCTCTGCCAGTTACAGAGACTGGTCGTAAAAGACCTGTTCTGCATCTGATTGAGTCTCATAAACGTAGGCTGAAGAATGGTATTGATATTGATGTTACATCTTATCTTCGCGGTCAACAGACTGTAGAGATTAATGGAACACAATTCAAAATCAATGCACCGAAAGTTATGAAAGATAAACTTTCCGTAAATAGTCAAGTTAAGTACTATTGACCTAATCAAAAAAGACGGGGTTACTCTCGTCTTTTTTTTTATTTTTTATTAAACTTTTTGATACAACGCAAAAAGGAGTATAAAATGCAAAACGAAGTACAAAACCAAGAAAAAGACCCGCACTACGTTACAGTTCCTATTCTTGATAAGATGGATGCAAATGACAAAGAACGTTTCTGGTCTAATGTAGATATACAGCAAGGTAATCGTTGCTGGGAATGGAAAGGGCGTGTGTCTGAACGTGGTTACGGTCTCATCATGGTTGAAGGAGAACGTAACCCAGATGGAAGTAGAAACAAATATGATCTAAAAGCACATCGTGTTGCTAAAACTTTATCGGAAGGTGTTGAAATTCCTCCTGGTATGATTGTACGACACAAAGTTTGTGACAATCCTCCTTGTTGTAATCCTGATCATTTAGAAATAGGAACTCATGACGATAATATGCTGGACATGCATCTTCGTCGTCGTGGTAATATTGATTACACTAAACCTAATAAGTATGTAGATGTTGATATTTATGAGTTACAGTTAGACGATGAAGGTAATGCAACTTTTGTGATTTAAGAAAGATAAGGTAGCTAAGGCTACCTTATCTTGTTCTTGATGTTAATTTAATTACACATATATAACTTGACAATATCTGTTAGGAGATTACCGTGGTAGAATTTATTAAGAAAATTATGAGAGTCTGGTATGCTGTCAAGGAAGCTCATTACGCTATTAAAGAAGAAAAGAAACACCGTCAGAAACAGTTAGAAGAAGCTAATAGAGCTTTTGATAACACTATTAATTCTATTATGTATAAAGCTCGTTATGAACAACTTCTTAATGAGTATAATAAGTTAGTTAAACGTATCAATGAAAAAGGCGGAGAACAATTTCTTCAAAATGCAACATTTCAACCCGCAGGTATTCAATTGAGTAAAGAAGATCTAAAGTCTCTTATTCAACTTTGTCATCCTGATAAACATGGTGGTAAAGAATCAGCTGTCGAGATGACTAAGAAGCTTAATATTATTCGTGACAGCTTATAATAGTTTTTTACTATAATAATAATATCATGATATAATTAGGAGAAGCATATGCTTAACTTCATCAACAGAGGTATAGAGAAAATAAAATCCTTCTTTGTATTTAACAAAGAGCAAAGTGAAAAATGTCGTAAATGTTCTATTGTTAAACATGGCGGTGTGTCACCAGCTATTGTTTTTACACAGAGAAATATAAATCACGAGGATTGTGATTCTAACTGTGGTGTAGACAATAAACTCGTTTTTATTTCTGTTAGACTAATCATTGTTGTTTTGGTTGGTTATATTATTTATCGCTATGGCGCAATAGCACTTGATGTGATTAGTTACTACTTTAAATAACTCTTTCCAATACGGAGAATAAATAAATGGGTATCGTTACTGGTGCTGGTGGTAAAGGATCTGCTGAACGTCCTATTACCGATCGTGAGAAATTTGGTAATCGACATGATGCGATTTTTGGTCGTAAAGACGATCCGGTTAAACACTGTGATGTTTATAAGAAGGAAGGTTGTGCTCATGTTGATGGCATGCTCTGCAACATGAAGACCTGTGAAATTCTTATCAAATTCCGGGAGAAGGAAAATGGGTAAGAAGAAAATGAATTATCGTTGTAGCTGTTGTGGATTTGAGTGTGAGAAAGAAGATCAACTTCTTCAACATTGTGCAAAAGTTCATCCGAATGATCATGACTTACCTTATAAGATGGTTGGTAAGTTTGCTACACTTGAACAAGCTAATATTGCTTTTGGTAAGTTAATGATGGATAACCAAATTCTGATTCATAAAGTTCAGACTTTGGAAAATGATAAGAAGTCGCAACACGCCGAGTTGCTTCGTTTATCTAAGGCTATCAACATTTACAATGAGGCAGCTAAGAGTATTACTTCCACTATGTCTTTGCTGTCAAGTTCTCTTGAACCTTACCGCGAAGCTAACCAGAATGAGTCACACTAACTATTCAAATTACACTGATAAAGAACTTCTTCAGCTGCTTTCTGACAAACGCTCTAAGAGTCCAATTATTGATGAACTCTGTGATAGGTTGGAAGAATATAGTCCGGCATTCGACAGGGAAGAAAATGTGAAAGCTGAATGTCCTGTTTGTGAAGCTAAACTGAATGTCAATGTTGATGTTTCTGATTTAGGTAATTATCAGCTTATACTTACAGCTGAATGATAGAAGACACCAGGTTACTCCTGGTGTCTTTTTTCTTTTTCTAACTAATTTGGGTAAATAGCTTTTTGGGAGTTATAATGTTAGAAAAATTAATCTGTTTTCTTCAAGGGAAGGTAGCACCCTTAGGTCTGTTACTAACTTTAATTGTGTCGATTATTCTGACAGCAGTTGAAGTTAGGCATTATGGGTTAGGTGATCAGGAAGAGATTATTCTTTTCTTTATGTTCACGTTTCTTTTTTCAATTTTCATTTTTCTTTTGTTAGCAAAGATTTATGAGCTATCTCAAGAAAAGGTAGAACCAACTCAACTTGCGGAGAAAGAAGAAAATGACTAAGTTTATTTTATTTCTTGCTGTAATTTTTATAACAGGTTGTTCAGCTACTAAAGTTTCTGAAATAAGAACTTTAGAATCACCTCCAGAGATGCAACGCGAAACAACTGTTTCTTCTGCGCCTATTATTATTACACCAACAAAGAAATATAGCCAAACAAACTATAATCTTCTATATAAAGCTTATCTTTATCCTTCTGATAAATTACAAACAGAATTAATTACATTTGTTTATCTTCCGAAAAAACCTACAACAGATAAAGAACTAAAACTTTATAAACAAATTTGTGACGAGTGGAGTTATGCTGTTTTATCTTACGCAGATGCTTCAACTAACTATGACAGTAATTCTGAAAAATTAATTCCTTTTTACTGGTTTGTAAAAACAAAACCAATTACATTTAATTGTGATTCCATGATTGAACAGTACGACTATGCGCGTGCTAAACAACTCATGAGGAAAGTAAAACTTGATATCAATAAAACACAATTTGTAGCTCTTTATAAAGAAATTAAAGTTACGATGAATGTTTCTTCTTTAGCAGAAGAAGAGGACGTTGTTAAAGCACTTCAGGGTTGGTCTACTTACATGACCAAAACACCTGACAAAGACGAAGTTATTTATGTTTTTAATATGGTAGATTCTCTTAAGAAGGTATTAGGTGCTTTAGAATATCTTGTTACTACTAAACTTAAAGGTTAGTGAATATTAAATAATTGCATATATATCTACTGACTAATAAAAAGGAGATATCATGTTAACTAGAGATGGTGAAATGTATACATTCGAAACACCGCTAATCGGTGGTGTTATTATGAAGCATTGTTTTAACTATGGTCAGTATCGAAAATATCGAGAAGCCATAGGTCAAGATACTTCAAGACCTGAACTTATTACTCGTATTAAAAATCATCCAGCTATTGGAACTGCTTTCCAACGTGAAGATGGTTCTATTGGTATTATTGAAATTGTTAGCAAACATTGGTGGTTTGGTTATTACGAACATATTGTTTATCGTGTGCATAATACTAAATCGCACGGCACAGGAGTCTATAGAAATATCTCTTGTGTCTGTGAATCAATAAAAGAATCTGCTCAAGAGTTTTTAACTTACAAAATTCTCAATCCTTCTGAAGTTCCTCCTGAAACAATTAAACTGGATGATTAAAATGTTTAACTGGTTGAAAAATCTATTTAAAAAGAAACCTAAACCACCTTGTCCTAAATGTAAAGATACTGGTGAAATACTTCGACCCGCCTATAAGATCGGATCGATGACTGAATATGATGTAATCAAGTGTGACTGTAAGAAGTCTAAAAAGAAATAGAAGACTAGGTGGGTAACCACCTAGTTCTTTTTTTTTTTGAATTTTTTATGATTACATATATAATAAATGGAATATTAACCACTACACTCTTAAATGAGTAAGGAGCATTAAATGACGAAAAAATACAGAATGTCTGAAGAAGATCTTGACAGACTTGTTCACAATGCAGCAATTCTTCAGAATGCAAATAAAAATGCAACCTGGGTCGGTTGTCTTATGCAAGTTCAGTCAGATCTTTTTCCTAAGGAAAAACATTACTCAAAAGGAACTTTTTACAATATTTCGGAAGATCTGAAGAAAAGAGCCTCCATGGGTAAGATTGTTGTTAACCCTTTGTTCTATGGTGAAAAGCCAAAGGAAACGGTTGAAAAGCCTGAAGTCAAACTTCCATCACTAGGTACTGGTTTTCAACCAACACAGACTTACAAAGGTCCTGATGTTGCTCCGCCAATAATGCCTAATTATACCAAGCCAAAGAAAATACCTGGTATTCTTGATCGTTTTACTTTCAGTGACAAGATCTCAGAAATGGCTAGCTGTTTGGCAAAGCAGTTTGAAGACCAGCTTACCAATGAACTTGAAGCTGCTTTAAGCACAGCCCTCGGTAATGTTGAACGAAGCTTCGCTAAGAAGTTGGAAGATGCTCGCAAGATCACAGGGCAAAAGAGACAACAACTGCCAAGAGTCATGGTGATTGGTGTTATGGGAGAAGTTGCTTTCCAGACTGAATCGGAATATGGCGAAATGCTCGACTTGCGTTTTTATAAGCAAGAAGAAAACCTAAGCCTAATTCGTTCTCAGGCAAAGCACTGTGACTATGTTGTTCTGATTGTTGGTCACATCAATCACGGTCACCAAGATTGTGTTCGTGAACATCCTGGTCTGATCTTCTGTAATGGCGGTGTTACACAGATGAAAGAAATTCTGCTAACGCTTGCTTGCAAATAAGAACAAGGGACTTCGGTCCCTTGTTTTTTTTTTTATGTTTTAGAAAGTACTATGATGCCATATATAATAATTGTATATAACGTACAGGAGAAATAAATGACTGAAGAAAAAGTAAAGGCTTTGTTCCTGCTTGCAGATATCAAAGTTCTTAAATTATGGAAACTTGAAAACAAATATTGGCCTTCCGCATATGTCGATATGATTATGGCTAACCCTTGGTGGTTAGTTAAGACTCCACTTGGTTTGATCGAGATTGGTAACCGCAAACGTGTTGTCAATATTGATTGGTCTGATACTAGTATTCGTAAAGTTATCACTGAAGATGATGTTACGAAAGATAACACTATGGTTCATGCTTGGACAGATGAAAAGATTATTGAATATCTTAAAGCTTTGAACAAAGCAGCTAGAGAGGCTACTAATGCATCCGCCGATCAAAACTAAGTTTAAGCAAAACGATAAAGTTATTATTAAAGAAACTCTATTTAATGAAAATGGCTGGGCTGCCGCTCAGCGTGGTGAAACCATGTATGTCTTTGGTTTCACCAATATTTTTACTGATCGTAAACCTTTTACGGTCTACTTGTTATTAAGTCAAGATTTCTTTGAAAATAAACTTGGTAAGGGCGGGATAGAAAACTATCCTGATAATAGTGACATCGTTCTTGTAAGAGAACACGAAATTGAACTGGTGAAATAATGGAAACCAAAGAAAAACCTTTTTCTGAAACTTTATGCGAGCTTCTTCGTTTCTCAAAACGTCACGCAGAATCTTTTACTGTTGAATCTCTTCGTGAGTGTCTAGGTCCTTTATACCATAACAATATGCGGTTGAAAGATATTCTCATTGTTATTGATAATGCTTTTCGTGAGATGATTCAGATTAAAGAGTTCGAGATAGGTGCTCGACCTACTTTGTATCTTGAGATCATTATGGCTCCATTCAATGGTATTGTTCCTTTGGGTGAAAGTATTATCTTTGGTCCTAAACCTGATGAAAAGTTTACGATCGAAGAATTCTATAATAAAATCATTGCTGATTACATGCACAAGTTTATGCAAACTCGTGTTGATTGGTGTCGTGAATATCTATTCCCTGAAGAAAAAGGAGTAACAAAATGAAAGAACGCTGCATTAATGTCCGTGCTTTCGATGTAGGTGATGAAGGCTTTGGTCTATTTCTTGATTTAAATGATGACAGTACTTTTGTTGTAGATGAAATGTCCAACGAAATCGGACTGAAGTTTGACTCGTCGACCTATATCTATTATAAAAATGAAAGAATTGGAAAACTTCGTTTACCGTTTAATCACGAGCAACCTAATATTCAGGTTACGTTGTTTGATAGTTTTGCTAGAAAAAATAAAGATATGGTACATAAAACAAATGAAAATATGGAAACCACAATAGACTCAGGAGTTTATAAAGAACATGTTGAGTGTTATTTGGATACAGAAGTATTTGTTACCAAGTATCTGATAGAAAATAAACTCATTACTGTGGAAGTATGATGGCTGACGTTATTGGACCTAATAGTTATCTTCCCGGTCAACAGCTTAAAGTTCCTGAAGGTATGATGTGTGATGATCATGAAGATCGTCCTGCTACACATCGTATAGTAGGGGAAACTGACTCATTCGGTAGTGAGTTGATTGATTGGTGTGACGAGTGTTATAACAAGTACTTGTCTGCTAAAGAAAATCCTGAATATAATTATAGTTGTGATCATTGTCAAGCTGTTGATTGTAAAACAACTGCTACACGAGATCCTGATGAAGGTTCCTGTGGTCCTATTTACCATCTCTGTGATAATTGTCTGAAGAATCTCAGAGACTATCATAATGACAATTGAACAGACTATTGAGGCAATAGTTATCTATCAGTGTGCTGAATGTGACACTGAAATTAAAAGAAAGACAAAAGTATATAGCCTGAAAGATTTTCTTTATATGGCTAATTGTCAACCTAATTTTTACTATCAAGACTCTTCAACTAAAGAGTACTTTATTATCGTTAGACCTATTTGCGAGACATGTCAAACGTAAGAAGATCAGAGGGCATCTAGCCCTCTGATTTTTTATTTATTTTACTATAAATACCTTGTACACAGGTACAAAAATAACGACACTAAGGATTCAGGAATAGTTTATTTTTTCATGTTTTGAGACTCAAAGTTGGTAATATCGCTATGAGTTGAAACAGGTATTTTACCGAGAGAGAACTTGTTCTCTCTCTTTTTATTTTTACCCGAATATTCATTTTTTTATTTTTATCATCCATCACTTGGATTACAGATTTCTTCAAATTTTCACACAAGAAAAGGACTGATAATGAACACCGCTGTGCACCTTGAACCGCAAGAAATTAGCATTGATGCCTTCATGGAGAAGTATGCTAAAGGTAGTGAACAAGATATTCCGCAACTGCAAAGCCGTGTAGCGGTTGCATTAGCTTCTATTGAGCAAGATCCTAATCATTGGGGTCCTGTTTTCTTTGAAGCACAACAGAATGGTTTCATTCCTGGTGGTCGCATTAATTCTGCCGCTGGTATGAACTCTGAATCTACTTTAATTAACTGTTTTATCCAACCAGTTGGTGATGCTGTCAGTGGTTTTGATCATGACGGTTATCCTTCTATTTATATTGCCCTGGGTGAAGCTGCTGAAACGATGCGTCGTGGCGGTGGTGTGGGGTATGACTTTAGTCGCATTCGTCCGTTCGATGCGTACGTCAAGGGTACTCAGTCACATGCATCAGGTCCGTTGTCTTACATGCGTGTTTTCGATCGTTCGTGTGAAACAGTTGAATCTGCTGGCGGTCGTCGTGGAGCACAAATGGGTGTTCTGCGTTGTGATCATCCAGACATCTTTAGTTTTATTACAGCTAAACGCACCAAGGGTGAATTCAATAACTTCAACCTATCTATCGGTGTGACTGATAAGTTCATGAAGGCTGTTGAAGATAAAGCTATGTGGCAACTTGTTCACAAAGCTAAACCTTGTCCTGGTTATATCGAAGAAAACAATAGCTACTTAGATGAAGCAACAGGTGTCTGGGTTTGGAAAACTATTCCTGCATCTGATCTTTGGGATCTGGTCATGAAGTCGACATACGACTTTGCCGAACCAGGTATCCTGTTCCTTGATCGCATGAATGAAGAAAATAATCTTTACTATTGCGAAACCATTGAAGCCACTAATCCGTGTGCTGAACAACCTCTTCCTCCTTACGGTTGCTGTGATCTTGGTTCCATCAATCTAACCAAGTTTGTTCGTAACCCGTTTACACCTGAAGCTTACTTTGATGAAGACGCCTTCAGGGATACTGTCCGTATCGCTATTCGTATGTTGGATAATGTTCTTGACGCTACTGCCTGGCCTCTGGAAAAGCAGCGTCAAGAAGCAATGAATAAACGCCGTATTGGTCTTGGCTTCCTTGGCATTGGTGACGCAATCATCATGCTTGGTAAGTGGTATAACAAGTCCGATGGTGTTGATTTTGCTAAGTATGTTTCTGAAGTTATGCGCGACACCGCATATATGACTTCAATTGATCTTGCTATTGAAAAGGGTGCTTTCCCGTTCTTTGATAAAGAAAAGTATTTGTCAGGTAAGTTTATTTCTCGGCTTCCGCAATATATCAAAGATCGTATTGCTGAACATGGTATTCGTAACTCCCATCTGCTGTCGATCGCTCCTACCGGCACGATCTCTTTGGCATTTGCTGATAATGCTTCCAATGGTATTGAACCTCCGTTCTCGTGGGTTTATGACCGTTTGAAGCGTATGGCTGATGGTAGTAAGAAGACTTTTGAAGTGGCAGACCATGCTTGGCGTTATTATCGTGCAATGGGTCATGACATGACTAAGTTGCCTGATAACTTTGTGACAGCTTTGGAAATGTCGGTTGAAGCACATACTGACATTATGAAGGCTGTTCAACCTTATATCGATACAGCTATTTCTAAGACAGTTAATATTCCTGCTGATTATCCGTATGAAAAGTTTAAAGATCTGTACATGTATGCTTGGAAGTCTGGTCTGAAAGGTCTTGCCACCTATCGTCCGAATGACATTCTGGGCGCGGTTCTTTCTGTTAAGAAGGAAGAGACAACTGTCGCTCCTGTCGTCAAGGAAGAATTTGATGATAATGGCAAAACACTCGATCAGATCATCGATGAAATGTATGCTCAACCATTTGAGTCACGCAAAGATGGTACTCTGCCTAGCATTACTATTAAGGAACGTTTCCATACCAGCGATGGTGAAAAGAAGTTCCTGATTGTTATTAGCTTCATGAAGATCATTCGCAAGACTCGTTTTGGTACTATCACTATTCGTCGTCCTGTTGAATTTATTCTTGAAGCAAACTTTGGTGTTAGCAGTTCCTCTTGGGACTCTGCTTTCCGTACGATGAGTGTTGGTGCGCGTTACGGTGTTCCTGTCACTAAACTGATTGAAAATCTGCGCGAGATCAGTTGGGAACATGGCACTGTTCGATATGGCACCAAGATGAAGGATAACAAACCTGTTCCGCTGTGGCATAGTTCTGATGCCGCTGCTATGGGTTATATTATTGAACAAGCTCTGATTGAAGATGGTTTCTTAACCAAGGAAGGTAAATTGGCTAAGAAATATAAGATCGTTAATGACACTGGTGAACCTATGACTGATGAAGTCGATGAGGTTGTTACTAATAATGAAGTCAAAAATGAGACATCTGAAGTTAAGGAACTTGCACCAACCGGTAAAAAGTGTCCTGACTGCGGTGCTTATAATCTTGTTAAACGTGATGGTTGTTCTATTTGCGAAGCTTGTGGATACGAAGGAACCTGTGGTTAATTAAATAGAAGAGCTACTGGCATCACCAGTAGCTCTTTTTATATTTGAAAATAAATGGTTGACATATATATTGATTGTACTAATCAGGAGTAAACATGGTATATATTATTGTTAAAAATGCTGGACCTTCTTGGGTTCATTATTTTGTTGAAGATCCAAAACTTGATGCAGTCCATGCATCGTATTCCTGTCATGGAAGTTTTACTGCTATGACGCTAAATATCAAACCAAGCTACGAAGATTTTAAAGAAGCTGAAGAGGATTGTGCTAAATTAAATAAAGCTAATCCTATTGGTGATTATGAAGTTTGTGTGCTGAAAAGATAATGGAAATACGTATCTTTAGATCTTGGTCTTATGTTCCCGATAGGAATGGAAGACTAGGTGGACCTACTCAATATGTATTGGTTCATCATGATCAACTTCAATATAGAGAACAAAGCTGGATGGATTGGAAACCTGTTCCTATCGAGGAAGATGAAAAACCAATGCATCCTGACGATATAGAACGTAGGAAAGATTTACAGGAAATAGACGATATGTTGTCTAAGGCTATTGCTAATGGAACTATCAAACTTCCTAAGTCTTTAGATTTAAGTCAACCAGAATAAAAAAGACACCGGAGGTAACACTCTGGTGCTTTTTTTTTTTTAACTTATCCTATTCATGATTTGACCTATCATTCTGGGATTATTATGTCTGCAATGTCCGTAGAATCCTCGATGCTCTATCCAGATATTCAGGACATCATCGAGAATCCAGCTCAAGATTATGATGCAATTTTTGCTTTCGAAACAAAACTGCATACAGATGAAAAAGACTTAGATTATACTGATGGTATTGCTCTTGTTGATATCTATATTGTTAGAGATTATATTGAAAATATTTCTGACTATATTGAAGTTAAACTGAGCATACCTCCTGGTACTTTCTTATATGATGTTTACGATAAACTCGATAATATCGAAATCACTATTATTACGACGAAACAACTTCGTCAAACCAATGGTTCACCTTTAACTGTTAAAGAACGTTATAAGGGTGTTTACTTATTAGAAAAGAATAGTTCTGTTCCTAACACTATTAAACAAACAAAAGATGATTTAAATAATCAGATGCCGTTGATTGTTACTTTTCAGTTGTTAGATCGTTCGGTTGAAACATTGCGGATAAAAACGACTCAAGGTAACTTTGATAAAGGTATCAATGGTAATAAAGACATGGGGATTGCGACTTTCTTTAAGAGTCTAATCTCAGAACAATCCAATAAGATACTTATTGAAAATAAACCAGCTCTAGATGGTATTGATATTGAAGAACCAGATAACTCCGATAATTTAAAGGCAGTCACTGTTCCTTCATTCACACGAATTATTGAACTTCCTGAGTTAATTCAAGAAAAGAATATTGGTGTTTATAACGGTGGTATAGGATGTTATGTTCAGAAGTTTGGAACTGACCCTTATACTTATAAAAAGAATATGTTTATTTATAGTCTCTACAATGGAGACAAATATCAAAAATCAGAGTTTAAGACAATGTTCTTTGCTCCTATTTCGTCAAGTCACTCTGGTGGTGATAACACCTATAAGTATAAAGATAAAGTTCTTAGAATATTGCCGCATAACATATCCAAGATCAGTGATAACAAAGAAACTTCTGTGATGTCTTCAGGTAGTGGTTTTAGAATGTCTAACGCCAATAGCTTTATGAAGAAACCTGTTGAAATGACTGAATCTGGTCCTAAGTTTAAACGTAATGAACTTAGCTCTGAAGTTATCTTTAAATCGCGTTCTGACGGTCTTAATTTTGCACCTAATAAGAGTGTGTCAGGTAATCAGTTTAAATTGACTGCAGACCTTCTACGTAAGAATGGGAACTATATTAAAGTTGAGGTTAGCAACTTAGACCATGATTTTATATACCCAGCTGCTAAATGTAAAATTTTGTACGAAGATAAAGGTGGTGGTATTACTGAAGTCTTCGGCGTTATTCATATGGCTATCATCAGTTATAGTAATCCAAATCCGAGTCCTGTTATGTCTCAACGCAGTCAAACTGTTAGTTTAACTGCTCACACATCCTTACAGGTATTTGTTAATAGTAAGTGAGATTAAAAATGAAAAAATTTCTACAAAGACTTATTGGTAAGAAAGATGTATTAAAAAAGTTTAGTTCTACGACAACAGATGCTACTCAGGGATCAAACGCTAAACGAGATCTTGATCCAGAAATTGGTCCATTGATTGATCGTCTTAAAAAAGGTGAAATCATAAATAATGGTGAACTGAATAAATTAGCTCAGTTCTATTTCAATGTGAAAGAAATACCAGGAGTATGTCATAAGTTTAACACTGCTTTACTTGAAGGCATGACTTTTGATATTGTTGGTGTTGAAACTGAAACTAATGAAGTGAATGATATTGTAAACATTCGCTTAACTATGCGTGAAGTTATTTACAATATAGATCTCAGCATGAAAATTTCTGTTAAGGATTTTCACGAGTTCATGACACCGATTAACCCTGTTGAAATTTCGTAAGGAGTTTTTTTAAATGATGACCAACTCACAAGTAAAAGATGTTATCGTCGCAAATCTTGGCGATGATCGCATTTTCTCTATTCAAGCTTTTCTTACTCGTCTGATTGAACGTAAAGTTCATGGTGATGGTATTGAACAGTACCGTATTAAAGATAAAGTGTCTGGTAACTGGGTCACCGATCTTAATGATTTTATTGCTAAGATTGATGCTAACTCACTGAAACCTGATTACTTTTATTACTCTGATAAGATGGAAGGTGATCGTGTTCATCCGATCGCGGTTAACCTTGCCAATTTTGAAGTTTATTTGGACGAACACAGTGATGAGGATAATATCTACACCCAGATGTTCGGCAAGAGTCCTGTAAAGAATATTCTTCTTTTAATCAATTATCTGTCAGACGCTGATCCTGTTCTCCCTCTGAAGATTTTTGAAATTAAACTGTTAGCACAAAAATAACTGTCACCTAACTAGGTGTAGCAATGGAACAACAAATTCAAGAAGTCCAAGCTCAAGGTTTCAAACCTGTCGTTTTTATTGAGAAGTCACTTGTTCATTTGCTCAAAGATGATCATGAGCTTATGATGCTTAGTCGAGCTGCTCGTCGATTAAACGTGACTGTCTTTAATGATGACGATATTGCGAAGTTAAACCGTATGCACAAAGCTTATGTGTTTCGATATGGAACTATTCCTCTCGACACAGAAGCTAAGGTGAAACGTAAAGGCGGAAAGATTATCTCTGGTAATCTTAAAGTAAAATAGTCAAGTCAGAGACCGGGTGACCGGTCTCTGATTTTTCTATAGTTACATATATACTTATTGAACTTAACCAAGGAGAAAGTTATGAGTAATAGTCATCATGGTAAATTAATTGCTGTTGTTATTCGTCATCTACAGGACAATCGCCCGGTTGTTTCTGCTATTATCAATCAGTCGGATGACAAAGAAGTTGATGACCAGGTTCATTATTTAATGTCTAAAGCTAAAGAACATGTTCATACCTTTATTAAAGAGTTTGTGGAATTTAGCAAGGCTGTCTGGTATATTGACATTTGTGATGAAACCACTCTTCGAGTAATGACTTCTGAATGTATGCTAGAACATAATAAAAAGAAGTAAGTAATATAAGAACAGAGTTAAGTCTCTGTTCTTTTTTTTTTTGGTTTTAGGTGAATTTTTTGATTAATTACAATCGGGATACAAATATGCCTACTTTGTCACTTAACAAGCACTACGGCTTCTCTCTTTATCCTAACTCTGTTCTGGGTACTGTTTATAAGAATGCCAAACTTGTTTCTATTTTGGATTACAATACTGCGTTGAAGTTTTCTAATATTGAACTTCTGCATAAACAAATCTATCCGTATCTTCCTCCTGGTACAAATTCTAATCACATTGAATATACTTATTACTTGTTCAAACACAATGATAAGGATGTTGTGATTGCTGATGTTTGGATTATCAGTGGTAGTGTTGAAGAGTCATCTGGTTTGAATTACACCATTAGACTGAACAACATTTCTAATGCACAATATAGTGCTGTCCGTGATCAGCTTAGATTACTAGGCATTCCGTTCGATATTCTTTGAGCTATAGGAGAATATCCATGGAAAAGAAATATACAACTTTGGTCTTTGTTGACCGAACTAATTATGAAAGTTTACAAGGTGCAAGTTTTAGTAACGAAGATGTTTCTAAAATTCCCTATAAAGACTTCCCTAATGTTTCATTGTTGACAAGAGCTTCTATTGTTAATTTGAATCGTGAACTTAATAAACTCTTGTACTTCTCATCACTGTCTGATGATTTCTACGACGCTCTGATTCTTCTGAGTGCTCAAGAACGTCAGTATGTAAAAGATAGCTTCAAGGTCAATTTCTGTGGCAAGGTAACCCCTGAATGTTACAGTGATAAAAAATATTATGAAATTGTTGTCCTTCCTGATAACACTCTTTTGATTGTTGTCGAAGAAGGCTTCTTGACATTTGTAACAGAGTCTAAGGAAAACTTCTTACAGTTTATCCTAGATTGCCTCTGTTATCAATATAAATTTAACTTGTTCAGTTCTCTGTTCAAGACCTATGTCAGCATGAAGCTGAATGATACTTACTTCAATCTTATCAAGTCTCGTTTTAACTAAAACAGATTTTTCAACTTTCCCTTTTTTCGTAAACAGGAGTAACCATGTCTATTCACAAACTTCTCGCTGGTCGTAAGTCGCTGGTTGTTGATCCGATTGGTCAACTGACTGAACAAGTTGGTCAGATCACTGCTTCCCGCAGTTTCAATGACGAAAAGATCGGTCAATATCTGGCTGCTGAAAGCCTTGACTCTGCTGCTGAAAGCGCCCTGACGAACGTCTATAACAACATCGAATCTTCGATGAAGACGATCGCTCAACAATTCGGTCTGGCTGTTGAAGGTTTCCAACTGGAAGCTGCAACTCTGTCCGGTATGCTGGGCAGCAATCCGAAGCAATTCCTGAGCACCAAGCCGAAGAGCGTTGGTTCTGACGCTATCGTTATGGTTTCTGGTGTTGCTGATAGCTTCATGGAACGTCCGCAAGTCGCTACCGAAGCTTATGACGAGCGTGACAACCGTAATGCACAGCTGTTCTCGATCATCTACAATCTGCTGGCCTCACGTCAAGACGAATTCGGCGAAACCTTCTTCCCGACGATCGTTGTTAACCCGAATGAAGTCGGTGTTACCCTGTCCGCTAAGCTGTTCTACGTCTTCAATGACTTCAAGCGTTCTGTCACCGGATCGCTGGCTAACTATGCTCGTAAGAGTGTTATCCGCGCCTATGCTGATGCTGAAATCCTGAAGAACGAAATGACCCGTGCTATTCCGGTTCTCCGTAACGGTGGCGGTTCTGACGACAACTCTGACAAGTTCGTTCCGGTTGCTGATGTTCCGGCCTGGACTGTTGCTGTCGGCGGTGGTATCAGTATCCAAACTGGTGCTGTTAAGGTTGACACCAAGATCGATCTGATCGGTATTTCTCAGACCAACGAACTGCTGAACAGCGGTATCATGGGTCCTTCAGACGCTCTGGACACCTTCATCAAGCTGGAATCAGTTTACCTGAAGGTTACCGACGGTACCAACACCGATGTCATCCGCGTTCAAGTTGACGAAAAGCCGGGCTCTACGTTCACGTATGCTCCGCAAGGCAACTATCGTCGTATGCTGTTGGCAATGGATTCGGACGCTCTGGTTCTGGACGCTTCGACTCTGGACGTCACTGGTGCTGCTCCGGCTTCTCTGCCTGAACTGGCTACTCACAAGGCTCGTATCCAGCTGTCTATCTCTGGTAACGTGTCTCTGGACAAGGGTGACTGCCTGGTTTCTGGTGGTACGCTGGGTCTGGTTGCTCTGCGTAATGCTTCCGACATGCTGGTCTCTGGTGCTACCTTCAACACCCTGGCTGGTAAGATCGCTGCTGCTGAAGTCATCGGCTATACGCTGACTGCCTTCCGTGCTAACAGCAACATCCGTCAACGTGGTCAGCTGCTCGACTCTCAAGTCGAATACCGTGTGATTCCGGTTCCGTACCGTTCACCGCTGTCCATCATCATGCCGGTTGTTAATGCTTCTGGTGATGACAACTCCGCTCTGCAAACCCTGATCACCACCACTGGTATCCGTGTTTCGAACGAAGCTGTTTCAGCTCTGCTGCGTGCTCAAGTCTCCCTGGCTTCGTACGCTCCGGTTGCTGACGCTAACGGCGACCTGCCAGAAATCAATGCTTTCGGTCATCTGTATGTCAAGCCGATCTACTTCCACGAAGCTATCAATCTGGAAGGCACCGTTGACAGCCTGAAGTCCCATGAGAAGATCAAGGACATCCGTGCTGCTCTGGTTGAAAAGCTGCGTTACTACGCTAATGAAATGTATCGCTCTTCGGAATACAAGGCTGCTGCCGCTGTTCTGACTGGCAACACTGGCTTCAAGCCGACCATTATCGTTGGTACCGATCCGGTGATCTACAACTATCTGCAAGCCGATGGCGATCTGCGTACGCTGGGTGAAACCTTCGACGTCCGTATCGTTTCGACTCTGGATAGCCGTGTCAAGGGCAAGATCTTCGTGTCCTTCGGTGTGTTTGACTCTGCTCGTAACACCGGTATCAATCCGCTGAACTTCGGCAACATGCTGTGGTCGCCGGAACTGACCGTTGTTATGCCGGTTAGCCGCGATGGTCAAGTTTCTAAGGAACTGATCGTTTCTCCGCGCTTCCTGCACACTGTCAATCTGCCGATGATGACCATGCTCGAAGTGACCGGTCTGCCGGAAGTTACTGGCAAGGTTACTGTCAATATGCATACTGTTTAATCAGTAGCAATATAAGATACCAAGAGGCAGCAATGCCTCTTGGTATTTTTATCTTTTGTTTCTGAAGAAATGTTAATACCATATATAGTACTTGTTCATATGACATAGGGAGTTCACGTGAAAGTAGTTACAAAAAGTCTAAGAATGGTGAATGTTGCTGCCTATTTAACTAGTCTCAATAAAGCATTCTTGGGTGTTAACGATAAGACGTACGAAACAAACTATCTTCCTGTTATACAACAATTTGATATCAATCCAACTGCTGGTATTAAGTTTTGTTACTATGAAGTTAAAAAGGGTTTAAATTCTGATTCTCCTGTTATCCATACAAATGTTAGCAGAGATATCGAGGACTATGATCCTAATAATAGTAGAAAAAATCTACACATCAATGTTCGTAAAGAAAATAAATTTATCATTGAAAAGGGTGGTCTCTCCCTAGGTCCTGCTTTTATAGTTGCTAATTTCACGACTGAACCGATCACTGTTTATGACAATCTAAATGGGTCAACTGTTTTCCATCCAGTAGAACAGAATAGACTAACAAAAGCCTTTGAAGGTAAAATTATTGTTTTTGCAATTCATCGTATAACAACGCCTACTAACCATAGTAGAGCAACTGGAATCAGCGGTAATTATTTAAAAGACTATCTGGATCATCATAAATTTAATCCATCTGAAATGGATAAAATGCCTGGTGATAAATTTCATCAGAGTTTAAAGCTTCGTTATTTCGTATCTCAGGCTTGGGATAGTTTTATTGAGAAAAATGAAGATACAGATGTTCCAGAAATTAAAGCTATCACTATGGGTGTTCTTACGCCCAGAATGTTTATAGATGATACAACTGAAGAAGAAGTTTCTGTTTTCTTCCGTGATTTAGATTTATATTTTACGAAGAGTAAAAACTTCGTGCCTATTATTAACCCAGCGTGTAGCCGTAGTTCTGACTTTGCTGAGTTAAAAGAAAATGTAGTCCCTGGGTCTCCTTGTATATTCATGGTAGATCCTGATAACGAAATGAAACCTCGTTATTATTCATTACATAACAAAGTTCATCTTGTACCTAAGATCAAATCAAAGTCTAGGGAAAGGGGTCTCTGGATTGGTAAATTTGATAAGAACTTTGATGTTGTTGAAGCATACCATATTCCTGTAAATGAAATTAACACTGTTGACTTTCTTTTTGAGCATCAAGATGAAGCTCGAGATGCATGCAATTTGAGAGAAAAACGTGAGCGTGATCTTAAAGATAGAGAAGCTAGTTTCAGAGAAAGGGAGAATGAGTTAAAGCTTGAAAGAGCACAGTTCGAACATGAATCTAAGATTAAACTTAGAAAAATGGAAGAAGACCATGCGGCTTTTAAACATAAATTAGAGCAAGAATCTCTTAACTCTAAAGCAGCCTATGATTGGAGTAGTAACACTATGAAACATCATTTCGATGAAAGAAAGTATGCTCGAGATGATCTTCGGCATGAACGAGACTCGTCTCTCGAAACACTTAAAACTGTTGCTGCCGTTGCTGGTGTTGTTGCTACTGGTTTTGTTATTGTCAAACAGCTTGGGAAAGCCTAGTGACAGAAGACTATTCAATCGCATATATAAAACATATAACACACCTGTTAAGTACAGGTGTGTCATTATTTTTTAATAATTTAATAATTAATCTAGAATAGTTTGTCGCCACCAGGAGGTTCCCTTGAAAACACTAGCCCAATTTATCGCGGATAAAACTCCTAAATTCAATCAACAGGCAGTAGAAGGTCTCTGCTACCACCGATTGAACAATGCTATTGCATATATCGATAACTTTATTAAGTATTCATGTAACAGTAAGACGAACACCCATTTACAATACTTAGGCTACAGGGAACTGTTGCCTAAGGAAGAAAATAAGTTTTTGTTTAATAAGACTAGCAAGGTTATTCACGATATCGCTGAAAACGATATTTATCTTGTTGAGTTTATGTTTAAGTATGGTGATGAAGAAAATATTCGTCGTCATCATTTCTATATCCCGTATATGAACAAGGGTAACATCATTCATCTGAGTGGTAATAACTTCCTTGTGATGCCTGTTCTATCGGATAAGGTTATCAGTATCGGTGATAAGATCATCTTCATTAACATCCTGACTGCTAAGTATAGTTTCACTCGTACTTACTTCAGTATTCAAGTTCAGCAACCTGGTCAAACCAGTGGTGTGTTTAATCGTGTTTCTATTGTGAACACTGAACTTTATAAGAATCAAGTTAAGAAGCTGGAAGATACGACCAAGGCTAACACTACGGTTATGCATTACCTGCTTGCTAACTATGGTTTCACAAAGACTATGCATATGTTGCTTGGGTTTGTTCCTAAGCCGATGTATGATTATAGTAAGACTGATAAGGTTGTGTTATCAAGCACTGGTAACGCACCTCATGGTTATATCAGGAACAAACAACTCTATCAGAAGACGAGTATTAAGTTTGTTGTTGATGAAGACAAATACAACGAAGATGTTCTTTACGTTGTTGGTAATCTGTTTTACATCATCGATAACTTCCCTGAAGCTATTAGCATTGACGAACTGGATAACACGCTTATCTGGAAACGTTTGCTTGGTGAGATCATCCACTCTGGTAATCACGGTCTTGCTTATCTCAGTGAAAAAATCAATGCACACTTTAACGATCTGAACTCGAGCTTTGATACGATTACGATTGGTAAACTGCGTGATATTGGTGTTGACTCTAACAACCTGATCGGGTTGCTTGGTGTTATCTTTAAACAGTTTAATAACTGGATTATGAATGCAGAAGTTCGTAGTCTATATCATAACAAGACATATGAGATCGAATCGTTTATTTTGTCGCATCTGACTTCTCGTATCACTCGTATAGTTCTTGATATTAATAAAGAAGAGCTTCGTATCAATAACGAAAAGCTTGACTCTAAGATTGTTGATAAAATCTTTAAGAAATACTTCGTCACTCGAGCGATATTTTCGCTTAAGAAAGACAAACAATATGTAACGAGTATCGAGTATTCTGGTGATCATCTGTATCCGAAAAATACGGCTATGGTTGTTCAACAAGAATCTGATTTCGTTAACATTAATAATGCTGACGTAAATACATCCGAGAGAAAGAAGATTGTGGCTAGTATGGCGACAGTTGGAAGTATTCTCGGACTGAGTAAGAAGAACCCTGTTCCTGTGGTTCGTCTTAACCCTTACGTTAATATTGATTTGGCTACGGGATCTGTGCTCCCGCATCCTGTCTTTAATAACATTATTGAAGAAACGGATAGACTGCTCGCTAACATCACTGTGTCGGAAGACATTCAGGATGGTGACGAGTTTGTTCCGGATCTACTGTTAGCAGAAGGGGTCGAACTCGAAGACGATGATAGTTCGTCTGACGATTTTGAATTGATGGAACAAATTGACACTGATTAAGTCAAAGGAGAATAGTAGATATGCATCATCGTTTTTCTAGTCCACATCCAGCTGGTGGCCACATGCAGATGCAACAACAGCATCAGCAAATGGTTCAGCAACAGCAACAACAAGTTCCCGGACTGGTTCAGTTGCCGAATGGATTGATTGTACTTCCTAATGGTCAGCAAGTAACTCCACAACAGGCACAGGCTCTGATAGCTAGTGGAGCTTTGCAAATGCCGAACAATATGAATATGATGCCCATGAACACGGGTATGCCTATGAATGTAGGAATGCCGATGCATGGCGGAATGATGCCGATGCAAGGTGGTATGCCTACTAACCCAGGACGTTTTGGTAATCAAAATCAAACGTTATCTGGTCATCTTACAGGTACTATGAGCGGCGAGATGGAAATGATGTCCGATTCTCGCTTTCAGTCATTGAATACTAATACAGGGACACAAGCTGTGGAACAACAAGTTGAAACACAAGAACCCCCGTCAGTGTTTAGCATTGATGTAAGTAAGGGTGTTAAGTTTGCAGGTAATACAAAAGTTATCCTGTCAAGCTTTTATGATGAAATCAAACCCAACCAAATCTTCACGCTTAAGGATAAGCTTACGCTGACCGATTGCTTTGAAGAAGCGGTTGAAAGTGCTATTGATCACGCTCACGATGAAGGTATCAATAAGCTGATGGTCATTGGCAATTATCTTGTCGAGAATAGCTTCTATAAGTCTTTCGAACAAGCTAAATTTAACGAACTGATCCTTGATAATGATGTCAAGGCGATCTATAAAGCAATGAAAGCCTTGTGGCCTACATTGACTAGTAAATACGATATCCATCTGCTGGATTCTTTTGACACAATCATGACTACAGCTATCAATGACTTCATTGGTGTCAACAGTCCTGTCCCGGTCAATATTGATTCCTTCATGACCGATTTCAATGAACTTCTTAAGTTCCTCCGTAATCTGGAAGACACTGATGAAGATCTTGAAGACGAATTGATTAACTATATGAATGCCTTTGTTGAAGATACTAAGGGTGCTCTTGATAGTTTGAAACAACTTGATCAGCAAGAAGGTAAAGCCGTTACATATGTTCCGGAACTTTACACCATTGCTTATGTCGATAAGTACTCACATGAACTTGGTATTGTCAATGCTCCTTCTACACTCACTGTGATTGAAGACAATCTAATTAACAAGTTCCTGTTATCTGCTGCTGAGTTTATGTTTGAAGCACAGAACACTGCTGTTTGTTATATGGTTAGCATCGACAAATATGTTATCCAACTGTCCCGCAATCTTAAGGGTCAGATCTTTATCAAGAAGATGTAAACAATAAAGAACTAGAGAGGGATCACTCCCTCTCTAGTCTTATTTTTTTTTTTACAAACTTAGATCTAAATCACCGGCACCTAGTCCGAATGCATCATCGCCACCACCGTCAGGATTATCTCCAGTGGAGGATTCATCGTCACCACCTCCGCCACCGTATGAACCTGATGAGGAAGAAGCACCGCCTTCACCATTAACCTTTTCAAGATCCTTATTTAGAGCATCCTTATAGGTCTGAAGAACATTAATAAGCTTATCAGCATTTCTCGAAGTACCAACCAAGTGTTCTTGGATGATTTCGAGAAGCTTATCAGCGTCATCTGTTTCATTATTCTGTTTGCCAAATTCCAGAGCTTCAGGATAGAAGTTGTTATTTGCCATCCAAGTACGAAGCAAATGATGTTTGTAAACATTTTTAATGGTGTCGATATGATTAGACAATTCACCAGCAATATTTTCAGTAAAGATTTCACTAGAAAGAATGGAATCAAGAACTTTCTCAAGATTTTCTTTATAAATATCGTATTCAGCAGACAAGTTAGTGAGATTAGTATTCTCAGGCTTCGGAAGCTCGATATACAGGCTTTCACCAAACTTATTCAAGAAGTATTCGATAAACTCATCTTTACTCTTGGTGAGAAGTTGTTTCTCTTCATCGCTAAGTTGATCATTCAATGCATCAACATTTTCCAGAACTTCTTTACGAAGCTCGTTACGAAGGTCTTCATCGTTATAGATAATAGCAGACAAGAAAGATGATAGATGTTTAATCAGAGCTTTCTGATAAATAGAAACACGCTTCGAGAGAAGAATGTTATTATTAACAACAGTTGTAGCAAATTCAGGTGTGAATCCACTATCAATCGTTTCAGGTGTAAGACCCAGTGCAAGAATAGTCTGCTTACGAAGGTCTTCTTCCAGTTCAGAACTAGGAACAGTGTGTTGAAGATTAGCATTTTCAAAGTCAATCTGAATATTCGGCAACAATGGATTATTGCTATAGCTAAACTGCAAACCTGCTCTCTGAATCCAGTTAACCAAGTCAGCTGGATTATTAATACCCAATGGGAAATAATTCTGACGAAGTTTCAAAACAGAGTCTTGAACTTGTTCAATAGTCTTCTCAGGGTCAGGATCATTCGGATCGAGAGCAATATTCACCTTGGTCACGTCAATAGACTGCTTGGCATAGGCCATGACCTTGGAGAAAAGAAGGATAGCACGAAGACTACAAAGAACAGAAAGGTTCTCAAGAAGAGATTTACCAAGACCAAGTTCATTGTAATAGAAAGCAAAATAGATAAGCATGTCTTTCGGAACATAAAGAACAGAAGTCCTTTGTTCTGATAGAGCACGAGTAAACATCAAGAAATAGATATCGTTTTTATTGGCAATTTCAATATTAGAACCGTAAAGACTATTCTTTACGGACTGATAGATTTGACGTTCAAGAACATCTTTATAAAGACTAAATAGTTGATTGATATCAACATTGGATGTATTATCCCCTACAAGACTATTGTAAGCCTTCTGAACAGGAGTTAACTGACTAGCCTGTGAACTCTGATTAATAACAGAATTAAGTTGACTTAAATCGGTATCCTTAATTTCTGTATTTAATGGTTTACCTGTTTCATCCAACAGAATGAAATAACCGATATGTTCAGTTTCATCACCAGGAATAAAAATAGGAATAACTGATTCAGTCGGAATCTTAATAACCATCGGTTTACCGACAGACTTACGTTTTGTTTCAGTCTTTGTCTTAATGAATTCAATATCTTTAATCTGAGACATTGAACTCTTCTGACGGAATATATCCATGTAGTCAAGCTTTTCTCTTGACTCAGTAGAAATAGCAATATTACTCTTGATAGCATTCTTCACAAGAGACTTATTAATCTTCTCACGAATACTACTAAACTTTAGGACACCGATATTGTCAGTGATACTAACAAAGGCTTCCGAAGCCATATGTTTAATAAGATTATCAGCAGTCGGTTTACCAGTTGTTTCTAAAGGAACGACACGATCTTGGGTGTTAAGAATATTAATAGGCTTAACCAAGTTACTGATAAGAATATCAGCACGTTGTTTAAAGTCTTCTGTAGAATAAGACGGAAGCAAATCTGTGTTAATGATTTCGTCAACCGACGATTCAGGAATCACTGCTAATGCATATGCACCAGAGTTAAAGAGAGCTTCACGAAGAATCTCAGGAAGCTTTTCTTCTAACTCATATTCATCATTAATATAGGTCTTAACCTTTTCAATGATGTTAGCAACAACAACTGTGTTGATATCGAAATTCTTATCCAGTTTATAGTTCAACTGAATATCTGTCATTTTTTTAGGAGACAGAATAGAACTCACAAGAATCTGAATGGCAAGTTCAATATCAGGAAACAATTTGATAATGTTCTTGTTATTCTGTTTAACACTTTTGATTTTATGATAAATATTTTCTAAGAGACTACGATTAATGTTCAGTCTGTTATCCGGATTAGCCATACTTCTCGATGTTTCGGCATCGGCAATGAGCTTAGGAAGAACAGGAAGGACTTTAGGGTTAGTCTCAATAATCTTAGACGCTACAAGTTTCTTGTCTTTATTTTGATTAATAATGGACACTAAACTGCTTGGTTTGACAGGCATAGCAATTCCTCTTGATATAGTCACAAAATTCTCGGTTTATTTTTTTAATATAGCTAATTGATTAAAAGAATTCTGTGAACCATATTTACAGGCTAACTTAAGGAGTTAACATGAGATTAGATTTATATGCCGAGGGCGGTTATTCTGGCGGTGGCATCACAGAAAATGGTGGTAATATTTCTGGTCCTTTGCTGCTGGCTGGTAATCCTAGTCAAACACTGGAAGCTGTTCCTAAACAGTATGTTGATGCATACTATAACAGTATCAATGCCGGTAATCTGACAGCTGGAACTTTACCAGCTGCTCGTCTTCCGAATTTCACAGGTGATCTTCAGTCATCACCTGGAACAACACAACTTACTTTAAATAATAGCGGCGTTATAGCTGGAGAATATTCAAAGGTAACGGTTAATTCTAAAGGTATTGTTACAGGTGGGTCAAATATCAATGACTCTGACATTCCTTTTGGACTTAACTGGTCAAAAATTAATCAAGGATCACTTCCTTCAACTTTAAGTGGTTACGGAATTACTAATGGTGTCAGTGTTAATGGCGCTACAATGCTTGGTTTCTTAACTATTTCAAATGAACCTACTCTTGGTAGCCATATAGCCACCAAGCAGTATGTTGATGCTCTTATCAGTAATGGTGGTATTGCTGTTGGTGATATTCTTCGTAAACCTTATTCGACCACACCTAGCGGTTTCTTGAAGTGTAACGGCGCTGAAGTTGATAAGACGACTTACGCTAATCTTTATTCTGTTATTGGTAACCAATATTCAAATAACAATATCGTAGGTAATGGTCAGCCTTGGAAACAACAATATCTTATAAATTCAACACAGTCTAACGATATTACAGGTTGGTCTGCTGATTCTTCAACCCTTCCTAATGGATTATATTATTCTCAGGCTATCGTTACCAAGAACCGTGTTTATATGCTTGGCGGATGGAATGGTGTTTACACTAATGCTGTTTTAACAGCACCAATTAACGCCGACGGTACGCTAGGGGCATGGGTAGCAGGCACAGCTTTGCCTGGTATTATGTCTTTATCTGTTGCTCTTATTACTAAAAACCGTGTTTACCTAATTGGTGCTTACACGGATAATTCTGTACAAGTTTCAACAGTTTATACCGCTGTTGTTAATGCCGATGGTACTTTGGGTACTTGGACTACTGGAACATCGTTACCGGTCGCTTTAGGCTGGAGTAGTGGTTTTATCACTAGGAACCGTGTGTATATTTGCGGTGGAAATACGGCTGGTTCTGTCTCTGTTTCTACAGTTTATACTGCATCTATATCTTCAGATGGAATTATAGGTACTTGGACTACTGGACCTTCTTTACCACAAGCTGGAAGTGGGTATTCATGCATTGTTACCAAGAATCGTGTATATCTGTTAGGTTCTTATCAATCTAATAACATTCATACAGCTGTTATTAACGACGATGGTACAATTGGTAATTGGACTACATCAGGAAGTTTACCAAATCTACTTGCCAATTCACAAGCACTCGTAACTAAGAATCGTGTCTATCTTCTTGGTGGGTATAATGGTTCATCTTATGTTTCTACTGTTTATACTACTACCATAAATAGCGACGGCACATTAGGCACCTGGGAAATAGGAACATCTTTACCTACTAGTTTAGGAACAACTGCAGTTATTTGTACTAAAAATAAAATATATTTAATTGGTGGTCAAGGCGCTGGCGGAACACTGACATCAGCTATTTATTCTGCACCTATTAATGGCGGATTAAATGATTATTCTTCGTATTATGGTGAAGATACAACTAACTATCTGACACCTGGTGCTGGTAAGCCATGGCAACAACAGTATCAGATTAATACTACACAATCCACAGATATAACTGGTTGGACCTCTGCTTCTAGTAATTTACCTGGTCAATTAGGTAATTCACAAGCTGTTGTCACAAAGAACCGTGTATATTTACTTGGTGGTAATGTTAGTGGAACATCTGTTTCTACAGTTTATACTGCTCCTATCAACGCTGATGGTACATTAGGTAACTGGACGACCGGTACAATTTTACCTTCAGCTATAAGTGCGTCACAAGTTATCGCGTTTAGAAATAAAGTTTATATCATAGGTGGTAGTACAGCTAATGTTTATTCTGCTGATATCAATGCCGACGGAACATTAGGAACTTGGGTACTTGGTACAGCTTTACCAGTGATTGCCGGTTATGGTACTGCAGTAATTACTAGAAATAGAATTTATATAATTGGTTGTTATATCAATAGTAGTTACTCTGGTGTAACATACACTGCTCCTATTAATAGTGATGGTACATTAGGTACTTGGACTACTGGTACAACAATACCTGTAGCTTACTGCACAGGTGGTGTTGCTATTACTAAAAATAAAATTTATTATTGTGGTGGCTGGAACGGTGGCTTAAGTAATACTGTTTACTATGCTACAATTAATAGTGATGGTTTTATCAGTTCTTGGTCAGTTCACTCTACAATGCCTGGAGGTCTTCTTGCTTCACAGTGTATTGTGACTAAGAATCGTCTCTATATGTTTGGTGGTTTCAACGGTAATACATCAGCAACTAGTGCTGTTTACACTGCTCCTATTGATGACAATGGTAATCTTGGAACTTGGACAACTGGCAGTTCTATTTCTATAGCAATTGGTTATTCTGCTTCTGTTATTACCAAAAATAGAATTTATTTAATGGGTGGTAATGTATCTGGTAGTAATGTAACTACTAGTGTTGTTATTACTGCTAGTATTTCTAGTGGTATGAATGATTATTCTTCTTATTTTGATGGTTCTCAACTTGGTGAAGTTCCTTTAAATAATTCTGATAAATTCTTGTTACCTGATCTTTCTGCCGATGAACCATTTGGTTCTTATAGTTACATCAAGTACTAATTAATATAAGAGCATCCAGAGAGGAGACTCTCTGGATGTTTCTTTTTATTTTTTAAACAAATTTTCTGACTATTTGAAAAAGGACTGTTATGTCTACTCCGATCATTGAAAAGATATTAGGTAATAATATCTTAGCTAACACATATATTAAAGACACGATCAATTTAACCAAATCGATCAATATTAAAAATGATAATGAGGCAAAACTTTATAACGACTATATTAAACTTGCTTATCCTTCATATGTTGTAGATTTATCTGACAAAACAACATGGCGTTATTATAAGCATTTAATGGGCGAGTATCATGCGGTGGACACTCAGATTGTTATTACTTCTCTGGACAATGGCACTTCCATTCCTCTGGATAGCAATATTCTTAATCTCCATCGTAAAACGAAGAAAGAACTTTTAAAGTTCGGCTTATTTTATAAACAGATTATTGATCTATTTCCAGAACAAGAGTTATACATTAAAGCTGTTATTTGTGATAAACGCTATAACACAATTCAAGAAGTTATTGGTTTAGAGAATTTTAGTATTGTGTCGTATGCTACTGAGCTAGTTGAAGAAAATGAACATGATCTCATGTATGAACTTCAACAAGCAATTGATAACTATAAGAACATTCGTATGATTCCTTATTATACGTTGTCTGATAATCTTTTCTTAGCTAGTCAGTATCACGTATTCTATAACTTCATTCTAATGAAAATCTTGGCTATTCGTTTAAAGAATGCTAAGACTTTGAAAGCACATACTTTCCACATTAAAAACTATTTAGCTAGTCATCACTATCTCGATGAAAGCTATACTTACCTAACTAAGAAACAGTCTTTGTTCCTTTATAGAAACTTATTGTATCTTGATAATCACGCTGGACATAATAGCACATTTAATATTCTTATTGATAAGTTATTCACTGATAGAAATATTTCTCTCGTGAACTATATCTATAAACAAGAAAATGATACAGATGATTCTGATTACATTAAGTATCGCTGTAATCAAAAACTTCTGAATAAAGCTGACCTTGTTTATTCTCCGAATGATTTTTCATTGGACAATATTAAGGCAAAGGAAGTTGGATTGACTCATGGCAATCCTAAAGAGTTAACTTATAACATTAAAACTATTGATCATAAATTTAAGAACTCTTTATTTAGCACTTTGCTTACAAAAGACTTAGAAACAATCATTGTTGACAATACAGACACAGTTCGTCATAAACTTATTCCTACGCTTATCGATTATTGGGCATATTTATTGAAAACTAACAAGATGAACTATCTTGTTACAATAGTAGACCCTGTAACTAACAATGAACTTAAATTAACAACTAAAGATCTTTTCAAGTTGTTTGTAATTGTTCTTTATAAATCTAATAATGTTGAGTTAACAGATTTTCCAGACTACTGTATTAAGCGTGTGTTCAAGGAAAATCTTCCTACGACACAGCAGCTTATCGGGATGTGTTATAATCCTCAATATTGGTACCATGACACTATTGACGATATTCGTAACAGCATTCCTACCTATAGCTTTGTTACAACAAGTTCACAGTGTCAAGAATACATTTCATCTATTTATAACTTAAATATCGGAATATGGTTGCTCACATGTAACTATAGCGATAAAGATATCAATGGTCAGTTTGAATATATGATTGAAAGAATGTGTAAGTCTGACACCTACACATTTAATAATGAAACAGTTCAAAACTTTTTAATTCGTATCGGTATCAGTGATTTAATGACTTATGATTCAAGTGCTATGGAATCTATGAGTTACTCAATTCTTAATAATCTTTATGACAATAAACTTGACTTTATTAATAGTTATAAGACTATTCAAAAAGCTCTCGTTGAAGTATTTAAGAAATTTAATAGTTATACAATTCAACTTATCAATGACTATTACAGCAGCAGTCCTACTTTGTGTGGACCTAAAGATAATCGCTGTTCTGTCAGCGAAGATATAAATAGTCGTTTATATTATTATGATTTCTTTAAGTTAAATATTGATATGGGTTATAAAATTCTTCTCGATGAAACTTTAGAATTCGATCAGGTTATTAACCATGGATTTAGTTATCTTGAAAAGTATGAACTTGAACTTCTTCCTAAACTAGAATTTGGTAGTAAATCTACTAGTAAAGTAGACCTTTTATTTAATAATAAAGTTGTAAATGATTTAGGTGGTTCAGCCTGGATGGTAAACCAATCTAGTGATGACCAATTAGAGTTTTTAGCCTTAAACCTTTAGGAGCCATTAAATGGATAGTGTTCAGAGAACAATTTATTCAGCACACCTGCAAACATGCAAATCGTTAAAGCGTCCGTTTACGATTCTGCCGAACAGCACGCTGAATCAGAAGTTCAACTTGTTTGCAAGCGAAGTTCCTGGTGTCGGTGAATACCCTGTTCTGGGATATATCGGTATCGGTAACAAAGGTGCGACTTACGATGTAACTGGAACTGGTTTTGTTTTGACCACACCTATTCCGCATCTTCCGCGTCACGCTAGCTTGTATAACTTTATTCCTTTTGTGATTCGTGATATCGCTAACGATCTGAGTTCTACAGAACGTCTGAAGTATCGTCTGCGTGTTCCTGTTACGATTGGTGGTAATCAGTACGTTGCTTATTATCTGCGTGCTCTCACTATTGATGATATTTCTCCGGCTGTTGAGCTGCGTAATGTCAACGATGGTGTTATCACTACTAATTCTTTCTCACCATCTCTGTCTGATCTTTCTCCGACTGCTCCAGATCTGAGTAATGTTGATCTGAACAATCCAAACGGTGATTATCTTGTCTCAACAGCAAAGACAACTTTCACACTGAATCAACAAGATATCAATGAAATTCTGACAGCTTGTGACATTATGTTCGGTGATGCTCGTTATGCTGTTATTAATGAAATCGCTATGGTTCATGGTGTTGACAAAGTAGTTCAAGGTAACTTTGGAAATACCGTTAGTAATTATACTGACGTTATCTCTGCACAAGTCGCTGCTTTCTTGTCACAATACCATGCACTTACTGCTAATACAACTCAAGTCCAGATTGAACTTGACATTGGTAGTGTTGAGCCTTTATTGGTTAATGAATCTGTATAAATACTAAAAGAGACTAGGGAGAAATCCCTAGTCTCTTAGGCATTTTTCATTTTTGCTAAAATTGTTTGATAAATACACCAAAATAGGTTTCTAAAATGATTCTTAGTATCGACCCCGGCATAAACAATTGCGGTTTATCCGTTCTTGATTTAGACGCAGAATTCACAGTAAAAGATACCTGGCTTGTTAAGAATGCCAGAAAGTTCACTGACGAAGAGAAAGTCGTTGAAACTCGTTTCGGTAATCGCACAGTTAAAGTAATGGCGATTATCAATAAGATCAAAGAGATCTTAACCACATATCCTAAAATTGATGCTCTGATTATTGAAGCACCATTTTATAATGCATTAACTCCAATGGCATATGGTTCTTTATTGGAAGTTATCTTCTCGATTAAGTACCTTATTGTTATTCCTAATCAACTGGGAATGAAGCTTGTAGAACCTTTATTGGTTAAAAAGCTTTTCGCTAAACAACATTTAGCTTCTAAAGAAGTTATCAAGCAGTTCTTGTACAAAAAGCGTGAAGATAAAGAAATTATCATCACTAAGGAAATAGAAGGTTTGTCTGAACATGAAATTGATTCTATAGCAATCGGTTTTGTTCATTATCTGTCAGTCTTAGAAGAACGTGCCGCTGACGGAGAAAAGACAAGTTAAACAAATTTTAAGGAGTTTAGAATGTGGTGGACAGCAATTAAGACTTTCTTCGGTGATAAAGTAATGAGTTCTACCGGTATCTTTATCGGTATCTTTGCTATTATCTTCGGTGTTTTTCTCTTCTCTAACTCCAGTGTCATTTTATCTAAGTTTGGTTTTGAAACTGCTACCAATCTGAAAGCCGAAGTTACTCGTTTGCAAGGCGAGCTTGAAACAGCCCAACGTGTTAACAAAGATCTTCAAAGCGACTTAGCTGCTCAAGAGACTCGTCATAAAGCTGAGATCAAAGCTCTAGTAGATTCTGCTAAAGAGCGTGAAAAGATCCAGAACGATATCATTGAAGCTAAGAAGAAAAAGGAAGCTAAAGATAAAGCAACCATTGATCAACTTAACAAGAAGACTGTTGTGACAGATACTACGATCACTATTCCTATTACGGAGTATGACCAACTATCTGCTAGTAACGCCGATACCATTAATGAAGTTTTTGATTCTTTCTTTCCAAATTTGAAGGAGCCTAAATGCTTAAGCAATTGTTCGTAACTATTTTGTTCAGTCTGGTGTTGGTTGGTTGTGGATCAACACCTAAATACGACAAACTTGAATTCACAGACACAAAAGTTGTCACACAAAGAGTTCCTGAAGAATTGACAGAACCATGTGTGCCCAAGAAACCACCCGTAAAGGAAGAGTATTTAAAGCTTAAACCACATGAACGTGAAGCAGCTATGACAGACTATTCTGTTAGTCTGTTAGGAACAATCAAAGAGTGTAATGGTCGAATGGAGAAGATTAGGAAACTTCCCGTGGCTGGTGAAACAAAATAAATGAGAACATCACCAGGGTTATTCCCTGGTGATGTTTTTAAGCTTTGTAAACTACCGCATGACCTGAATCAATCATAAACTGATTAATATTGACATCTCCTTTATAAATATCTGCAACAGAACGACCATATTTATCATACAGTCTGCTTGCTACTTTAACAGGAGTATCAACAGGAAGTTCTGTTGTTAAAAAAGTTTTAGCAATTTTACCAGCTTCTGTATTTGTTTCAGGAGAATCAATTCCATTTAAACGACAACGAACTTTCTTATAAACTTCAAAACCTAGATCCAGAACAACATCAACTGTATCACCGTCAACAACTTTAGCTACCTTACCGCTATAATTAAAAAGCTCCATTTTAATCTCCTTAGTTGAACCAAAGCATTTTTTGACTAATATAAGGAGAACCCATCATGATTGTTAGTAAAAAAATTAAAGATACATTTAAAGAAATTACAGAACAAAATGTCAAATACATGAACATGCCTGATAAAGAGCGCAAGTATTTGAAAAGATTATTGGGTGTTTTTAAGAACACTCTTTCTGAAGAAGAACAGTTGTTTGTTTTTAAGATTGTTCTTGAACAGATGCACTATCGTAATATGATCACAGATCCTGATAATATTGTTCAAATTCATAACATCAAACTGAAGACTATTTCTTATGTTTTCTTTTTGACTGTTGTTATTGTTCTATTGGTTGCTGCTCTATTTAAGGTTAATGACAGTCTGAATGGACTCATTTCCATGTTCGGTAATGTTCTCAAACTTCTTGCTCTCTAGGATCTGTCATGACCCAAAAACATTTTAACTACCAACTTGCTAATACAGCTGGTTATAAGTTTAATATCTGTAAGATTGGTTTTAACAATTACGATGAGTTAGCTTATTACCATAAAGATAATTTCCCTGACATTGAGATCACTCGTCCTAATACCTTCACGGAAATGGCTGATCTTCATAATAAATGTTTATTAAGTGTCAATGGGTATATTTATCCAACTGAACTTATTGATAACAGATTATTTATTGCTAACGCAACTAAGTCTATGCTTAAAGCTCGTTCCAATCATATCGGAATTATAAGCTTTAATAAGTTAGATAACCCTATGGTTAAGAAACCTATCAATATTAGCATGGTGACTCCTGAAGCACCATTTACTCTTTACGAGAAAGCGATTATCACTTTTGATGAAGAAATTCAATCACCTATCCTTATGATTTGTGGATATATGGTGTTTGAAAATCCTGAGTTCTTTTATCGTGTTTCAGATAGATCTTTTGCTTTAAGATTGGATCGTCTTAATTATATTGAAAAGCTATATGAATTAAATCGTTATAGAGATATTTTCACTGAGCTGAATATTCCTACATCGATTAATAATCCTTCTGTCATTGATGCCGGTATGGCTAGATCAGATGCAGCTGTTATTGCATTTCTTACTAGCTTTAACTCTTTCTTAGTTAGTCTTCCAATTGATGGACTTGCATTAAATAAAATATATCTAGAGCATAGTAATGTTCCGGGAAACTTTAGAACTGAAGTTGAACCCACAATGCCTATTCTTGTTGGATATGGTAAAATTGGTGAATACTTTAAAAAGAAAAATAATGATACAAAATGGACTGTGTATCTTCAAGATGCTTATTACAATCAACACTTAATTTCTAATATGTCATTTACTGACATTCAATTATACAACGATCATCGTGTTGTCGGTTCAACATACCGCTTAACACAAGCATATTTTCTTGATATGATGACAGCTTTACCTGCATAAAATAGTCACTCTACCAGGCTTAATAACCTGGTAGAGTGAATTTTTTGAATTTATATATTAAACTGAGGTTAAAATGGACACACCTACAGATCCTTTCTATTTTGATAAGACTGATCTATTTAAAAAGATCAAAAATATAGAGGGTGTTCTTGGTCTTGGTAGCTTCAATATTGAAGAAGTAGCTACTAGATTAGATAGTATTGAAAATACTTTAAATGCTATTAATACCAGTTACACAACAAAAACTTATGTAGATAATAGATTACTTTCAAAGGTTAGTAAATCAGGCGATAGTATGCTTGGTAATCTTGCGTTACTTACTACACCTATTGATAATAATCATGTCGTTACAAAACAATATGTTAATGATCTTATTGCGGAGATCAATGGTCTAGATCTGTCACTTATAGCAACTAAGACTTATGTTGATTCTAAAGTTGCTGAAATAGGACAAGTAGATACTTCTTTGTTGGCAACAAAGTTATATGTTGACAATGAACTAGGCAATAAAATAAGTAAATTTGGTGATATACTTTATGGTGAGCTGATTCTGTCTGATAACGCGACGCAGCCTATGCATCCTGTTACCAAACAACAATTTGACTCAACTCTCGATAATGTAGCAATCACTGGTAATTTGGACTGGTAATCTTTTTTTCACAAGGAGTACAAACATGGCAGCTATTAAGTTTTTCAAGGTAACGACTCTTCCGGCAATCCTGGAAGGCCACGCAGTTTACTACGTCGCACCAGTCGCCAAACCTAATCACGTTGAGATGTACGTGACCAGCGCTGATGCGTCTGTTGTCCGTCGTATCGTTAACATCGACGACATCCAGTCGATGATCAATAGTTCGATTTCCGCTAGCAATGCTTTCGAAATCGTTGATAATATTGCAGCTCGTGACGCTCTGTCCTTAACCGGTAATAAGTTTGTTCTGGTTCTGGATGCAACTGGCGATGCAACTGTTGCTAGCGGTGCTGCTACCTATGCATGGCGTTCTTCTAATAGCACATGGGTTAAGGTTTCTGAATATGAGTCACTCGATGTCACACTGACCTGGGCTGCTATTCAGAACAAGCCGGCTTCTTCTGTTGCCGATATTGATTCTGCTGTTGCTCAGCGTCACACCCATGCTAACATGACCGAACTGAATAAGATCGGTGAAGATGCTAACGGTGATCTGCAATACGCTGGCAATCATCCGCGTGCTCGTTTAGAACAAGCTGACTGGTAAGCATGTCATCAATCAAGTTCTTTAAAGTCAACAGTTTGCCAGCGGTGTTAGAACCTGATAGCATTTATTTTGTTAACACCGCTGGCATCTTAACTGTTCACGTAACAGACAAAGACGGAATAAGCTCCCTTCAGTTATCTGGAGGCGGAGGAACAGGTAGTGATTTAATTCCTTTCCCTGTTAGAAAAGAATCTCCTAAAATTGTAGGAGATAATAATATTTATGCTTTAGCCACACAGGCTATGGTTACAAGACGTTTATATGTTATTCCCTTTGTCACACCGAGAGAATTAACTTTAACTAATTTTAGAATTAGTGTCACTGGTCAGTCTGCAGGAAATGCTGCTATCGGTGTTTATAATAATATAAAGATTGCTAACGGCAATGATAATCCTTACCAACTACTGACATCGGTCACAATGTCGACTGGTGCACCTAATGGCAATAAAGATTCTGCTAGCTCATTTGTGTTTCAGCCTAATACACTTTATTGGGTTGCTATTATGTGTAGTTCAGCTCCAACACTAAGAGCTGTCAATATTTATTCTGTTGCTTCATCGTTAGGACGTGTTCCTTCTAGTAATACAGGTGTAAGTCATCTGTATAAAGATTATGGTACATTTGGTCTTCCTGCTTTAGGTCCAACTGACTTACTAAGCGGAACAACAAATATACCTGCCATATATTTAGTTGAGTAAGGATAATTATGCGAACTACTAAAAGTAGCATGTTAACAAATAAAGAACAGCTTGGTAATAATGGTATCGGTGCTTTAGCATCTATAACACGTAAAGAATCTTCTCGTGTGTTAGGTGATATGAATGGCACAGCTTTGGGAACTATAGCTATGGTTACCAAACGTTTATATGTTTTTCCATTCCAGACACCAAGGCAATTTAAAGCAGATAAAGTAAAAATATCAGTAACATCACAAGCTAGTAATAGTGGTTGTTCTGTTGGTATTTATGATAATACAAAATTAGTAAATGGAAGTGATAATCCTGGCAATCTATTAGATTTTGTAGATACATTGATTACAACATCGACTGGTGATAAAGAAGCCATTATTGATTTTAGTTTTAATAAAGATTTGTTATATTGGATTGGTATTATCTGCTATGGCGCTCCAACATTAAGAGCACTTGCATCTGCATCAATTTATCCTTATTTAGGAAGAGTCGCTAATTCAACAGCTATCTATACTCATTTGTATAGAAATTTGACAAATTCTGTTTTACCTGCTGTTGCACCTAAAGACTTTACAATTAACACTGGTAATATACCAGCCGTTTACGTTACTGAATAAGAGGACATATGAGAAAAGTTAAAGTATTTGAAGATTTCTTTGAAGTATATGATGACGGTATTCTTACACAAAGACTACCGTTAACAACTGATCAATATTCTACTATAGAGCTTCATATTGGTTCTTTAGAACCTATTCCTGATATTGTAGCTAATGGAAATGTCCCTCAAGAAGTAACCATGCGACAAGCTAAGCTTGCTCTGCTTCAATATGGTCTGCTTCAACAAGTTGATACAGCCATTGCTAACATGCCTGGGGTCCAAGGACAGGCTGCTCGAATTGAATGGGAATACGCTGCCACTGTAAAACGTAATGCGCCATTACTTGGTCAGATTGCTTCAGCGTTTGGTCTTACAGATGAGCAACTTGATAATCTGTTTATTCTTGCTGCTACATTTGATTAAAGATAAAGATACTAGAAGGAGCCAGTGCTCCTTCTAGTATTTTCAGTTTAACTATAAATAAGGATGTTCATTAAATTGTGCTTAACAGCAATGCGCTTTCTTGCGTCACTCACACCTAACTTCATTTTCATTGTGTTCGGAAGATGGTTAAGGAACATATCGATAACCAATCTCATATGACTGAAAAACAGTCCAGAATCATAAATGATCTGTTTCAGAGTGTATTCTTGATTGTTGATTGTTGTTTTTGTGTTAAGGAAATTTTCATCCCAAAACCAATGAATGGTGTAATTGGGTAATAGTAAAATTTCTTCGCTAACAGTTACTTTCAATAAAGAGTGGATGCGATCGGTGTTTATCTTGTCAGTACAAAAATTGATATTCCGAATATCGTATATAATTGCCAAGATAGAAAGATTGATGAAGATGTTTGCGATCTTTGAAGGAAGAACGAAGAATAAGAACAAAGTCAGATTCTTATAAAATTTGTTCATCAATGTGTTGTTGTTACAACATGGTGTTAAAGTTTGCATTTAACCCACCTTTATGAATAGTTGGAAGTAAGTTGTAAAAGGATTCTCATATTTATTTAAATTTTCATAAGTGGTTTGTGTTTTGGAAGCTAAATTAGTAACATATATATTAAGTGTCTCTAAGTACAATGTTATTATTTTTTTATTGATTAACACTATCAATTGGTTATCTGGTTATCAAGCAGTTTTTGATCCAGTGCCTAATCTCAGTAATAGATTCCCTACCTAGACCCGTGATCAATCAGATCATATCAACAAGGAGTTAAAAGATGTCCGTCAATTTCAAAGCAGAAAACCTGCAAAAGCATTCTGATCTCGCCGCAAAAATCAAGGGTGGTCTCGTAGCCCAAGGTTCCGCTATCAAGGAAACTGTGCCGCGTTCGACCTATGTCGAAAACCTGCCGGAAGGTATCACCGCTGATACGGTTGAAGAACTGTCGAAGTACAACGGTAAGTTCGTTACCGCCACGCACATCGCTGTCGGCGAAATGGCTGCCGAAATCTTCAAGGGTGACAAGGCTGTTGAAGCTGTTGAAGCTGAAGTTGGTTACTTCGGTAAGAATGACAGCATCAATATTTCTGTGGCTCGCACCAAGACTTTCCAGAACCATCTGGCAAAGAACCCGGATGAAAAGGAAGTTGTCAAGCATCTCGTTATGCAGACGACCGTCTCCTCTTCCTCTGTCAAGGGCAACGGCCTGAAGGCTGTCCGCGATTCCATGTCGGAAGAATTTGCTGGCATGTTCGGCAAGTAATTTGCGCCGCGACTCTAGGGGGAGTTAATCTCCCTAGAGTTTCGGACTAATTACGGAGGTAGTTATGCAAGACAAAGAAATTAAGCTGTCGGATCTTGAGTTCAACGGCGAACATTTATTTGTGTACTCTGATCGTTTCAATATTTTCTTTTTCTTCTTTGATCGTGAGGAACACAAGCTTTACAAAATCACCACAGATAAGTTTTTCCTGATCGAGAATATTGATGAAGTTAAGACACCTAACGGTTTTGAAAACTTCACCAGTATTAAGTTCTTTAAACCCTTCTGCAACAATGGCAACGAATATACCTTTATCGGAATTATCCAGTTTAACGATAAAGCCTATAAATTCAAAATAACTGATAAGGATGAAGTCGAGTACACTGAACAGATTGTTTACCGTCAACCCGATGGCATTATTGATAGTTTAAGTTGTCTTAAGTCCATCGACATTTTCAGTTATATTCAAAAGAAAAATCGTATCTTCCTTGTTGGTTATGATGAAGAATACGAGAACTATATTTTTGCTATTGTCAGTATTGAGGATGATAAACTTGAAAGGGTCTATTCTCTCTACTCTGATTACGGCGACATTGTTCCTTTCTCAGTCAATACAGATGTAGACGAAGGGAAAATTTACATTGTTGGTAAGATCCAGTATATGGACTCCAATGATAACGTAACCATGATCAAACCCTTCTTCGAGACATTTAGTCTTAACTAACGGAAGGTAGAAATAAAGTCCATGGAGGTTAATCCTCCATGGACACCAAGATTCCCAGATATGCAGCTGAATTATTATCAGTTACATATTTAATATTTGACCCTACTCTTAACAATGGCTCTACGTTAGGAGTTTTTCAACCTGAGCTAATGAGGATATAAAAATGTCACTCTCTATTAAAGAGGCTATGATTAAGGTTGCATTCAAACAAGACGGTGTTGATCATGTTTTGCTTGCTCCTTTTGGCGAAACCAAGATCGGAAAATACGCCAGTATGAATTGGCGTCGCGCTTTCTTCATCCCTCAGTTGGGGGAATTCCTTTCTCCGCAAAGTTTTGTTTCTTGGCTCCACTATGGTGATGAAACTCAACGTCACTCTGGTAAGCCGACTCGTCTGCCTTACCTTGACCGCGACACGCAGGTGCTCTACCAACAAGCATTGTATCTCGCTAAATGGTATCAGCTTTCCTCGTTGCACGGAGCGCTGGTTAAGCAGTCGACCGCAGGTGGTGTGAATCTGCTTGATCTTCCCTGGGCAGAATATCGCATCCACGCTAACGGCCTTAAAGAATTTCCGCAGAATCAAAAGAATGCGGACATTATCAAGGCTCTTGTCAAACTGAACATCGAGCACGGTAATCATTCCGGGCTTGGTAAAATCGAATCCGAGAAGATTATTCCTGGTTTCGAACTGAAGAAACTTCAAGGCTGGATCGACCAGGTGGTTCGTAAGAACTTTAACCTGGAACCGGTTCAACCGAAAACCAAGCCGAACAAACCTCAACAGAAAGTCAAACCCGACGGTGAAGATGAACCTGTTATCGAAAACACTGAGAGTGGTGTTGTCGAAGAGGTAGCTCAGGTTTAATATCCTCGAAGTTAAGTACAACCACCTTAACCGGTGGTTGTATTTTTTTTTTTTATTTTTTAATGACAAGTTATATTGTATGGATTTCCCAAACAAGTCAATTAGGAGTTTTTATGAAGCGCGCTCTCTGTATCAATTCGATGGAAGAAATCGGTGCTCTGATCCGTGGTGAAGCTGAGACCATCGACAGCTGTATGGTCGCACGTGATATCTGCGAAGACCCGAACAATAAGTTCCTGCAAGTTGTTCCTTATGTTGTTTTCTATACGCCCAAGCATGCTGAAGGTAAACTTCTGTTTGCTCAGTACAAGCGTGCTGCTAAGGGTGGTGATGATCGTCTGCTGTCTAAGGTTTCTATCGGTTTCGGTGGTCACATTGATGATGCTGACGAAATCAAGTGTCAATCCAGGCATACTGCTGAAGACACCACTGATCATTTCGTTATGACCAAGCAAGACCTGGTTGACACCTGCCTGGCTGCTGCTAAGCGTGAACTCGTCGAAGAACTGGGTTGCGACATTCTTGGTGCTGTCGGTGCTGATCTGAACTTTGAAGAAGCCGCATTCTTCATGGGTGATCAACGTGATCCGGTCAACCAAGTTCACCTCGGTCTGGGTCTGCCTGTCCGTCTGACTGAAGAGCAGTTTGCACTGTTCTTCCAGAATGCTGTTGTTGCTCCGGAAGAGATTGAAGTTCTGGATAAGATGACTGCCAATATCCGTCACATCGTTGAAGAAATGGATGTCTCGGCTACCAATGGCAAGATCATGAACCAACTGGTTCAACAGCATGGTTTTGAAGACTGGTCTGTTCGTATGTTTGACTACATCGTTCGTAAGGAAATCTTCGTTATCCTGCGTGATGTAAACTATGATGATCTGTATCGCGTTGCTGTTGCGAAACAACAGGCTCGTGAGGCTGAAGCTTCTCAGAAGGCTGCCGAAGGTCAAGCTAATGATGCAATTGTTCCGGCAACTGTTGACAATCCTGATTTGGCTGCTGCCGCATCCCTGGCTGAAGCGCCGGCCGAAGTAGCTGCACAGTAATATCTGAAAAGATAACATCCAGAGGGTTATTCCCTCTGGATGTTTCTTACGTGTTTTAAGCGTTTATTTTTCTTGCTAGTAACATTCATCATGTTAGTGTTTTAAATCGCTTACAGAGCGATTACGAAGCTTCTAGAGCTATCTATTAACGCATTGTTATATCTTGTAACGCTTGGTGATTATCACCAAGAACATTTCTAGCAAAACCAAGTCCTGGGAAGTTTTGAACTGTCATAGCGGCAAATGCTGCTGGATCTGGATTTACTACTGATTTTAATGTCGCTATACGTTCAGCGAGTTTAAGTCTAAGCATAGGTATACGGTAAATTTGTGTATAAACATCAACAGCAGTAATTGTGTTAAGATAAGAAACAAAAGGACTGTCACTAAAGTCTGGACTAAGTGCAGCCATTGCTTTACCAAGTACACCAGATTGTGAAACATCAACTGCTATCATTTCGTCAAGATTAGCAACAGAGAAATCAATATCAATTGCATTAGGATGACCAGCACGACTAAAACCAAGATTAGATGTACCACGAGTAAATGATACAGACTCAATCATACCAAGCTGAATATTTGTTCTACCTCTGTCAAAGAGCTGACAGAAAAATGGATAGGTGTAAGAAGTATTACCAGTTGACCTAGGAAGGCTACCGGCAAGAAGCATAGCCATAGGAAGATAGATATTAAATAACTGAGAGTATGCATTACCATAAGGAGAAATAAGTTTCATCTTATAACTCGCTCTAGGTAGTGTGGCTGAACTAGATTCCCAAACCTTAGGCATAGTGATGTTAACACCATAAGCCAGTGCAAGAAGTGGGTTAGCAAGACCAAAACTAGCCTCACTCAGAATCTTAGCACCTGCATCTGCTGCAAATTTCATTGCATCGCCTACGACAGGAATATTAGCAGCTGAAGACATTAAGTCAGTTAAGTTACGTGCTTTTGAACTGATAGAATTAAATGTTGACTCTAATGGATTAGATCCGAAAGAGTTGCTAAATGACTCACCAATAGAACCGGTATACTCAACATTAAATACAGCAAAGGCAGCACCTTCAGATAACTCTGCCATCATGTATTCTTTATACTTACCCCATTTATCCTTTTTCTTTTCAGCATTTTCCATGACTTGTTTTTCAACAGAGTCTTCAGGATTATCCTTATTTACTTTAGGAGAAAGGATCTTACCATTCTCGTCAGTCCATGTTGGATCAAAATCAATAAGACCACTTTGATTTGTACTGTTATCTTGATCAAGACTTACGGTGTTATCCTTATCATCTTTGATTAATAAATCATAGGCACGTTTAAATAACAACTCTGTGAACAAAGTTGCCTTACCTTCTTTATTCGTGAAATAGGTATCGTGGGAAGTATTACCTGTCTCAGGATAACCTGTAAAATCACTCGAGATAGTTTTAGATTCATTCTTCTCGACATCAGCTTTCTTCATTTTGTTAAAAGCAGCTTGTGCTCTTAAAGCCAAAGCAAAAACACTGATACGTCCAGTTTCTGGATTAATAACATCAGGAAGAATCTCATTAAACCCAGTTAAGAATTTCTCTGTTGGTTTCTGTTCTGTACCAATACGACTATCTAAACGGAATGTAAAGTCTTGAAGAACATGGGGAATCATTGTTCTACGAGCAGCCATTTGGTTAAGGATGTTTTCAACAGTACACCAATAAGTATACATTGTATCTTTAACAGAATAGAAACGACTACTCTGAGTAATGACATTCGCAGCAAACATACCAAAAGCTAACAGTGGTGCTGTTGCAATAGCAAACATCTTAGCAATAAGACCAACTGTTTCAATAAGTGTAGAAGTAATAACACCTCTATTCTGAAGAACAACTTTATCAACGTCGAATGACTTATATATCCAAAGAAGAAGAGGGATATATTTAGGTACACCGAATCTCATAAAGATACGTTGTTGATTATCATCGAAAGCTTCCGAATAATAACGACCCATACCTAAACCATGTTGATGTCCTGTTGTTGCCACAGAAATAAACTCTGGTCTTGATTCAAGTTTACCTCTAACACGAGGATCTGCATAACGTGTGAATTGTGGCTTAGGATTAACAGCCATATTCATACCAGGTGCTGTAGATGTATACTTAAAGTCAGCTGAAGAAATGTAACGATTCTTTCTCACCCACTTACTGTATTCATCACCTAAAACTATATCTTCGTCTCTAAGAATAAAAGTACTCTTTAACCATTCTCTGTCAAAAGTTGAGTCGATTGATTCGATAGCTCTTGACTGATCTGTTTTTGATGTAATATTTAAACCTGAAGTAGCTGATCCAACCATATTTTGTGCTGAGCTAACTGCACCTTGTACAGAACCCATGGCTGATTTAGCACTACCTATTAAGTCGCCTATTGCCATTTGAATTTCCTTAGTTTATTAGTCAAATCATACTTTCATTAATTTTTTAATTATTTAATTATTTATTGATTAATTTTAAACTGTTATAAAATGTTTTGGTATTCAAAGATTATAACTACTAAGGTAGGAAGAGAAGTGTGTGCGGTAGAGTCTCTGACTCGTTAGCACACACCACACTGGTCGTCAGTCCTAAGCTGATTTGAATTAGGGCGTTACCCTGAAATTATTAAATACATGAAAAGCACTCACACTGCCTGTTTCAGGTAGTGTTTTTCTTTTTTTATTTTATTCTAAACTTTATGAAATTAACTAGGAGATTACAATGACTGCTATTAGTGTTGTAGAAGATATTGAAGTGGTAAAGACAGGCGACATGAGTAGTCTACGTGTTTTGTTCAATAATCAGCAGTGGCGTGCTATCAATGTTAAAAAAACAATTTCTCCAAAAGAACTAGGTGAAGAATTGATTCAATTAGGTAAACGAATTATCTATGAGTCTAGTTTAAAAGATAAGGAGTAAGTCATGTTACATGCTCGTGAAGACTACAATCGTATTCAAGATCCTGAGAACAAGATTCCTGAGGACATGCCAGTCTTTCTTCTTTTAGGTAAAGATAAACATGCAAGTAAAACTGTCCGATTCTGGGCAGATGAAGTAGAAAAAGACGGTGGTGATCCTGAGATTGTAAGAATTGCTAGAGAGCATGCTGATAAGATGGATGCTCTCCCAGAACACAAACAACCTGATTTGTAAAAATAAGAAGAGAGAGGGATATCCCTCTCTCTTCTTTAGGCTGTCATATAGTTCAGTACTGCGTCAATAGTGTCTTGACTAATACTAAAGTGGAAACGATTGTCAGAAGAAATGTAGTATTCCTTCCTTGTTAAGTAATCTTGAACTTCTTGAATAGCTTCATCAGTTGTCAAGCCAATAATAGAAAGAGCGTCACCGTCTACGTCAGCCGTCATAGCTTTATAGTGAGAAGTATGTGCCGCAATTGTATTAAAGAAATCTTTATCTCTAATAGGGAAACACGATGCAAGTCTTCCTGTAGGTTTCCATTCAAAATCAAGCTCTTCTAAACTTTCAGAAGTGTTGGTTGTTTTGAGTTTAAGGAAACAAGGATAGATAGAACCATAACCAGTGATAGGATAACGAGTAATGAGACCAGGATACTTACCTGATAAACTATAAATAGACATGTAAAGAAACTCTGCCATAGTGACAGGTGTAACTTTAGACTTATCAAATCCTTCAGGAACAGAATCTATATCTTGCAAGAATTTAAAATACTTACCATCCTTATAAACAAGACCAAGGTAGTGTTTACCTTTATTCAATGTAATAGGTAAATGACGAAGATCTAAGTTAGCAAAGTTACCAATAACTTTTTCAAGACCTTCTAACGAAGTCCATAGGTCATAGTCTTTCTGAATATGCGTGTTCATTACTTCTTCACGCTTCAGTGTTTTAACATTCGTTAAATAAGCAAAACTATTATTTTCAATAAAGATATCTTTAATGTATGTGTTTTTGATCTCGTATAAAGTCTTAGGAGCAATAGCTCTCAAGAATTGATGAAGACCAATATACGATTCATTATAACCTAATCGATTAGGATCATTAATATTGTTAGCACGTTCGATCGGATTGGAAAGAACATTACGAGTTGAATTAAAGATCTTACGAGTTAACCACTTACCTAAAATAAGTTTGTGTTTACCTTCAAGTAAACTCTTAATATAATCAAATAGATCTAGTGTAATCTTCTGCAAGCTATTACGAATATTGTCATAAACCTCAGGAGACTTCTTAGAAATAATAGGATCAATAATACTTGACTGGAATAACACCTTACGATAAAACTTATTAATTTCATCTTCTTGTGGTTTACCGTTATCATCAACAGAATAATCACGGATACCAGCAGGAAGAACAAGAAGATATCGCATCTTATACTTTTGTTCTTTAATCGCTTTATTAAATAGATCAATTAAGAAAGAACGTTTTTCTGATTCATTCTTTTCAAAGACAAGTTGTTCAATATGTTCAACAAAGAAAGTATAACCAGTTCTTGCTTCGTCTGAATTTGATTTAATAAAAGACTTTGTCTTAGCATCCCATTCAGCTGTTGTTGTGCCGTCTAGTATTTGCTTGTAAAAAGCCTTTAACGAGATAACTGCAAAATAGATTAATGGATGAAGAACTTCTGTCTTTAAGTCAATATAACCAAATGTTCTATTTCTAAATTCAGTTCCGATGTTACCGAAAATAGTTGTACTAAATAATCCTTGAGGGTGAAAGTTATTTGTGTTGTCAAAAATTTGCATATCGGTGACTTCACCGACTCGTACTTTGTCTTGCTCTGTAACCATAAGTAAGTCTAAGTTGACAGGCAATTTCTTTAAAGATGTGGCATCCATATTTAGATCCTTTTATTCAGTCAAAAAATGACCACATTTTGAATTTTTTATAGTTACATATATACTTATTGAACTTAATTCTTAGTCATGGCTCTCAGCTAAGAATTCTTATCCCTAGAGCCGAGGAGTAGTACAAATGGACCGTGATACTTTTATCTCTCGTATGAATCAAAGCAGGATGCCTCATGAAGCTGACAGCTACTATACGTTGTTTGCTTATATTGAAGAGTTTTATAAGCTCTTTACTGAAGCCAAACATGGTGGTATTCACTTCATCAACATTTTTCTGCATACCATGAAGTACCGAATGGGTGCGGTTATCAACAACGCTGTTCAGAAAGCTCTTGATAATCAGCGTGAACATTTGCAACAAGTTTCTGATCGTGCTTTCGCAACAGGTGACGACGAGTTTGATGAATTTCGTCGCATCTGTCTCGCCCACGATTGGCATTATGACTATTCTGATGACGGGTCTGTGTGGCGTCGTGGGAATGAAGTCCAAAAGAAACTGGAAAAGATTGTTGCCGATAAAGGTGGTAAGTACCGTGAGTATTGGGAAAACTACGCTTTGAAGAAACTGAGGTAACAGTTTAAAGGACACCAGCTTGCCACTGGTGTTTTTTTTTTTCTTTTTTTGTTTTATCGTTTGACCAATGAAATTAAGGATTGTCATGAAGAAGAAGTCAGGCAATAAAGATCTAGATAATGATTTAGATTTCGGAGATTTAGACGATCTCGAAGCAGATGGTGGTATGGATTTTGGAGGATTAGAAGATGTTGATATGTCTTCTAGAAAACCTTCAACTAGTGAAATTGCCAAAGAAATGGCAAAAGAAGCTGGTCAAGGTTTCTTAGACTCAACCGCCAGAAAAGCTGCTGAGAAAGCACTCCCGGATTCTTATAAAGATAATTATTATACAGCAGTAGAATATGCTGATTTTGCTAAAGAAACATTTCAAGCAAGTAAGGGTAAAATTAATAAAAGCCTTTATAGTCTTGGTAAGGAAGTTAAGAAGATTCTTCCATTCCAGTCCAAGATGCTTGATAATTTTTTACAGAAATATGAAAGTGATTTTGAGGCATTTAAGTCTCAGACAGAAGAGCAAATTCGTGAAGGTAATATTCAATCTAATCTTAGTTCTATCTTTGATAAGCAACTTGAAATTACCAAGGCTATTGAATCTAAGAGAAGTGCAGAAGATCAAGCTGATAGAAAACAAAATCTAGCAATTAGTAAAGTCAATCTAGATGTTCTTACTAGTATTGACAATAATCTTTCTAATCAAACAGCTTTCACTTTACAGATTAGTAAAGAATATTATCGTAAGTCACTTGAACTTCAATACAAGAGTTATTTTGTTCAAGCAGATATGCTTAAAGACATGAGAGACTATTACAAAGGTTTCTCTATTCAGTTTGAAGAAATTAAGAAGAACACAGCCCTTCCTGATTTTGTTAAACTTCAAACATCTGAACGTGTCTCTGAATTAATGAGAACACAGTTCATTCAAAATACATACAAACAACTCTTTTCTAATTCTGAGTATATGCAGAATGTAAAGAAGAGAATGACTAATATTATTAATGAAAAAATTAGTAGTATAACAGATAATGTTGATAATGTCACTGATGCTTTATCAGGCATTAATCAGGCTGGTGAAATGAGTGGCGGCGGTGGTCGTGTACTCGGTGGTATTATGTCTGGCATGGGTGGCGGTATTCTTGGTGAAAAGGCCGGCAACTGGTTAGGCGATAAACTTGGATCTAAGACCAAAGATAATAAATATGTTAAGGCAGGTGGAAACTATCTTAACATGATGGCTAATTCTCCGAGAACTTTCTTTTCTATGCTTCGTGGTAAAACACAATCAGCTAAAGAAAATTATCAGGATGAAGGAACACCGTTACGTTTCCTTGCTAGTAAATTGTTAGGCGGCGCCGATGAACTCTTAAGCGCAACTGATCCTAACATGCAGAGATTTGAGGTTAAGAAGAAAAATATACTTGACCATAATAAACCTGCTATATTTGATAATAAGGTTCATCGTAGTATCACAGAAGTTATACCGATGTATCTTGCTAAAATCTTAAGTGAAAATACTAATTTAAGATTAATGTATAAAACTGTTAACTTAGGTAAACTTAAAAACTTTTCTGACAAAGAAGAACAAGTCTATAACTATGTTGATAGAAAACTTTCAACAAAGGCTGAATTTAAAGCTGCTGTAGATCAGGCTGTTTTTAAAGACACTGGTAAAGAATCTAAGAAGATTACTTCTGCAGCTGATAATATTAATTCATTAGCTCTATCTTCTGTCGATAAAAAGACAGATAAAGAAGCATATAAAATCCTTTCTAATAAAGGAAATCAAAAATCCTTTCAAGAATTTATGTCTATGGCAAGTACAAAGATAGATGCCAAAGACTTCAATTATGACAATGTTGTTACAAATATAGATAAAGACCCAGGATTAAAAGCAATTGTTGAAAAGAATCCAAAACTAAAACAATATGTAGAAACATTGCAATCCCTTAATCTTTCCAAAAAGAATTCTAATCTTAATGAAAGAGTTAAAGATTCTAGAAGAATTTATCCTACTCTCGGTGTGATAGAATTATTCCGAGAAGCTTCCAGATTAGTTGGTAGTAAAACTCTTAATAATGTAAAGGGTGATGCAGCTAACTTAATTTCTAAAGCTTTAGTTGCTTACATGCACGGAAGAAATAAACCAATAACTTTAAGCAGTATATGTGATGCAACATGTTTTGCTTTTATACCAGAAAAAGATAAGTCCGTTTGTTTCCCTTATCTTGAAGTATTTATTCCGCAGTGTCGTCAAATTCAAGCTGAAGACGACACATATAAAAATTCACAAATAACACTTTTCATTTCAATGGTTAATGAAAGTTTATTTAATAGTTTTGAATTTAATCCAGATACATTCCAAATACTTCACGACTATGATTCTGATCTTCAAGATTCAGGTCAATTAGGTATAACTAATTTAGTTGAAGGTAAGTTAGGTAAAGATAATAAAGATGAAGCTTTAGTTGACGCTGGTGAACTTAAAGCACTTTCTAAGCGAGGTAGTAGAGCTGTTAAAAAAGCTTTAGAAGCAAGATCAAAATTAGATATTATTGATATAACAGAAAAAAGTGCGTTTGGTAAACATTTAAGTAAGTTTACTGATATAGGATCAAAGTTTAGTAAAGATATTAATGAAGCTGAAGGTTTCGATGGCATGAAGAGTGCTGTTAAATCTATGCTTAAATCTGTTTCAGAACAATCTCAAGAATCAGCTAAAGAAGCTTATAAGAATGTGACTAAGTCTCTTAATGGATTACAAAAACAAATTGATGACCTAATTAAAAAAGATGGTCCTGGTGTTAAAGAGAACGCCAAAAAGAAAATGCTAGAAATGGCTGACAACTATATTAGAAAAATTGATTCACTAATTGCAGCTGAAGAAGCTACTCTTCGAGAAGAAGAAGCTAAACTAAGCGAACTTGCAGCAAGTGTTAGAGAAAATGTTAGTGAGAATTCTCTAGATAGTGTTATGCGTGAAGGTACGAAAACAATGGTTCAGGCAAAGAAAAAAGAAATTGCCTTATTGAAGAAATTCAAAGGAACTCTTCATGAAAGTAGAAATGGTATAGCTAATATCGATACAAATGTACAGACAATGACTGAGTTTAGCCAACAAGCTATTCAACCATTTAGAACATTTATCGCTAAGGCTAAAGCGACCCTTAAAGAATTTGAGGATGAAGTTAAGGCAGCTGAAGCAGCTACTATTTAAACATAAAGTGTACTGGGTCATTTTTTGACCCAGTACACTTATTACTGAAAAGGATTACCATGGCTGAGAAAAGCTTATTTGAAGATTTGAATGCAGCCTTTAGAGGTGCAACCAAATCTGTGTTTAAAAAACACAAAGATTCAAACGTTGTTATATTCATTAAACAGAGTATTGAAAGAGCTGAAAATATTTTTAATGCTCTTGATAAAATGCTTAAGAAAAGAAATATTGACGTTGGTGCAAGTATTGAAAATGTAAAAGGAAAAGGAAAAGAGTTTTTAGAAAAGGCTAAAAACTTTAAAGAAGAATCCAAACAAAAAGGCTTTTTAGAAACAGCTAAAGCCAAGGCAACAGATATTCAATCTAAGCTTACAAATCTATTTAAGAAGGAAAATGAAACTGGTGTAAGTCCTCCTGAAGAATCTAGAACAGAGCAGGAAAAGAGCCAGACAGAAATGAACAATGCTAATGCAGAAGCTAAATCTGAAAAGAAAGAATCTGCATTTAGTAAAATGTTCAGTAAAACAAACGAACGCGCCGAAAGGCGAAAGAAAGAGATCGAGGAAGAAAAGAAGGCTGTTCAAGAAAATTCCAAAAAGAAAGAAAAAAGTTCTTGGCTTGGAAAAATTCTTGGAGCAGTTGGTGCTGTTGGTGGTTTGATTGGTAAAGCACTAGGCGGTCTCGGCGGTTTTCTTTTAAAGGGCTTTGGTAAGTCAATTGGTTATTTAGGTGGTTTTGTTGTTAAAGGCCTAGGCAAAACCATGATGAGTCTTGTTCCAGCCCTTGGTTCAACTATAGCCAAATTAACATCTAAGTTAGTTGGTGGTGGATTAAAAGCCATAGGAACTGTAGCTATGGAGGGTGCTAAGACCGCTGGCCGAGCTATGTTACCTATGGCTGGCGGAGCTTTAAAATTAGCAGGCCGTGCCGCTTTAACACTAGCAACAGGTCCTGTTGGCTGGATTGCAGCTGCCGCAACAGCAGCTTACGCCGGTTATAAACTTTATAAATATCTCACAAGAAACAATGTGGCTGATGATCTTGGCGGTAAGTTAACACGTTTAAGATTATTGATGTATGGTTTCAACGATGTGAAGAAAGAACATTATTCCAAGGTCTTCGATCTTGAAATGATGATGAAAGATTATGTTAAGTTTAAAGACTATAAGGTCACAGTAGATAAACTTAACAACGATGATATTGATAAGATCCTAGATATCTTCAAGGTAAAACGCGAAGAAAAGGATAAATATAAGATTCTTAACACATGGTTTGTTAAGAGATTTATGCCTGCTTATAAGGCTTTCATGCAAGCATTGTATAGTGTTAATAACAGTATTTATCTTGACGAAATTGACAAGATGAAACCTCTGGATGTTTATAACTTTGTAACACGTATCAGTGTTCCTACGGTTATTTACGATATTCAAGAAGTTCCGACTTTTGATGATCCTAAGGTTTATTCAACTAAAGATGAAGTTGACTCTATGTTAACAAACATCACTAATCAATGTAAAGATCAAGCTAATCAAAAAGATCCTAACACGGCTAAGAAGATCGAAGCTGAAAATAAAGCAAAGCAATCCGCAGTTGCGCAAAAGCAACAGCCAGAACAGAAGAAAGCTGAAGAAACTAAACCAGCGCCTCCTCCTGCAAAACAACCACCTTTAGAACAGTCTCCTGGTGAAGCTGATAGTCCTCCTGGAAAAACTGAAACTGGTGTTGGTGAAAAGACAGAAACAAAGGCTGCTGCTAAGTTAACTAAAGCTTCTGGTGAAATTTATCCAGGTACTACTTCTCTTGAAGGTATTAGTACAAAGCTCGCAAAAGAAAAGATATATAATCTTGATCCTAATGTTCGTGAACTCTTTACCGGTATGGCTAAGGAATATAACGCATTAACTGGTAAAACAATTCCTGTTAATGAAGCATTTAGATCATACGAAGATCAAGCAGCACTTTATGCTAAGATGCCTGGCAAAGCTGCTAAGCCTGGTAATTCTACACATGAATTTGGTTTGGCTCTTGACATTAACTCGAAAGAAGCTGATGAACTTGACAAACTTGGTTTAATGCGTAAGTATGGTTTCACTAGACCTATCGGTGGTGAAAAGTGGCACATCGAACCTATCGGTGTTTCTCTTGACCCAAATAGAGCTAAGAAAGATCAAAACTATAGATTTAGTGCTATTCAGTCTTCTCCTGGTAAAGGTGGTGACGGTTATGGTGCTTTAGATAACTCTACGCTTAAAAAACGTGATGTACAATATCAACTTTCTGTTTACAACAAAGCTGGTGGAGAAACTATTGATCCTGCTAAGGCAATTAAGAATAGCCCAGCTCCTAACTTAGAACCTAAACCTGGTATGGGTGGTAAACCTGGCGAAACACCCGGTGATAAGCCAAAGATAACCGGAGCTGCTTCTCCTACAGCTACACAATCAAATACTGACGCTAAAGCTGCAACAACTGGCGGAAGTGCTGGAAGCATAGCAACAGGTAGTGGTAATCCTGACGCAGAAGCTAAACCTACAATTAATTCTTCTAATAAACCTTTAGAGAAATCTGAAAATGTTGCTCCGGCTAACCCAGCTACTGATGTTGGTAAGTATGCTGAACTTGGTCCTGATGCCGCTATAACACAAGCAGCTAAGATGACCGGAATGAATGAAGCAACAATGAAAGCTTACGCTCAAATGGAATCGAGCGGTAAAGGTGGTAGCATTAAGAACAAGAATAGTTCTGCGACAGGTCTTTTCCAGATTGTTGGTGGTACATGGAAAGCACTTGTTAAAAAATATGGACCTAAATATGGTCTACCTCCGGATGCTAAGCCGGATAATAATTACTACAATGCTTTAATGGCGATGGAATACGCTAAGGAAAACTTAGCAGGTCTTAAAGATTACCAGTCTGCTGGTATTGATGAAGCAACAGCTATTTACTTAGCACATCATTACGGTGCATCGGGTGCAAGAAAGATTATCGACTTCTTGAAGAAAGATCCAAATACTCCGATGAAGAATGCTGTTAGTGGTGATGCTTATGCTGCTAATAAAGCTGGTATCGGTGATGCTAGTGTTCAAGGATATGTCCAGAAAGTTAGTGGGAAAATTGCAGCCGCAGGTGGAGGTGGAAATGCAGCAGGTAACACTACTGCTACAGAAACAAAACCAACAGTTGCTTCTACTGATACTTCTAAACAACCTTCTATTACAGTTGCGTCTAACGATGCACCTAAACAACAAAATAATTCTAACTCATCTCAAGTTGCACAACTTAATAAAGCCGTTTATAAACCTGAAACATCATCAGGTTCTTTGTATAAAACAGTTGATACAGCGTCACCAGCAAGTGCACCAGCACAAGCACCAGCGCCTCAACAAAGTTCAGTTATGAATCCGAAGAACTCAGAAAAACTAATGACAGATCAATTAGATGCGTTAAATCTCATCGCTAAGATTCTTACATCTATCGATGGTAAATTTGACGCTGATACATTTAAACAGTTAGCCGCCGGAAAGTCTCAACAGACTCCTCCGCCAGCGCCTGATAAATCTATTCCTAAGGGTGGTGTAAACCTATCCAGAAAGAGCGTAGAAGCATAAATAAGACACCAGAGGGGTAACTCCCCTCTGGTGTTCTTTTAATCGATTACAGCTCGTAATACAATATAAATATAAACAGCATTACGAATATTCTTGATGTTGCGATCCGTAATGTATTTTTTATGTGATTTGTAAATTTCTTTAATTAACTTATCACCTTGATCTTTTACCTTATTGATTTCAATATCTGTACCACGGGCATATAAAACATTACCGACAATAGTATTCATGACATCAATAATGTCAGATTTATTATGTAAGAAAAGATTATTCTTATTCAGGTAATCAATTGTATTAACAAGAACACTGTTAACAAAAGCAAGAACCTTTTGATTATTTTCACGAGTAGAGAAGTTATAATCACAAATTAAACTTAGTGTTTCTTCCACTTGTTTATAAGAAACACTATTGATAATGTCTGTTACAACATTAATATAGTCTTTTTTAACAAAAGTATTTTTCTCAACTAAGATATTTTCAATCTTAATAAAGTATTTTTCCGGAGTATCTAGTTTATCAACAATAACTTCAGCACCTTCTACGTCATTGATAATATTCTTTCGACTCTTAATAATGTCATCATTTTCAACCATATCCATAAATTCACTATAGATATTTTTGATTGTGTCTTTTGTTCTATTAAATAAGTCAGTAATAGCGTTAGGAAGTTCAGGATCACGATTAAACTTAACTAACAGATCACGAAACTTACTATCGATATACTCTTGACTACGATACTGACAATATTCATTCCAGTTCTTAAGTTTCTTAATAATGTATTTGTTATTCAAGCGTTCAATCAGTGTTAATGCTTTTTCTTCAGAAATAGGATAAACAAAGTAGTTGCTTGAAATAAGAACCAATGTTCTATAATTAAAGTAATCTAGAATCTCTCTAGCATACTCTTCAGCTTTTTCTTTAGGAAGATCTTTATTCGAAAGGAAACGATGCGCTATATAAAAACAAACAAGGTTGACGTCATCACGAGCAATCTTGAAGTTCTTGTTAATAGTAGTAATCTTATCAATTGTTTCAATAACATCCGAAGCAGTTATGCCGAACAGATTATCATAGAAAATATCCTTGTCATACATAGTGTATTTAACAAGATGATTTCCAATAAGTTTAGAACCAAACAGATTCTTAAACTCTGTGTTTCTAGTAATAAACTGAATATTGTTAACTACGATCTTTTTGTAAAAGCTAGTGTCGAAGCGAACTCCTTCGAATAGCTTATCAAAAGCCTCTTTGACGTGCATGGTTTAACCCAGCTTAAAGTGTGCTTTAACATGGTTAATAAAGCTTTCCAACGTATAAACAACCTTGTTGGTTTTATTAGCCATATTTGTCAAGAACCATTCTTCCTGTGCAGTTGTAAACCCTTGTGTGTGAATAAACACAAAGTCATTATCGTGAATATTTCTGAGTGTATCAACTGGTTCTTCATTGATATTTTCAGTGGAAATAGCTTTCACGTCAGCGTTCTGATCTTCAGAATCAGTTTGTTCTACTTGAACATCTGTATTCTCAAGAACTTTATTTAGAGCAGTAGCGACAATCTGAGAGATAGAACCAGACACAGTGATAGTCATTGTCTCAGGAACTTGTTCTTCTTTCTTTTCAGAAGGTTGTTCCGGATTTTCTTGATTAACGTTTTCCGTGGGAGCAGAGTCGTATTTTTTCAATAAGAAGGTAGGCATTTCAAATCCTTTCGATAAAGTCAAACAATTTTTTAATTCTGTCTTTAATTAGTTTGATAACGTTTACATTGGAGCACAAAATGAAAGTATCAGTTGATCAAGACCGAAATATAGTATTGAAGGAAATTTTCAACAGTGTTATACTTGAAACAGCAGAAGGTAATCAGTTAGCCGTTTGTATGAGAGACGATACTTTCGAAATGAAACTAGTCGGCACTGATAACTGGCACCGTGTCGATGTGAAGACAGGCGATATAAAGAAAGAATAAAATGGGTGAATGGACTATTACCAGCCTTACAGAATATCTTATTAATTTGTTTATAACTAAAAATATTGTTAATGATATTATTAAGAAAGTAGATAAACTTTCACATTCATTGTCAGAAGAACAATTTTTAGCAATCGGTGTTGAACAAAATGGTAAAGATATCAAAGTCATCCTGAAGGTCTTTGATGAAACTAAACCTAAGTGCTGGGTTGAAGATTTTCAGTACAAGTTCAATTCTTATATCTCAGAGATTATCACGGTGACTGGCAAACATGAGCGTAATTGTTAACTGGGGTAGATTCCATCGTCCTGGATATGAAGTATCATCCAAAGGTGACAAAAGGTTTTCTGCATTCTTTGCAAGACTGCCCGATGGTAAATCAATAGAATATCATTATCAAGTTGGTGTGAAGGGCTATCCTTCTATTAGTGAAGGTAAAGGTAAACCACCTCTTAATGAATCTGTGGATCTTTGGGAAGAGTATCTAAAGCTTTGGAAAGAATGGGCTATTCATAATCCAGAGCTTATTGAGGAATTAAGAAGTCTGCTACCAAAGTACGATTTTACTTTAACAGATATGTTTGCGACCTCTAAAGTTAATCAAGCAAGAGCACTAGCGACTATTTTAAATGGAAATTAATTGGACATAGATCCAATTTTCCAATAGGGGACTTTTCGCAATGTGTAACTTACCAGCCGCAGATAGAGTATGTTTTAATTGTTCTTTAGAAGATTGCAAAGAAAACTGTAAAGATTGTCCTAGAAAGAAATTCATCCAGGAAAGTAAAGATTATAAAGAAGAGACCCATCGTAAAAAGATGACGACTACTCTTCAAAGAAAAGATCCGATTGTTGTAAGATAAACTATCTGGCTACCAAACAGGTAGCCAGATAGTTACATTTGTGAAATTCTATACAACTTCTCTTTAATATCTTTTTCAGTTTCATAACTGAACATATCGTTTAATCGACCGTCTCTTTCGATTCGTTTAGCTAAACGTTTCCAGTCATTAATATAATGTTTATTGCCAGATTTATTCTTTGCTACATCGTACAAGAATATCATGTAATCAAGACGACTAATAAAAAGTGCCCACTTGATCTGATTTGTATAACCAATGTTAGGAAGAGCAAGTAATTCACTTGCATCAATCTTAAACATTAAATGGATATTATGTAAGATATTTATAAAGTCTAAACTCTTACTTGTGATAACATCAAGTGTTTGTTCGACATAACGTTCTATCTGAAGATTGGGTTCAAAGATCTTGAAACGATGCTTAAACTTAGGCTGCTGTGTTTCAATACCATAAAACTTGTCAATGATCTTATTCAGAAACATATGATCAATAACATCGTCCATCATGTTACTAATCACATATTTAATAACAAAGTGATTCTTATTTAAAACTAAACTTCCATCTTCAACTTGTCCGGCTTCATGACGGGCTTGTTGCTTATTAAACTCACGATACTGAACTGCAAGTTTAGGTATATTAATCATTAGACTGCAAAGTCCTGATTTACTTTCGTCGTCTGTTCCTAACGGAAGTAGTAACTTATGGTCGTTCCGATTATGTGTTAACGTATAAACTGTTTTAGCTTGTTGCCAATTACGTGTTAGTTCACTGACATCAAATAGTTCATAACTTGCTATAATAATCTCTTCGTTTTCATTCCCGAAGAAATTACCAGGATGTACAGTACCTTTTTCAATATCGCTTGTAAATTGAAAATGCTTGGCTAGGTACTTTAGTTTATCTAAAGCGTAGTCAATATAACGGAATGTATCGTATTGAATATAGGTAGGGAAGTGTTCTAGGATTCTGCTAAGAATATGGGTGTTCTTAACAGCAAAATTCCTTTCTTGGTAATAACGCTCGATTGCATCTTTATTAAAAATGTACAAACGACGTAAATAACTTAGGTCAGTTGGATGTACGATACCGGTTATCGGAGTTCGATTAATATAATCCCGGTTGAAGATATCCAGATATAGCATTATATCTTTCCTTAATTCATAGTCAAAAAATAGAAGATATTTATTTTAATACACTATTTATAAAATCTGCATTGGAAAGAGAAATAACCGCATATATAGTATCTGTAGTTAAACTACAAAGGAGCTTTTAAACATGTTTTATCCGGAGGCATTAGTAACCAACAATACCGTTGTTTCGGATATAGAAAATTTAACTGAGCAGTTTATGCGTGGAGACACGTTGTCTACTCAGCTGTCTGAATTTGTGTTCGGCAATATCGCTCGAACTAAAAACGGTACTTACATCGATTATATTACTCAAATCAAACAGATTCTGAGTTATAGCAAGATTGATTATTATTATGATCTTGTGATCATTAAGTCTTCGGCTGAATTAGCCGAGGAACAAAAGTCCATTCTGATTCGTTATGTGAATCTCACAGCAGCGCATCGGGGGAAAATCATTATCTTCAACGGTAGTATCATTTATATCCCGGAGGATCTCAAGAAGAAATTTGGGTTGGAGGCGGTTCATATCCATGTGAATTCAGCTTATCGTGATTACATCAATAAAAGAAAGACCAAGTTTATTGCTCGTAAATTCAGTTTGAAACGATTGATTCCTTTTCTGCATTAATCAATTTCAAATATTAAAAAATTACTATTATTCATATAGAGTGAGAAAGTTACAGGTGATCGCCTGTAGCTGACTTAGAGACATCGAATTTTTCACATCCATCAAACAGAAGAAGGAGTTTCACATGAGCGTTAACGCTACTTCCACCGGTACCAAGAAGGCTGCCGCTGCACAACAATCCGCTGCTCCGGCTGCTGCTGCACAACCCACTCAACAAGCCGGCGCTGCTTTCATGCCGGTATTCGGTCTTCAAACTCGTCTGTCGGCATTTGGTTCCGGCGGTGAGCAGTTCGAAAAGCTGTACGAAAACATCTCCAAGAAGATCAAGTTCCTGAATGAAGAAGTCAAAACGGAAGAAACCTATGCTGCCGTCAAGCTTCTGAAGCAGAATGCTGGTCTGAACTACTCTGCAATCGTTATCGCCGAAACGTTTAACGGCGTTACTGCTGCACATATCCTCATGGTCGAAAAGACCGGTGATTATCCGGAAAAGCTCATCGAAACCGTTGCCGGTACTCGTTACGAAATCACTCGTACTCCGGCAGACGCACTCGACGACAAGTATGTTTCTCAAGCTGCTGCTGCGGTCGCTGACGCCCTCAAGGTTGATGTGTCCACCGTCATCGTTACCGACGGTACCCTGGTGCCGAACGAATTCGATGTCACCAGCGAAGCTATGGTGAACGATCTGATCCAGAATACCTTCAACGCCACGCACTCGGAAATCAACATCCGTGTGAATGACTACAAGGGTGTTAATCTGGCTGAGCTGATCAACAACAATCGCAATGGCAAGTTCTTCATCAACATGTACTTCAACCAGGAAGATGCTCAGTTCTTCGACCAGACCGGTATGCCGGTTCGTCAAGACGTGTGTATCGCTCTGTCGTACAAGATGAACACCAGCCAGAACCAGCGTTCCATCAATCAAGGTGATGACGCTTTCGACATCGTGAAGACCTATGGTTACATCGATTTCGAATGGTCGCCGACGATGGTCAACGGCATGGTTGGTAGCCAGAAGTTTGTTCCGAACTTCGTTATTACCCACATCGAATCCAAGGTTGCTCCGACTCCGGATATCATGTTCCTCGGCGTGGCTTCTGTCTTCGCGCTGAATGAAGATATGAACTGGATGCAGGCTTTCCGTCCGACTCCGGGTAAGAAGAATGAAATCGACTTCAACGATATCGGCGGCCTGAACGTCGAAGGCAACATCGAGCTGAACCAGACTGGTTTCGGCAAGAAGATCAACACGAAGGACAAGACCTTCTCCGTGATCGATCTGAACAACTACATCCAGCGTTTGGTTCGTCCGAACATCCTGGTGTCGATCGATGTCCCCAAGGCTGGTCCGGAAACCTGGTTCATGTCCGCTCTGCCCTATATCAAGTTCCGCAACTCCAAGGATGCTTTCGGTCGTGTGATGGATTACATCAACACCATGACCAATGGTTCCTTCCAGGGCGGTAACTTCCAGATGTTCGACAGCATCACCAACAAGATCCACGGTGGTTTCTACAAGTCGGCAAACGGTGGTTACAAGGATATTCGTCACCTGAATTCCTACCTGGGCTTTGCAAACTTTATCGCTGATACCAATCAGTCGCCTGCACTGATCGCTCAGTACACCAACACTCTGTACAACACCAGCATTCCGAACGAGCTGCGTTGCGCCGAGCGTAAGAAGTATCTGGACGAAATGAGCAACAAGTCGGCCGTCTACAAGCAGTACTATGACCGCCTGATCTTCAGCTCGCCGTTCCTGATGCAACTGCTGGGTGCTCTGCGTAATGTCGGCTTCAGCCCGCTGTTCAGCAACATGGGTGCCACGAACGATATGTTCCAGCGTCGTTCGACTGCAGACTTCACTGGCGCTATGCTTGGCCAGGATGCTCGCGTTCTGGGTGCTTCCAACATGTACGGCAGCTTCTTCGGTATGCCGCAGGGTTACAACCGTCAGTACTAATAGGCGTTATCAAAATGACCGGAGGGGATTTCCTCTCCGGTTGTTTTTATTTTTGGTCTTGGTTAAAACAAACATTAGGTGAGAACCTTTTTCCTCAGGAGCTTTAGATGATCTCTGTATTCGCTTGTGGCGGTTGTGGTAGTAACATTGCAAAACAAATTTCTGACCTCGATATCGAAGTCAACTATATCGACACGTCGACCTCTAACCTCAAGGGTGTGAAGTCTGACAATATCTTCGTCCTCGAAAATATCGACGGCGCAGGCAAAGATCGTTCTAAGACCTATGAACATTTCAAAGACATCGCTGGTGATGTCGTTATCAAATTCAAACCTTCTCCTTCTCTGAACGTTGTCGTGTCTTCGTTGTCCGGTGGTTCTGGTAGCATTATCGCTCCGCTGGTTGCAAAAGAATTGATTCGTCAAGGTCACAATACGATCGTTATCGCAATCGATTCCAAGCACTCCGTTAAGGAACTGGACAACACGATTAAGACTTTCAAGACTTACAAGTCTATCTCCGATGGTATCAAGAAAGCCATCAGCATTTTCTATATCGAAAACAGCAATCGCAAAGAAAGCGATAACAAGGCTGTCTGGTTCATCAATCTTCTTTCCCTGCTGGTGAATAAGCAGCATACAGAAGAATTCGATACGACTGATCTTACTAATTTCATTAACTTCGATCGTGTTACGGATAATTCCCCAACCGTTTCGATCCTTGAAGTCAATGAAAACGAAACTATTAATCCGGAAAAGAATACAACGATTGTTAGCAGTATTTTGCTGACGACCGATAAGCATTCGACCATTAAGCCGGTTGTTCCGGAATACCTGTCTACTTGTGTTGTCACCGATCCGCAATACAAGAATGAAGATATTCGTGTTGACAATATCCTTGGTAAGCTGTCTATTATCGTTGAAGAAATGGAACGCGAAATCAAGGATCTTCAAGACAACAAGAAGATCAACAAGTTTAAGGAACTGGAAGTTAGTAATTCCAATTCTGATGATGTAGTTCTGTAAAAAGATACGCAGACCCTTCGGGGTCTGCTTTTCTTTTTTCATATATTGAGGTATTGGAAAGGGAGGTAACATGGAATTACCTGGTTGGATGTATGAATCAAAACCTTATGGACTCGCTCTTATTGGGCTAGAAGCAATGAGGTTAGAAGCATTTTGGTTAGGATTTTTCTCTGGAGCTATTTTAATGGGTGCTTCATGTATAATTCTCAAAATGCGGTACGATTATCGTAACAAAAAAACACAATAAATATTGACTACCTACGTAAATCGTAGGTAGTCTTATTATTGCATCCAGAATTAAAACAGTCACATATATAGTATGTGTAGCATATAAGGAGATTTCTATGGGTCGTAATGTCATTGATGTAATTAATAAATTAAAACCTATCTTTGAGGAACAAGGTTTATCCACCAAAGAGTTAGACTCTATTATTTCATCCAAACAGTTTTCTGCACCTGAGCTTGATCATATACACTGGTCAAGACTTCAGGATGAAATAAACTCTATAGCTAATGAACATATAACTAATATCACTGAACTGGAACAATTTCCAGATTGGTTAAAGAAGATAAGTAACATTATTCTTGGCAATGATTAATATTAATAAAAAACTGGATAGGTGAATATCGTGATTTTCAGAAAGGAGTGATCTGTGCCAGTTACACTCAAGTTGATAAACTTTGATACAATCTATAATCGAATCAAGTCACCTAAGATCCTTATTAACCATGAGGATGTTTTCAATACCGAAAACAAAGAAAAGCTTGACTCGATCATTCTTAAGAATTATTCGGAAGACAATCTATCTATTATCCCGTCATGTAACTGTGGTGACCTGAAGGGTGCTTATTATATTGGTGAAGTTTGCCATAAGTGTGGTACACACGTCTCATCTAATCTGGATGACAACATATCCTTCTTGCTTTGGGCTGCTAAGCCACAAGAAGTTGAACAGTTTATCTCGCCACAAGTCTTGAACATTCTTCTGAATCGTTACAAGATCACAAAACCAAATGTACAGTTGATCAAGTATATCATGCTTCCGAACTTTAAGTTCGATAAACGTATGAATCGTAAGAATATTGATCAGCTAGAAAAACTAGATTTCCTGCTCGAACAAAATAATATCAAACGTGGCTATAATAGCTTCGTACAAAACTTCTTCAAGATCATTGAGATTCTTGAGACCGAATTCGTCAAAGAGAAACCAAGCATTGACGAGTTTAACTTCTATGAGTTCTTGATGAGAAATCGAGATCGTATCTTTAGTAACTATCTACCGTTTCCTAATCGCATCATCTTTGCGATGGAGAGTAATGAGTTAGGTAAGTTTATTGACAAGAGTCTGTTGAACCCAATTAACGTTATTCGTCGGTTAACTGGTATCGATCTCTATACAAAGCCTTCTGTTGTTAAACAAGCTAAGGTCGCAAACAGTCTAATCGACTTGTCTGAGTTCTATGCGTCCTATATGAAGAACGTTATGTTCAGCAAACCTGGACTTAATCGTCAGCATATCGCGTCGACTCGTTGTCATTTCACAGCTCGAGCTGTGATTAGTAGTATCTCTGGTCCCCATGACTATGATGAGATCTATATTCCATGGAGTATTGCTTGCACGCTTCTCCGTGAACACATTCTGAATCGTCTGTATGTTCGTAAGTATACTTACAAGCAAGCAACGAACTTCTTACAATATCATAACAGGATTTATACTCCTGTTCTTGATGAAATCTTCCATGAGATCATTGCGGCATCTGGTAATGGACTTCGTTGTCTGTTTAACCGTAATCCGTCTCTGCATCGTGGTTCTATTCAAAGTGTTCGAATCACCCGTGTCAAGATTGACACAGGCGACAATACGATCAGTATGAGTTACCTTATTGGTCCCAGCTTTAACTCGGATTATGATGGTGACGAATTGAATTTGTCTTTGGTATTAACTGAAAAGGTTTTGAGGAATCTGCATAACTTCGAACCGCACCATAACATCCTGACCCTTGGTGGTCCGAATGAATTCAGTAGTAACATCAAGTTACCAAAGACTATTATCAGTACTTTATCCAATTGGATGAATAGTTGATATAAGAGACCCGTAGCAATGCGGGTCTCTAGTTATTTTATATTTCAACAGGAATTGTTTTGAGTACATATATATTACCTGTCCCTTGTCACTCAACATTTAAAGGAGGTGATACTCTGTGGGAATAGTTGTTAACGTTCCAGAAGCAGGTTTGGATCTCGTCCTCTACGGGGATAAATCCAACGTCATAAGTAATTATCTATATAATCAAATGCAAGCGATGCCGCAAGCATTTAATGAATTTAGCCAGCGTGTTTATAACGCTATGAGTACAAGTTATAATTACATCAATGACAAATTAACTCAATACGGTATTCTGAATAAACTTCAGGATAGTGGGTTAGTTGTTATCGACAACTACTATCAAGAGCTTCTGAGTTTTCAACAGCTTCAGAATGCTAACCTGACAATGCAACGTTGGGTTATGGCACATCCGCAAATCAAGCAGATGTACATTGATCAGAATCTTGATGGTTATTCTGGAAGTTATGTAAATATCTCTGGCAAGACTGTCGGGGAAGCTGATTATAATTATCGAAGAGTTATGGACGGTGCTTTGATTCCAACTGAAGATGGTTGGACTGTTAAGCATTATCTCGAAGATCTCCAAATAGGTGATCAAGAGTTAGATCATTTCAAGAAGTCTCAGATTAGAAACACTTGGGACGCAATGGATTGGTTCCTTAAGACATGCGATTTCGATTTTACCTTGAAGTCAGACCAACCTGTGAAGTTTAACAAGGAGTAAAAGTGAAACTTAACGCTGCGGAATTGGAAGAACTGAACACCCTCTTGGGCGATAAGAAGATTGACATTCCGGAATTTCGTCGTTCTGTAACGGCTAGTGGTAATAATTACCAATGGCTTCAGCGTAACATTATGATTCGTAACCCGAACATCAGTGATCGGTTGAAGAGTCTACTGGGTATGAAGGTTAAAGCCATGGCTTAAACAACAAGAAGAAGAGACCTCAGGGTCTCTTCTTTTTTTTTTCTTTTAGTGCAATTTTTAATAGGGTGACCTATTTAAAGGAGATGTTTATGAAAATTGTCCTGTATCACGATCATTGTCAAGACGGTTTCTTTAGCGCGTATTTAGCTTGGAAAAAGTTTAAAGATTGTGATGCTAAATTTATTTCTGTTAGTCACAGACCTGTGCTTGATCTTGATCCTATCGAAGCATTAGGTTATATTCTTAAACAAAAACAAATAAGTATAAATGATTGTAAAGAAGCAACACTCTATGTGTTTGATTTCTGTTTCCCTCCGAATTTTCTATCTGTTTATAAAGATCTTTTTAAATCTATAATTATACTTGATCATCACCAAACGTCCTTTGAAGAACTAAGACAAGATTATTCTTACATTGTAAACGATAAAGGATGGTTTTATTTTAAACCAGCAGAAAATTTAGAAGTTTTTTTCTCCACAGAAGAAAGTTCAGCTAAACTAGTTTATAAACATTTTTATACAGATAGTGATGTTCCCTGGTATATTGAATTAGTTAGTGATCGGGATTTAGGTAAAAACTATTTTCAGGATACTAATAAATTTTATCACGGTATAACATTGTACAAGCCTTATGAATTTACTTGTATCGATTATTTAGTAGAAACAGATTTTAAAGATATAATTGCTTTAGGTGAACTTGTTGAAAGAAATAGACTAAGTGTTGTAAAAGAAATAGCTTCTAATTTGGTAACAATTGAACTTAAACATGGTAATGATTATCATAAAGGTGCTATTGTAAATACAGATCTTAGTAATGCATCTGATGTAGCTAACTATATTTTATTCTGTATAAAAGAACATGATTTTTGTTTATTGTATAATATCAAAAATAATCAAGTAGCTCACTGTAGTATTAGATCAACTCATAAATTTAATTCTCTTATTATCTCAGAGAAATTTAAAGGTGGCGGGCATAAAACTTCAGGTGGGTTTGGTATTGATTTAAAAGATCTTTTTGATATTTTAAATAATAATTTTCTTATAATTGAATGATACCATTGTTTTGCATAAGGATTATAAAATGAAAGTCGTTCTCTTTCACAAGAACTGTCACGATGGATTGTTCTCCGCTTTTAGCTTCTGGAAAAAGTTTGGTTCCAAAGATACCATCTTTATCGAAGTAAATTACAAACCTATTCAGGATATGAAACCAATGGAAGCATTGGACTATATCTTTAATGGTTATATTAAAAATCCATCGACACTTAACCCTGTCAATTATCAGTTCAAAGATAATAAAGTTTCTCTTGAAGATATGTCTGAGATGGAACTTTATGTCGTAGACTATTCTTTTCCTGTTCGACATCTACAAGAATACATTAGTGTGTTTAAATCTATTCTTGTTCTTGATCATCATAAAACAGCTATCGATGAATATACTGAACGTTATGAAGTAAAAGAAGGTGGATTTGGCTGGCTGTTTATCCGTCCTTCTGATAATTGTCAGATTGTTTTCTCTCACGCTGAAAGTGGTGCTAAGCTATCATGGATGTATTTCCACGGTGGATATAACGAAGTTCCTGACTACATTGAACTTATCAGTGATCGTGATCTCTGGACATTTAAACTAGAGAATTCTCGTAAGTTCTACTATGGTCTGAAGTTACAAGATCTTAGTACATTTAACATGATTGAAACACTCTTGAATTCTTTCAAGAACAATATCATTGTTGAAGGTGGTAAATATGAAAAGGTTTTAGCTGAACGTAATGCTAAAATTGCCAAAGCCAATGAAATTGAAATTTGTGTAAAGATTGCTGGTCGAGATTACAAAGGTGTCTTGGTTAACTCTTACCTTGATATTGCTTCTGATCTTTGTAGTCATTTGATCGTTGAAAAAGGTTATGATGTAGCTATTGCTTACAATATTGATAACAAGTGTGTTGTTGGTTGTAGTCTTCGTTCTAAGAAAGGTTTGGATTCATCACCACTTAGTCTAATGTATGGCGGTGGTGGACACGCACAAGCATCCGGCTTTAGTATTCCTTTTAAAGAACTGAATGATATCATTAAGAATAAATATATTCTGGTTACAGCTGAACCTGATTTTGGGTTCTTAACAAAGTTATTAAGGAAGATTAAATGGCCACGACTGGGATTATTCCGAGCTTAACTGAAGAAGGGTGGATTACTTCTAGTAAAGACACCCTGACATATGCAATTGCACATTACATTCTCTCTGACGCAATGCAGTCTATTGCCTATAAAGGGAATGTAATTAATCTTCCGGAAACTTATTATAAGTATATTAATGATCCAGATGGTATGGCGTCAGGCATTAAGTCTGATCTAGAACGTTTGCTTGGACGTTATTTTATATCAACTGACGTTGTCACCGAAGTTAAAGAATTGTCAACAAAACAGTTTGCTATTTTGATCTATGCTTCTGTTATTGATAAAGATAACATCAAGCACGAATTAACACGTATCACAGAAGCTAATTCTGCTGGTATTCGTAACATTATTGAAATGAATAATTACGGCGATGCCGTAAATTATCTTACCTCTATTTAATTTTCACTATGATCAAAGATAATATGATCGTAACGGCAATTCACGGAGACCAATATGTCTATTGAAAACCAAGCAAATGCTGTTAGAGACATGTTGATGGCTGAGATTGATAAGTCTAGAACAGTTGTCTTTGACGGCTTACTTAATGCAGGTCCTTTGAACTCTATTCCTGAGTCATTATTTGTTAATTATTTCTTACCTTGCTTTATGGGTAATCCTACCAATCCCAATTGGGTAATGGAATGGATTTCTATTGCAGGTACTCCTATGTCAGAAGTAGGTGTTTTTAGCGACACGACTCGTGAATTTTTATTCACTGTCCCAAGTCTATTAAATTCCAATAATCTTTATCTCCATAAACAAGCCGGTGATCTTGGTGATATATTTGGTCGTTATGATCAGATTAACAACAACACACCCTCTCGTGGATTAGGTTTCTTGTTGGAAGCTTTGAATAGTAAGAACCAGGAGTTACTCCATAACTTAAGCTTTGATGAAGTTAATCAAAAGTGGTATCAGATTCTGACTAGATACAATGTCATTCAACCGACACAACAACTTGGTCAGACTTCTGGTAGTAATCCTGAAGACGATATGTTTGAAATTTAATAAGATAAGACGCAGAGAAATCTGCGTCTTATCTATTTTGTCTGTTGAGAAAGGTAATTTTTTGAATTTTAGAGATTGGTTTTTTTAAGGAGTTCTAAATGCCTGATAATAACGCTACTGGCATTGTCGGATCAGATGGGTTTGCTCCTATTTATTCACCTGACGCAAGGTGGAATATGTGGAGTATCCACGAGATCTACATGGGCAATGCAGGTCAGAACAAATATATTCCAAAGGTAAATGATTACGTTATTGAACCAGAAACTGGTGTTACCTACCGTGTTTCTGATTTGAATAACATTACCTTTATTCCTGAGCTTTCACCTATCAATATTTCTCAGACAGCTTCGACTGATGAGATTATTTCTTCGACGAATGATAACTATCGTATTTATTACGATAAGTCTATCTCTCCGTTTACATTGAATGTCGATGGTTTCATGCGTGTTTATTCTAGTACTGCTACGGTTGCTAGAATTTATAAGGGTGCTTTCATTGACGACACAAAGATTATTTCCAGACGCTTTGACAATGGTGGTAACTTTATTGGACATGATATTCCGCTACAAATTGTAGCTATGAATACTCATGACAACTATGCCATCAAGAGCATTCCTGCTTGTAACACAAATGCAGACTTAGCCGATGGTGAACTTTGTACAGTTGTTGTTTTTGATGCAGCTGGTAAGGTTCTTACGAAAGTTAGTTGCATTATTGAAGAAACAACATTTGTTGCTCAGGCTTATTCTGAACAAAAATACATCACGCAGATCTTTATGAAGAGTGCGTTTATTAATACTTCACAACCTGAAGATATTAACTATCCTGTTAACCTTCCATTAGCTTCGTTCAACCCAATTGGTGTTGTTCAGTATAACGATGGTAGTCAGATTGAATATCCAGTTGATGGTGATAAGTTTAGACTTTATGGTCTTGATCAGTTCGTTAGTACAATTATTGGTCATAAGGTTCCATTGGTCCTTAGCTACCGTATGAATGAAGATGAAGCTGCTCTTGCTAGTGTTGAAAGCGATAACTTCTACATCACTCGTCCTTACACACTGAAGGTTAGTAATCCTAATACCAGTTATAATGTTAAACTGTTTGTTTTCCCTATTTGGGTTAGCGCTGTAAACGGTTATAACTATAAAGTTTATATGATGAATTTGGATCGTAATGTCTTGTTTGACGTTACTACATTAGTTAGTCTTGCTACTAATTCTCCGACATTTAATCCTACAGCTTACGGCGTTACACAGCGTTTGATCTTTAGTGTCAATCTGTCTAATGTCTCTGGTATCTATAACAACTATCTGCATGTTCAGACTGTTGATATTATTCTTCGTGGTCCTGCTAATGAAGCAAGTAATACAAATATCTGGGAAGTAGGAACACAAGTTCCTTCAACTACCCCTGTCTATGGTACAAATTTAAGAGCAACAAGAGATGCTCTTGTAAATACCAAAGTTAGTATCAGTTACGATATCGAAACTGTTGAAGAGTTTATCACTAAACTTTACAGACAGACTATTCCGTTATACAACCCTATGACGGAACTTGAGGCACCTGAACCTACGCACATTGAAGTTAAATACCTGAATGAAGGTATTATCGTACCGATCTCTCAGTTCGACGATATCTTTACTTTCAACACAGGTGTTGGTCTTTATAGCAACGTAGACATTATCTTCCTCAAGGAGACCGTATCTGGTTATCTTAAATTAAGTGTGGCATCCTTGACTGTGAGATAACTATGTTCGCATCCTTAATAAAAAATATTCTTAAATATTTCTATCGGTTATTTATCTTTAAAGTTATAGTTATCGATCGTAATAACTTTGTTACTTACGACAAACTTAAAACATTTTGCGAATATGAACTTATTAGTAACTTAGGTCCAATTAGGTTTATCTTTAAAGAAGATAGACGCAAAAGGAAGCGTAAGTTAGATAATGTCCTGCTTCTAAATAGTTTCTTAATTGAGTTAAAAGTTCCTGACGATATTAAACTTAATCGTGAGGACTTAAATGACAAAGTTATCATTGTTATTAAACTTGTGCTATTTAAAATTAATTATGAAATTCTTTCAGAAGTATTGTTAGATCTTTATATCGATACTATATTTACTTTTATCAAAAGTAATCCAAGAACTACTTCATCTACAATTGAGTAAACATAGAGATACAGGAGAGGGAAACCTCTCCTGTATCTTTTACACAAGTCGTCTTGCTTTAAGCTTACGTTCTCTACTAATACTCTCAAGAAGATCTTCAACAGAGATCACATGGTTCAGTACCTTAAGTTCTGAAGCCAGTTTCTTAATACGTATTTCAATTTGTCTAGCTATAATGTCATTGCTTTCTTTTTTGTATTGATCAATGAGTTCATTGAACTCATGTTCAAGCTCCATAACTTCTTGATCAGTGTAGTCGTCTTCTACAACAGCATATTTTTCAGCCAAGTAAACCTTGTTATGCTTCAACAAAGAAGTAGTATCTATACCATAAAGATTAAGATTCTTACCATGTGTGAGAAGCCAATAAGACAACAATCCAGAAATAACCATATCGTCATTACCACCCTCAGGGTGATCGATACGATTGTTCTTAATAATCAATGCAGAAATTTGACCGATCATTTTCTGGTCATATATACAGTTACCTGTGTATTTGAGCATGCTAATGAGTGTTGAGCTATATAGTTCAGCTCGAGATGTTACACCAGATCCAGAAGTAACAAAACCAATATGCTTCTTATACTTAATGAAGATCTCATCGTTATAGTACTTAGCCTTAGTAATTTCTTCAAACTCTTTCTCATATCTTTCACGTTCTTGAAAGATTGTATTATAGAGTCGAGTGAAGGGATTAATTTCATTTAATAAGAGTTTCTGAATAATGTAATCAATAATAGTCGCAGCGCTACTACGACGTTCAATAATCATAACAGCTTTTTCATACTTCATCAAGAAGGATACAAAAAAGTCTGCAAGAGTAATCAAGTTAAGATCATTAAAGACAGCAGTACAGAGAACTTGCCCACTGGTATGATCTCTCATTACAAAAGCAATATCATCTCGACCAACAGCATCTGAAGTATCAATACCAACTGTAAAACTATTACCATTGGCAATACGAACATTCATATCCTCTTCAGTTACATACCATCTTAACAAATAGTTATAAGGAGCATAAAACTCAACACGAGGCTGCTCGATGATATTTTCTTTAATTAGATCCAGATACTGTTTAGGTATAGGAGAAAGATTAGAACCAGATAGCCACTGGTTGAAAATGTCTCGACCGATGTTCTCAGGTGTCGAAATGTTTTCTGCAAGTCTACGAGCAAGCCATTCATCATCATAACCTAATTGACGATAACTCATTGTAATATTAACGATAGGTCTTTTGGCTTGAATCTTAGAAGCATTAGAATTCTTAAGAATAGTTTCATTCAGATCTTTTTCATCTTTACAATCGAAGAGATGTTCATCCCAGAATGTGCCATTCATAGCAAGATTGTAAACATAGCTACCATCACGGTCATCAATATTACCAGCCGTTGTAGCGAGAATTGTTCCAAACATCTTCTTTAATTCACGTGCGAACTCACGGGCAGCGTTACCCGACATGAGCATAGCGCCCATAGCGATAGCAATGTTTTCGATAAAGGCTGCTTCGTCGATAATATTAATAGGAGAGGTAAAACCCCGACCTACCTTTTCGGCTTGCTTAGGAGAAGAAGAAGATAAGTTACCTTTAAATACATTATCGAAGTCTCGCATACGAACTTCGTCGCTGTTAAAGATATCTTTTTTATCTGAGAAATTAAGATAGTCAGGTAACTCTTCAAATAAAGCTTTAACCTTAGCCAAAGTTTCAGCTTTAAGACCTTCTGATTTAGTTAGAAGGTTAATAAATGTATTCGACGACCAGAAGTTTAGAATACCTGTAACAAGACCCATGAGTGATGTTGTCTTACCAGTCTGACGTAGAATAACAATGAGAGTCATGACATGGTTAAAGAATAACCAGTAAAGGGCTATATTCGCTCTATCAGCTCGAAATTTAGTTGGTACAAGGCTACCAGGTATCGGAATACGTAAAACCTCTCTAAAGACGTACCATGGGTTCAATTTACATTCTTGAACAATTCTGCTTTTAATTTGAATAGGAAGATCAGGGTTATGAGGATCTATATCTTTTAAACTAGGATCTAACAAAGATAAATGGAAAGCATTATTCTTCACACCCATCTTATAATAAATTTCAGCTAACCTTAGAAAAGTTAGATTTTTTGTTTCATAATGAATAATAGCATTTGGATACTTTTGCCAGTCGTCTTTAAACAGAATCATGCTGATTCCTTGGGAATTATGTCATATCATTCTGAGCATATTTAAAAAAATATACCTAGAGAGAGGCGAACCTCTCTCTAAGTTATTATGATTTAGTACTTGATATAAAGATTAATGCCATTCTTTTCACGAGCTGAGAAATCAGGCAAAGCGAAAAATGGTGTTTGATCGATAGGCTCTAAAGCAGAAATTGAACCATCATAGTAAGATGAATAGTCATTTAAACCACCAGAAATAGTGGCCATATAGACAGCATCCATATATCCACCATTATAACCACCTATCATGTATATATGATCTTTGGTTGCAACTATAGTAGCCTCTGCCATAATACCTGGTATAGAAGTCCCTGTTGTCCAAGTACCTAATGTACCATCGGCATTAATAGGTGCGGTATAAACAACATTGGTATAAGCACTACCATTAAATCCACCAAATAAATAAACTCTATCACTAGTTACAAAAGACTGAGCCATAGCTTTAACACCAGGCAAAGAAGTATCGATACCCCATGAACCTATAGTACCATTACTATAAACTATAGCACTGTAAACAGCATTAGTATATGAACCATTATAACCTCCGCAAAGATATACACGATTCTTTGTCAAAATAACAGAGGAATGACTTAACCCGATAGGCAAAGATGGTGCAGATGACCAAGCGCCTAAGGTGCCGTCACTATTAATTACAGCAGTATATCCTGACGATAAAATACCACCACCATTATTACCACCATAAAGATATACACGATTCTTAGTAACAAAGGCTTGCGCCACACCAACAGCACCAGGTAAACTTGCAGATGCAACCCAAGTACCTAATGTACCATCGGCATTAATAGGAGCTGTGTTAACAATCGCATTATAGGCACCGCCTAATAAATAAACACGGTTCTTAGTTACGATTGATTGACCATAAAAATTAGCTTCTGGTATGTTTCCGTCTGGAGCCCATGTTCCTAATGTGCCATCACTATTAATCGTGGCACTATAAATTCCACTATGGATATTACCATTTTTAGTGCCACCTAAGAGATAAACACGATTCTTAGTAACAACTGTAAATGTGTCAGTCAGTGCAACTGGTAAACTAGTAGAAATTGACCAATTAGTAATATCATTAGTTTGTGTGTTGTTAATCTGATACTGCTGTTGCCATGGTTTACCTGAACCAGCCAATAAATAGTTTAAATCATTATCTACACCGTAATAAGGAGAATAATCTTGTATAACATTATTAATAGTGGCTGTCATAATCGCATTAGAAACACTACCACCAATATAACCAGCTATAACATGCAATTTATTTTTTACAGCCACACATGTGCTATAACCTAAAGTATAAGGCATATTGCCAATCATTTCCCAACCACTTAAAGTGCCGTCTAAATTTATATTAGCTTTATAAATATTAGACGTATATGTGTTTAATGCATAAGCTCCGCCTAACAGATAAATACAATTTTTAGTAACATAAATACAACCAACAGTTAAATTTAAAGGAATTGTTCCATATAAAGACCATGTACCTAATGTACCATCCGAATTAATAGTTGTTGAATAAACAGTGTTAACAAAAGCAGAAGCAGTTGTACCTCCACCGATCAGATAAATTCTATTTTTGGTAACAGCCACATTACCAGCAATTAAATTAGTGGGTAAATTTCCATATAAAGACCAAGCACCTAAAGTACCATCAGTATTTATGTTTGCTTTATAAATAGAATTAAGTGCACCAGAGGAATTTCCGCCTCCAAATGCGTAAACTCTATCTTTCAAAACAACGACTTGAACACCATTGACAGCGACAGGGAAATTTCCACTAGTTGTCCATGTGCCTAATGCACCATCACTTCCAATGGGAGCTGTGTAAATCGTGTCAAATGAGGTTATAGTGTTTCCACCACCACCAATCAGATAAAGTCTATTTTTAGTTACAAATGCTTGAAAATAAGCAAATTCACCAGGTAATGAAGCAGCAGCACTCCAAACACCTATAACACCATCTGACTGAATTGGAGCGGTATAAATAGTACCCCATCTAGTTGATGAGTTTCCTCCACCTATCAGATAGATGCGATGTTTAGTGACAACACATTTATGATATAAAACAGCGTAAGGTGTATTTGTATTTTGAACCCAATTTGTTAAATTACCAGACTGTAAATCGTTAATCTGATATTGTTGTTGCCATGGCTGTCCTGACCCAGCAAGTGTATTAACACTAAATGTATCACCGATAACTGAATAAAGATCAGAATACATTACTTTATCAACAACACCACCATTACAACGTAAGAAACCTGTCGGAGTACTAGCGTAAGGTTTACGAATAATGTCACCTACAACAGCTGAGTTACCGCTAAGAGCAGAATCAACATACTGTTTACTTACAGATGATAATGGATTTGTCGGAGGGACAACAGACATTTGTCCACCAAAAACACCACCAGTAACACTTAACGCGTCTGTGATACCATAACCTTCAAGAGTATTAGGTTTATTTTGAACTTTATCCCATCCAATATTCGGGATATCAGATTCAGTAAGAATGTCATTGCCAGTAACACGACCCTTAGCATCAACAATAATCTTAGCATAAGAACCAGGTGTGACACCAAGATTAGTTAAAGTAATAACATTAGATCCTTGTGGAGATGTAGCGTCCCCGGTGAATCCAGGAAGACTAGAAATAGGAAGAACACCATCAAGCACGTTATTTGCATTCAAACTTGCAAATGTCGAATCGACGTAATATTTAGTAGCCGCCTCTAAAGGTTGCGATGGTCCGTTCGCCAGGATCAAAGCACCAAGCATCGAGCCGCCGTTAGCACTCAAAGACGAAGAAGTGCGGCCTTCTCTACCCATGTTGACTCTCATAATAACTCCTTCAGTTAGCCTAGAAATATGGTTCACAGAATTCTTCTAACAAAACAGCTAAATTAAAAAAGATGTAACTACGAATTTTGTGATCAAGCCAAAAGGACAGATTATGTTATTAATGTTCAATCAGTTTCTTTTAAAAGAAGCTATAAGAAGTCCAATTTACTTACTTAATCCAGCTGTGATTAAGCAAGAAGAAATTAATCTTCCACGTCTTTCTATTCTTCACTATCTAGATCACAGTGTGGAAAGTCATTTTCCTAATCGTGAGTTACCTTATTTTAGCCAAGTTGGTAAGAATAAACGTATTCCTATTTACCACGTTTTGGATTTAGTGTCCAAAGATGAAACTTCAATGCTGTTGAATAAGACAGTAGGTCAGGAAGTTCGTAAATGGGGACAAGAGAATACAAAAGAATTCAAGAATATTAATCTTGCAGAAATCCCTAATGAAGATGTTAATGTTGTTTCAGTTTACAACTATAATCTTCTTAAGGATCTTTATAAGTATAAATCATCACTTCTATCTTCTCATTTCAAATACCTTAATTTACATAGCACAGTTTGGCATTATGTTAAACATGCTATTAGTAAAGAGAATGAGTCTTATCAATTTATCAAGATTGAACTTCCGAATGTTATTCCGAATGTCAATGTGCTTGATGTAATTTTAAAATTCAATCCGATTAAGTTTGCTCGTATTGTTAACGATGTTCGTCTTGCACAAGTTATTGATCTCTATAAATGGTTGATTAATGAAACTCGTGAAAACTCTACTCTGAAGAATATTTCAGACGACGACTCTAAACGAATTATTATTGAATTTAATTACAAAGGTTATAGTTCTTTTATGCCTTTGTTTGTTATTCGTAGTGTTTGCGATGAGTCTAAGATTGAAAACAATTCTAAGATTTCACCACTTAAAACTAAGAAGTTATTTATCCTTACACTTTATAAGATCCAGAACAAGATTAACGCTATTCTTGAACTCGATCAACAAGGTGAAGATAGCACACTTATTGATGAAACACCAGAAGAAATTGGTGAACAAATTAAACATGAGGATGATGAAGATCATAATGAAGATTTTAACATCACGCATGACACAGAACTACCTGAAATTTCTGGTATAACACCAGAAGCAAATAAACCTGTTAGTTTAGCTCAAGTTGATAAAGCTTTTGATGATCGTATCGCTAACGCAGTTGATACGAATATTGCTAGTCTTAATCAGTTGCTTGATGAAGAACTTAAACAAAATGATGCTTCGGAAACAGATCGCATCTTCGAAGATTCTATTCTTCAGATTGACGCAGAAACTGAAGAAGAAAATAAATCACCTATTGTTGTTAATACTGATCCTGAACATCTGGAAAAGATTCTTAAGGATAAGACTTTACAAGATAAGTTTGATAACTATCTGAAAGAAGTTATGGAATTTAAACTCCTAACTTCACAAGAGATCAGAACGTTAAGAAAAACATTCGAAGCAAGACAAGGATTGAAATCTCCTTACGATCCTAATTCAACTATTGATAACTTTAGCAAAATTCAACCTGGTCAAACAAAGCTGACTAAGGAAGATACTGTACTTGATATTGATAATCCATTAGTTACTGACAATTTAAAGAAAGAGGTTATTCTTAACCTTGATCGTAAATATCTAAACACAGTAATGAAGAAAGACATCAGCGCTTGTATCACTAACATTGAAAAAGCCGGTGTCATTATTAAAGACTACACAGTAGAAGATAATTCTTCTGTGTTAGGACAATATGAAGTTCATAAACTAACTCTTAAACCTTTGCACGGTAAAGAGTCTACTGTTTATTTCCGACTTCCGAAGATTGATGATGAGGGTGAGTTTACTGCCTCTGGTATTCGTTACCGTATGCGTAAACAAAGAACAGATCTACCTATTCGTAAGATCTCACCAACTCGTGTTGCTTTAACAAGTAACTATAGCAAACTGTTTGTTTTCAGAACAGAACGTAAGAGTTTCGATAGTTTTGCTTATATTGTTGATCATATCAAAGAAACTTATATAGCTGGTGATGGTAACATCATTAAGATTCAACCAGGTAACTTCTATTCTAATCTTATTCTACTCCCAAACATGTACACGAATATGTCCATGCATTTTGGTAGTGTTGAAACAGATAAATATAAATTCATCTTTAACCATAAACACATGACAGACTATATTGATCAGAATGTGGTCAAGGAACTTGCTGCCAAGGATTTAGTGTTTGTTGGTTATGACAAATCAAAGAACATTCTGGTTACAGATTATCAGGATAATATCTTTAACTATACAAAGAACATGGAAGAGATGGGTGACTTAGTTGATCTACTTGAATTGGATCGCACTAAGCTTCCTAAGTCTTTCACAATGATCAATATTCTTGGCGACGCTATTCCGTTAGGCGTTGTCATGTCTTATTACTTGGGTATCTCTAATTTGATTTCTGTGACTGGTGTTGAACATCAATTATTAGAATCAAATAAACAGTATAAGCCAACTAAGGATGAAATTGTTCTTAAGTTTGCTGACTATAAACTTATTATTAAAACCACAAAACCAGAACAACAACTTCTGTTTAATGGTTTCTTCTATTTCAAGGATGTTATTAAGCAACACAGTTTGAAAGATTTTGATTATAAAGAAATCTATCTTGCTTTGCTTGAACATCGTAACTTATCACTTATTCATATTAAAGAGATCAATCTACTCGAGGAACTCTTTCTTGATCCGATTACAGTCGACGTTCTTGCGAGTATGAGTGAACCGACTGATTTCTTTAAGCTTTTATTTAGAGCAAATGAACTTCTGAAAGATTTTGCTTATCCAGATATCAACGATCCTAAGTATTGTCGTATTCGTGGTTATGATCGTATGCCTGGTTTAATGTATAGAGCACTTGCCGAAAGTATTCGCACATATAAATTTAAAGGTGGTGGTAGATCTAAGATTGAACTTGATCCATACAAAGTGTGGAACTATGTCACTCAAGATAACACTGTCAAAATTACTGAAGATAATAATCCTATCACCGATACGAAAGAAATTGAAGCAGTTACTTTCTCCGGGATGGATGGTCTTAACAAAGACGCAACTCCTTTATACATGAGACGTTTCCATAAAAATGACACTGGTTTTATTTCTGAAGCTACTGTTGACTCTGGTGATGTTGCTCTAAATACTTATCTTACTCCTTATGCAAGATTTAAGGATGTCCGTGGTTTGATTGATATGGATAATCAAGAACATATTGAAAACAAATCTAAACTGTTCTCTACCTCCGTGTTGCTATCACCTGGTTCTGATCAAGATGATCCGAAGCGTATTAACTTCGTGAACATTCAGAACGGACATACAATCATGTCCGAAGGTTATATGCAACCTTTACTGAGAACTGGTTACGAATATATGATGCCGTTTAAGGTCGGTAAGCTTTATTGTTCTGTTGCTAAAGACGATGGTTCGGTAACCGCTAAGACTGATAAACTTCTCACTGTGAAATATAAGAACGGTGAAACTGAAAGCATTCAGTTAGGTAATCGTTATGGACGAATGGAAGGTTCTGTTTATCCGCATGAACTTGCTACTAAACTTCAAGTCGGTAATAAGTTTAAGAAAAATGATTACCTCGTTTATAATACTGGGTTCTTTGAACCTGATTGGTTAGATACTTCTAAGCTTGTCATGAAGTTTGGTAGGACTGTTAAAGTAGCACTAACTATGACTAATGAAGTCTTTGAAGACTCTTCAGCGATTTCTACAGAACTTAGTGAAGATATGTCAACTATCATTGTGAAAGAGAAATCTTTCATCATTGAGTTTAATAAAAATATTACTGGTCTTATTCCTGAAGGATCTGAAGTTGAACCGAATGACATTCTGTTCACAGTTCTGGATGAGAACACAGACTACAATAATCTATCTGAATCTACTATTGAGATGTTACAGTCTCTTGCCTCTTTGTCACCTAAGGCAAAGGTTAAAGGCAAGATTGATAAATATGAAATCCGTTACAATGGTGAATTGTCGGATATGTCTCCTTCGTTGCGTAAACTAGCTTCTCGTTTAGATAGAGAACTTTATGACGAAACAAAAGGAACCGCTATTGAAAATGCAAATGGTTCAGTGACATCTGAATATCGAGTTGGTGGTAAGAATTTGAATATGGATACGTTAGAACTCAAAGTCTACATTCGTGTTCGTCTTACACAGGCTATCGGTGACAAGGGTGTCTTTGCTAACCAGATGAAGTCAGTTATTTCTGATGTCTATACAAATAGTATTACGACTGAGTCAGGTGAACGAGTTGACGCTGTATTCAGTTATCGTGGGATGTTGAACCGTATTGTGAATTCTCCTATTCTAATCGGTACAACAAATAGACTTCTTAAACATGTTTCTAAACAAGTAGCAGATATTTATTTTGGTAAATAAAAAGAAGACCTAGGAGAAATCCTAGGTCTTTTTATTTTTAACTTGAAGCCTTATAGAGAATTTTTTGATTTATTGAAAAAGGACTCAAAATGCCAACTGTTACATATCCTTTAGATATGTCCGGCAATAACCCGGCGAATCTAATTCAAGGTGAACTCCATACTGTTTCAGAGTCACATTTTAAGGACTATTATTTTATTGTCCCTGAATTTGCTCCGTTTTATGTAGATAACTTTTCTCTTTCTATTTCTATTAATGGAACTATCACACCTCTTCAAGAGGATGTTGATTATTCATTTGCACTTCAATATGTTACCGGTACTCGTGTTTCTGGCAAAGCAATGTATGGCGCTGTCACATTGCATAACCTGAATCTGAACGGTATCCTTCTGATGAATTATCAGACTATCGGTGGAGATCAAATTGCTGATAGACTTCTTGTTCTTACTACATTAGCTGACAAAGCTTACAACCCAAGAACTACTGTTTGGGATATTCTTACGAATGTTCCTAATTCATTACCGCCTAGTCCTCATTATCAGGATTATGATCAGTTCTTTGGTCAAGAAGAACTTGTTCAAATGCTTGGTCAAATTCGTGACGCTATTGTTACCAACTCATCTTTGACCCAACAAGAAATTCAAAGTTTCTTCCAGTTGTTAAATACCGGCACATTGACTTCATACGTCAAGAAGTCCGGTGATACGATGGAAGGTCCTTTAACATTAGCTGCAAATCCTCTTGATCCTTTTCATGCTGCTACAAAACAATATGTAGATGGTTTATTAGTTAATAATTCTCAGATTACATCAATGTTGTCTAATTATCCGCAGACAACATATGTCAATCAACAACTTAATACAAAGGTTAATAAAGCTGGTGATGTGATGAGTGGCCCTCTTACACTCAATCAAGATCCAATTCAACCGGCTCATGCTGCTACAAAACAATATGTGGATGCAGGTCAGCAAAATCTTCAACTGCAACTTGACACAATGCAAGGACAGATTACACAGACACAACTTGATCCTGTTACAAAGACTTATGTTGATGATAAGTTTAACGAACTAATGGCAATGCTCACCGCCCACTTGCATTCACCAAGAGGCATCTAACCACCAACCTGTTTTTTTTAAATAGAATGAAGGAATCAGGTAGTTTTTTCTTTTTTTAGTGAATTAAAGGAGCTAAAATGAAACTTAGTGTATATGGTAATCAGCCTATCATCACGCCGCGCGATCCGCAGCTCCCGATGGAAGCCGCGAACAAGAATTATGTTGATAACAGTATTCTTGCACATGCTAATAATGTTAGTCTGCACCTCACAACTGCACAAAACACGTTACTTGACTCGTTGACCGCTACGGCCACCGAACTCAACTATGTGTCAGGTGTTACAAGTGGTATTCAGTCACAACTGGATTCTAAGCTGGCTCTTGCTGGTGGAACGATGACCGGTGCTCTGACTCTTGCCGGTAACCCTTCTACTAATCTCGAAGCTTCGACGAAGCAATATACCGACGCCGCTGACGCCCTTAAGGTGAATAAAGCCGGCGATACAATGACAGGGTTCTTGACCCTTAATGCAAATCCATCGTCGGCTTTGCATGCTACTCCTAAACAGTACGTTGATTCAGAAATTCTGTCACATGCTTCCGATACATCACTGCACCTGACATCTGCTCAGAATACTTTCCTAGACGCTGTTACAGTTTCTTCAGGTGAAGTTAACCAACTGGCTGGTGTTTCTGCTAATGTCCAAACTCAGATTGATTCTAAGCTGGCACTGGCTGGTGGTACACTGACCGGAACATTGGTTCTTGCTGCTGACCCGACTGCTGCAATGCAACCGGCGACCAAGCAATATACCGACGCAGCTGATGCGTTAAAGGTTGCTAAGGCCGGCGACACGATGACAGGCGCTTTGGTTCTGTCTGGTGCTCCTACTGCTGATCTGCACGCCTCGACCAAGAAGTATGTTGACGACAAGGATGCTGCACAAGCTACTTATATCGACACGCAAGACGCGCTGAAGGTTGCTAAGGCTGGTGACACAATGACTGGACCTTTGGTTCTGTCTGCCGATCCTGTCTCTGCAATGCAAGCTGCTACTAAGCAATATGTCGACGGTGGTCTTAGCGGTCACGCAACCGATGCTTCTCTGCACTTGACATCTGCTCAGAATACTTTTATCGACGGTATCACTGTTTCGTCTGCAGAAGTTAACCAACTTTCTGGTGTTTCTTCTAACGTTCAGTCACAACTTGATTCTAAGTTAGCTCTTGCTGGTGGTACGTTGACTGGTGCCGTCACGTTGGCTGCTGATCCGGCTACTGCAATGCAACCGGCGACCAAGCAATATACCGATGCAGCTGATGCTCTGAAGGTCAATAAGGCCGGCGACACCATGACTGGTGCTCTGGTTCTTCCAGGTAACCCGACTGCTAATCTTGAAGCTGCTCCGAAACAGTATGTTGATACGACTGTCTCTACACACGCTTCTGATGACACAGTTCACCTGACATCTGCTCAGAATACTCTTCTTGACGGTATTACGGTTTCTTCTACAGAAATTAACCGTTTGGCTGGTGTTACTTCTGGTGTTCAGGCACAGATCGATGCTAAGTTTGACAAGGCCGGTGGCACAATTACTGGTGATGTTACTCTTGACGCTGGTAAGACAATTTTTGTTTCTAAGGTTCCTGCTACTGGAACTGAAGTTGTTAACAAGACCTATGTTGATTCATTGATCGCTGGTCAGAAGTGGCAAGATCCGGTTACCGATATTAACCTGGTTGCTGATGATCTCAATACACCGCCTGCCTCTCCTGTTGCTAACGATGTTTACATTGTTGGTGCTGCTCCGACAGCTGCATGGGCTGGTAAGGCTGGTTATGCTACTTTCCACAATGGTACAGAATGGGTATTCCTGCAAGCTCGTGCCGTTGCTGTTGGTGATCGTTTCGGTGTTTCTCTGACCTCGGCTACCGTGGTCGGCGCAACCCTGACCGCTCATGATAACAAGATTGTTACCATCACGAATGCTACTGCTGGTGCTATTCAGTATGTTGCTGACGCAGTTGAAGCTGGTTCGACAACTCTGGTCTTTGATCCGGAATCTTCTAAGTTTGGTGTTTCTTACACCCGTACTGATGAAGGTAACTGGACTCCGACTAATACATCAGTTAACCTGACAGCTGGTGATGCTCTGTCTCTGGCAGGCAATATTCTTAATGTTAATTACGGCAATGGTCTTGCTGTTAATGCTGATGTTCTTGAAGTTAACCTGGAAGCAGCTGGCGGCCTTGAAATCGCTGGTGGTAAGATCCAAGTTAATCTTGATGGAACTACACTGACTTCTTCTGGTAATGGTGTTAAGGTTTCTGACACTGTTATCGCTGATATCGCTGATAAGGTTTCTAAGACTGGATCTAGCACTGTTACAGGTAATGTTACTGTTGAAACAGCTGGTTCTCTGCGTCTTAACACTATTCCTGCTGTTGCTGCCGATGCAGTTAACAAGGGTTATGTTGATGCAGCCGATGCTAATATTCAAGGTCAAGTTACCACGCTGCAAGGCACGGTCGCTACCCTGAACACAGATCCTGTTACAAAGACTTATGTCGATGACCAAGACGCAACTAAGGTTGCTAAGGCCGGCGACACAATGACTGGTTTCCTGACTCTGTCAGCTAATCCTACTTCTAATCTCCACGCTGCTACTAAGCAGTATGTTGATTCCAATATCTCGACACATGCCAACGATGCGTCACTGCACGTTACTTCAGCACAAAACACGCTGCTGGATGGTATCACTGTCACATTTACTGATATCAACCAACTGACTGGTATCACTGATAACGTTCAGACTCAACTGGCCTCTAAGCTGCCTTTAGCTGGCGGTACAATGACTGGTGCTATCACACTTGCTGCTGATCCTGTTGCTAGTCTGCAACCGGCTACTAAGCAGTACACTGATGCAGCTGATGCTCTGAAGGTTAATAAGGCCGGCGACACCATGACTGGTGCTCTGGTTCTGTCTGGTGCTCCTACTGCCGATTTGCATGCTTCTACTAAGAAGTATGTCGATGATAAGGATGCTGCTCAGGCTACCTATATTGATACTCAGGATGCATTGAAGGTTGCCAAAGCCGGCGACACAATGACTGGTTTCCTGACACTGCACGCTGATCCGACAGCTGTTCTTCATGCCGCTACCAAGCAGTATGTTGATGGTGGTTTGTCTGGTCACACGTCAGATGCCTCACTTCACCTGACCGCTGGTCAGAATACTTTCCTGGACGGTTTGACTGTCACGTCAACTGAAGTCAATTACCTGCAAGGTACAACTTCTGCTGTTCAGACCCAACTTGACGCTAAGCTGCCTTTAGCTGGCGGCACGATGACTGGCGCAATTGAACTGTCTGCTGATCCTGCTGCTCCTCTGCAACCGGCTACTAAGCAGTACACTGATGCCGCCGACGCCCTTAAGGTGAACAAGGCTGGTGACACGATGACTGGTTTCCTGACTCTGTCAGCTAACCCGACATCTAGCATGCATTCTGCTACGAAGAACTATGTTGATACAACTGTTACAACACATGCTTCTGACGAAGCTAAGCACTTAACTGTTGATCAGAATACCTTAATCGATGGTATCACTGTTTCTTTCAGTGATATTAACCAACTTACTGGCATTGCTAGTAATGTTCAAGATCAGATTGACTCTAAGGTTAATCTCTCTGGTGGTACAATGACTGGTCTGCTGACACTGTCTGCTGATCCGACAACAGGTCTGCAAGCTGCTACGAAGCAGTATACAGATAGTCAAGATGCTCTTAAGGTCTCTAAGGCCGGTGATACAATGACAGGCGCTCTGGTTCTGTCTGGTGCTCCGACTGCTGACCTGCAAGCTGCTACTAAGAAGTATGTCGATGACAAGGACGCTGCTCAGGCTACTTACATCGATACACAAGACGCTCTGAAGGTCTCCAAGTCTGGTGACACGATGACTGGTGCTCTTGTTCTGCCGGGTGATCCGACTGCTAACCTCGAAGCTGCTCCTAAGCAGTACGTCGACAGCAAGGATGCTACGCAGAAGACCTATATTGACAATGCCGATACGGCTCTTCAAACACAAATCACTTCACTCCAGTCAACCGTTGGTTCTCTGAATAGTGATCCGGTTACCAAGTCCTATGTGGATGCTCAGGATTCTACTAAGCTCCCGTTGGCTGGTGGTACAATGACTGGTTATGTCACACTGCATGCTGATCCGCAGCAAGCTATGCATCCTGCTTCCAAGCAGTATGTTGACGCTGTTGCACAAGGTCTGGTTACCAAGCCTTCAGTGCGTTTGGCTACAACCGGCAATCTGGCTGCTACTTATAACAATGGTTCGTTTGGTGTTAATTCCACACTGACTGGTACCTCTAATGGTGCTCTGTCTGTTGACGGTAAGACCCCGAACGTCGGCGATCGTATTCTTGTTCGTCTGCAAACTAACGGTCTTGAAAATGGTGATTACGCTGTTCAGCAAGTTGGTGATGCTGGTACACCGTTCATCCTCAAGCGTATCAATACGGTTGACGAGTCTTCGGAAATCTCCGGTAGCTACTTCTATGTGTTCGACGGTAACACACTGAAGGGTACTGGCTGGGTCATGACTGTTTCTGATCCGGTTACATTTGCTATTGGTACCGATGCTATCGCTATCAATCAGTTCTCTGGTCAAGGTTCTATCATCGCCGGCAACGGTCTGACCCTGACTGGTAACACAATCGATATCAATACAGCTAACCCTGGTCGTATTGTTATTAACTCTGATAATATCGATCTGGCTACAACTGGTGTTACACCTGGTTCCTACACCAAGGTTACTACCGATGGTTATGGTCGTATTACTGCTGGTTCGAATCCGAACACAATCGCTGGTTACGGCATCACAGATGCTCAGCCGCTGAATGCTAACCTGACTTCCGTTTCTGGCGTGACGACGGCTGGTATTATTGTTCGTGATTCTACTGATAGCTTTGTAACTAAGAGCGTTATTGCTTCTGGTATTGGTCTGACCGTGACAAACGGTGATGGTGCTACCTCTGGTAACATCGTTGTTATTTCTAACGCTACGTCTGACGCCAATGCTAATACGCTGGTTAGCCGTGATTCGAGTGGCAATTTCTCTGCCAATATCATCACTGGCGCTCTTAACGGTAATGCTTCTACAGCAACTGCTCTCCAGAATGTTCGTCAGTTCTCTATGACTGGTGACGCAACTGCTCCGGCTGTCAACTTTGACGGTACTGGTAATGTGGCTCTGGTTTCAACACTTGCTGATTCTGGTATCACTGCTGGTACCTATACCAAGACAACCTTTGATGCTAAGGGTCGTGCAACTGCTGGTCAGAATCCGACCGCTATTGCTGATCTCGGAATTCAAGACGTCTATACCAAGACTGAAGTGGATGCCCTGGTTGCTGATCTGCAAGCTCAGATCCGTGAACTGCATCTGTACATCATGTCTCGTGTGTAATAATTAAGAAGAACACCACGGAGAAATCCGTGGTGTTCTTTTATCTTTATTAGGTACAAAGTAATAATAACTCCAAAGGCCATTTTCAGGCCCTTGGAGCAATTATTTTTTAGTTAGGCTTCAATGGTATCAACTGCTTTATTCATGTCGTCTGTGAGGCTCTTAAAACAGCCATAGAACGTAACAGCGTTAGCATAAAGATAGTTTAAGAACTCGACTTCACGAGCCGAGATATGAATAGCAGAAATGAGTTCCTTTTTAATACTGTCATTCTTAGACAGCATATCTGATTTGGTATTTTGATCGATCAGAGTATCAATTAAACTCACACATTCATTTGTGAGCTTAGCGATATATTCGATCTTAGAAAGATTCAGTGTCGAGTCAAGAACTTCTATGTTCTTATAAAGTGTTTCAACATCGTTAGTGGTCTTAAGGACATCACGAATGTAAGCCTTTGTTGAACCATTACTACCAACGAAATATTTAGAAATATCTTTACGATTTTCTTCAACGAGCTTTTCGGCTTCTTTGAAATAAACAGCACCGTAAAGCGTAGCAACCTTGTTCTCGGAATATTCATTCACAAAAGAACTGATAGCTAGTTTAAGATTATTCAGAGTAGATTCAGTATTCTCAACTAAAACCTTAGAAGCATTCAGCAGGTCAAGAGTATAGTCGACATATTTACCATGGAAGTTTTCAGGCTTCGATGTAATATAGTCTTTCATATCAATAAACTTAACACGTTTAATGCGTGCTAATGTTTCAAAACGAGTAGAGGTGGTATCGATAACAATCTTATCATTAACAGCGCCACTCAGGTTGTTAAAGACAGTGGAGAAAACATCTTTAACTTTGTAGAAGTAATCAGTCAATGATTCAGCCGATATAACCTTAGCTGTTTGGTAGTGACCACGGAATTCTTCCATTGAAAAATTCAACGCAATTTGGTCTTTATTTGAAAATAATTTCATGGTGAAATATCCTTAATTGGTAGTATGTCACACTATTTTTAAAGGATAATAAATCTCTCCCGGTCACCCAGGAGAGATCCATAATTAATAGTTCGAAAGTGTGTAATACAAACGACGTTCATCGTCATCAGCAATCATAGCAAGCATTGCGTTGGTATCATTAAATTCAAGAGCATTATTAAGAAGATACGGATAAATGTAGTCCGTACTAATATGTTCACGAATATCAATCAGATAGGTAACAGCTTTGTAATCCACATCGACAGGAGATTCCTTAACACCAAGATATAAAGGATACTCAACTGTTCCTGTGTCAGCAGGTACATAAATCTGAATTTCTTTAATAGCACCGTTAGTTTTAAAGGAACCACTCTTAGCGCCGAATGTCCCGATATTCATTTCAGGTTTATAGAGTTCCCAGAACAGTGTTGTTCCGATAGGATAACCAGACGTATCAATCTGAACAACAGCACTGTCGCCTTTATACCAGATACAATCTTTCTTATCAACCCAAATATTATTAAGAATTTTCCTTCTACTAAGGAAATATAACATAGCGTCATATTGAATAAGTTTATTGCTAGGCAAACACTTCGGAAGTTCACCACACTTAAACTTAGACAAAAGAGAATTAACAATTTCAAGAACAACCGTTGTTTGACCAAGAGTAATTGCCCTCTTGATTCGTTCAAGATAATCGACGATAGGTTCAAAACCATAGACATCTTCTAAAAGGTGTCTGTGAATAGCTGGATTAAATTCTGTTGGTTTATTGAAGATATTTGTCCAGTCAACAGGACGATTATCATTCATAACCGATTGGTACATATTACCAATAGCATTGTCATTATAAGTATAATGACCACCCAAAGCTTGGTAAGTAACTGTTACATCAGACGGAACGTTAGCATTAATAATAAGAATAACTGAAGCAATTTCCTTACCATATTTAAGCGTTGCTTCTTGATGTAATTCAACAATTTGATAGTCGCTACCACGAGAAAGAGTAGCAGCACCATTCTTAATAACAACACTTTCACCAAAAAAGGGACCAAGATTAGTAGCAATACTTCTAACAGGTCTATTTGATAAAGTGTGTGGTTCATCAGAAATTCTGTTATTAGGGTTTAAACCCGTAATATCTAGATCGAGAACAGGGACATTAAACGGCATTTAAATTACCTCTATCAATTTTAACATGAATAGGATCAGACCCTGTGATCTCACACATAGCCTCAATTAGGTTGTCTGGAGTTCTCCAGGCTTCATCGTATTTGGAAGAGTCAAGTAGACCAACAACTTCATAATAAAGAGATCCAAGCTCAGAGCAATATTGTTGTTTATTATTTTTACCGTCTGCAAAAAGCAAACCTCTAACCAAATCTAAAATTCCATATTCAACACCAACTTCTTGTAATAAGAAATCGACATTAGCTTTCTCATCAGGAATATTGGTTCGAATAAGATAAAAATCTTCCATCTGTGATAATGGATAAATACGAATCGCTGGAGGACGAGCTTCAACAACAAATATACGCCCACCAATTACAAACACAATACCTACATGAACAGATTTAGGCTTGAGAATTTTTTGATAGATCTTTAAAACTGCTGTAAAGAAAGAATTAACTTTCCCAGCTTTCCAAGACACAAGATCTCCTGTCCTCAAACTGTCTCTGATATCTGAATATCGGACTGACATTTTGTTATCCTTTCAAGGTTAATCAAAGAATTTTGGAAGTTTCATACGATAAAGGATTTAAAATGAGTTCATCTCGTAAACGAGCAGCAATAGCTAAAGCTAATCGTGAAGTTGATCACCTGAAACAAAAGTTAATGCTGACAGAACATCATCTTAGTGTGATGTCAACTATGGCTAAATTAACAGCTATTAAACACGATGAAAAACAAATTGAAATTTATGAACTTAAATTAAAATATTGTCCAGATGAAATAACTGAACAAGAACATGAGTTCTTTAAAAAATCAAAACAAACAATAGAAGAAGTTAAACAAATTGGATTAAGGAGTTAAAAATGAAAAAGTTAGTTTGGTTATTACTTCTAGTGAGTACTATGGTATTTGCTGAGGTTGATATTATTCCTCCTCAAGCCTTTACTTATCGTGACACTATTAAGACGGAATTAGATAATAACTTTTCTGATCTTTATAACTACAACTATGTTCCATCGTTGATAGAACATGAAAGTTGTATAACACTTAAACATAAAAAGTGTTGGAATAGTTTATCAAGACTTAAAACAGCTAGAGAAGAAGGAGCTGGTTTAGGTCAGGTAACAAGAGCTTTTAATCCTGATGGCTCAGTTCGTTTTGATACTTTAGGTGAAATGGCTAAACGTTATAAAGTAGAACTCAGAGAAGCTAAATGGGAAACTATTTATCAGCGCCCTGATATTCAATTAAGAATTATGATCTTAATGTTAAGAGACGATTACAAGAAACTCTTTACTATTGAGAATAAAGAAAACCGTATGCAGATGGTTGATGCTGCTTATAACGGTGGATTAGGTGGAGTTCTTAAAGAACGAAGAGCCTGTGGGTTATCCAGTAATTGTAATCCTAATATCTGGTTCAATAATGTAGAGAAGTATTGTCTTAAGAGTAAGAAAGTGTTATACGGGACACGTTCTGCTTGTGACATCAATAGACATCATGTCGAAGATGTTTTCCATAATAATATTCCCAAGTATAGCAAATCTTACTTTATAGTTAAGGAGCAATAGAGTGAAACGAGATAAAGCACTTATCGAATCAAAGCTGTATATCAAAGACAACAAAGTCTTTACAAAAGAAAAGACAATCATCGAGTTTCCAAAGTGGTATGCTAATAAAGAACTTCTGGATATTCAGGATGTGACTTATCTTTATGGTGTATTTGCTATCATCATTGGCGACAGTTATAGTGTATCAGTTGTGCCTACATTGATTAACACTTCTCCGATTATTATTGGTGAGGTTGATCGTGATGGTGAAACTTATATTCAGTTGATCTATGGTAAAGATGACTGCATCATTAACAATGTGAATGTTGTTAAGAAAGATCTTCTTAGCTATAACTTCTTTGAAAATTATTTTATCTATGCTAAGGGTCCTTGGTTTATGGGTTATGAGGACTTGATTAAGGTTATGGATAATTTACAGCCTTATTCTGGTAGTAACCTTGGTGATAACTTTGTAGCCGCTGAGTTGGTTACCAGTTTTATTGCTAGAACAAAGAAAGATAAGTCTGTCTTTTTAAGACAAGATCCTAGCGCTACTCCCGAGTTTGTTGATCTGACAAATGTCTATTTCTCGGCATTAAGTACATTGAATAAAGTAGCAGGTAATTACTTTACAGAAGGTTTGACTTCAGCTTTGGTTCAGAAAGAAAAAGAACCAACACAGTTGGAAAACTTAGTTCGTCGATAAAAAAAGAAGATCACCAAGAGGGATTACTCCCTCTTGGTGTCTTTTATGATTAAAACTTGATATAACTAGTTACAGATTCACCAAACTCTCTATCGAGAAGAGTGTAGTCTGGCAATTTAAACTTAGTAGAAACTGTTGAAACAGGTTGAATTGTTCCGTCATAGTACGGAGAATAATCTTGTATATCGGACAACACAGGAGCTTTATAAACAACAGATGTAACTGTACTTGATCCAGTGTACCCACCTAAAAGATATAGGTAATTTTTAACACAAACTAATTGTGAAAAACTTAATCCACCAGGCAAAGCTCCGCCTACTAGTGTTAAATTAGAAACCCATGTTCCAATTGTACCATCAGTGTTGATAGGCGCTGTGTAAACATTTGCAGAAAATGTTGGTTGGTTGATGTCACCGCCAAACAACCAAATACGATCTTTGGTAACAAAAGATATAGATCGACCTAACACATTAAGAAGAGAAGTGCTAGTTGACCAAGTGCCTAAAGTGCCATCGCTGTTAATGGCTGCGGTATAAACAGTAGACGACCAACCGCTACCATTAAAACCACCTAAAAGGTATACACGATTCTTAGTTATAGCTACTGAACTAAATGTTAAAACACCAGGTAATGATGAACTAGTAGTCCAAGTACCAAGTGTACCGTCAGTATTAATAGGAGCAGTATAGACTGTAGAAGTATGCGCACTACCATTATGTCCACCTAAAAGGTATACACGATTCTTAGTTACTATTGCCTGTGAGTATGCAAAATTGCTCGGCAAACTGGTAGCAGTTGACCAACTGCCTAAAGTTCCGTCACTATTGATAGGTGCTGTATAAACTACAGAAGTATACGCTGAAGAAGTGGTCGTGCCTCCTAAAAGGTATACACGATTCTTAGTTACTATCGCCTGAGAATTACTTAAAACACCAGGAATAGATGTATCTGTAACCCAAGTACCTAAAGTTCCATCGACATTGATAGGAGCAGTATAAACAGTGGAAACAGCATTACTGCCATTGGTAGTTCCGCCAATTAGATAAACACGATTCTTAGTTACAACTGTTTGTGTGCTAGAAAGCACCGAAGGAAGAGCTGTTCCGGCTGACCAAGCTAAATTATTTTCAATCTGTGTTTGGTTAATTTGATATTGTTGCTGCCAAGGTTTACCAGAACCAGGCATCATGTAATTAACTGTCGTATCAGGTGTAATATATGTTCCATCGTAGTATGGAGAATAGTCATTCAAACCTTCAAGAATTGCCGCAGAATAAACAGTACCTGAAGTAGTTTGATTTGCATTCCAGTTACCCATCAGATAGATACGATTTTTAGTGGCTATAACAGAAGCATTATTGCTATAAGAAGGCAAAGAAGTAGCTATTGACCAACTGCCTAATGTACCATCAGCATTAATAGATGCCCGATAAACGCTAGAAAGAAGAGCAACACCATTAAATCCACCAAAAAGATAAACTGTATTTTTTGTAACAAACACATTATGCGAATGAGGTGCAATAGGTAAACTGGTACCAGTTGTCCAAGCACCTAAAGTTCCGTCAGTATTAATAGGTGCTGTGTAAACTGTAGAGATATAAGTTCCAGAATTGCTTCCACCTAATAAATAGACACGATTCTTAGTGACAATAGTTACAGAATTACCAACAGGACTGGGTAAAGATGTACCAGTAGTCCAAGTGCCGATAGTACCGTCAGAGTTAATTACTGTAGTATAAACAGTAGACACTGAAGCAGAACCATTGTGACCACCAATTAGATATATACGATTCTTGGTTATAACAGCTGAAGACGAGGAAAGATTTCCTGGCAAACTATTTCCAGTAGACCAAGTGCCAAGTGTACCGTCAGAATTAATAGGCGCAGTATAAACTGTAGAAACATGTGCAACGGTAGTTGATCCACCTAATACATATACTCTATTTTTAGTTGTGATAGTTTGTGTGAAACTTATAGCTCCTGGTAAACTGGTGCCAGTTGTCCAAGCACCTAAAGTTCCATCAGAATTTATAGGAGCAGTATAAACTGTAGAGATAGCACTATTTATACTACCATTCCAACCACCAATAAAATAAACACGATTCTTAGTGACTATACATCCTTGTGCGCAAATATTAAATGATAAGGGGGTTTCAGTCACCCAGCCAGTGATATCGGCAGACTGTGTTTCATTGATCTGATATTGTTGCTGCCATGGTTTACCAGAACCAGGCATCATGTAATTAATACCTACGCCATCTAAAGAATATGTCCCGTCATAATAAGACGAGTAGTCATTAAGACCACCTGAAATTGGTGCACTAATGATAGTATTTGTTGGATTTGACCATGTGTTTAGACTACCACCAAGCAAATACACACGATTATTAGTCCCAATAACTTGTGATCCTGACAAAGCAGATGACAATGATGTGCTTGCCGCCCATGCGCCTATTGAACCATCAGAACTAATAGAAGTTTTATAAACTATCGTAGTTGGAGTAGAACTATTAGCGCTACCTCCTAACAAATAAATTGTATTTTTAGTCACGAAAACTTGACTTGTAGAAACAACAGTAGGTAAAGAATAACTAGAACTCCAGGCGCCTAAAGTTCCATCGGAATTTATAGAAGCCACATAAACATTATTTAAATAAGTGCTTCCTGTGTGACCACCAATTAAATATATTTTATTTTTAGTTAAAGCTATAGATGTTGAATTAACAGCAACAGGCAAAGACGAAACATTAGACCAAGCACCAATAGTTCCATCAGAATTAATAGTCGCGCTATAAATGCTTGAAACTGATACCGAACTACCATTAATCCCGCCAAAAGTATAAAGTTTATTTTTAATAGCTACACAATTAGTCCAGTAGATAGCTATAGGAAAAGAAGTAGTTGTTGACCATGCACCTAATGTGCCATCTGCGTTAATAACAGCAGTATAAATACTAGAAACAGCAGATGTTCCATTCCAACCACCAATGATATATATGCGATTCTTGGTAATAACATTAGTGCTTCTACTTAAAGCACCAGGTAGACTTGTACCAGCTGACCATGTTCCAAGTGTGCCATCACTATTGATAGGTGCTGTATATACCGAAGAAATAGCACCAGCTGCTGTAGTTGTATTATCTCCACCAATCAAATAAACACGATTCTTGGTAACAATTGCCTGTGGTGCTAAAACACTGTCTGGAAGAGTGCCAGATGTAGACCAACCAGTGATATCGGCAGATTGTGTATTATTGATCTGATATTGTTGCTGCCATGGTTTACCACAACCAGGTATTAAATAATTAATAGTTGCATCCGCACCGCCATAATAAGCAGAATAATCATTACCACCACCAGCAAAATCAGCGTATATAACATAACCATTATAAGTACCGGCAGCTGCTGAAATCAAATAAATTTTACTACTAGTAATAACACATTCAGTTTCACCCATGTTATAAGGAAGTGTTGCACTCTTATACCATGTACCTAAACTACCGTCTGAATAGATAGGTGCTGTGTAAACCTCATTTTCAAAAGTAATATGAATTTTATTTTCTGTAGTAAAACACTCGCCATGAGACATACCCTTTGGCAAGAAAATACCAGAAATCCAAGCCCCTAAAAGACCTTCGCTATCAATATTAGCGTAATAAACGTCTCTTCTATAACCACTACTGTAGCCACCAATAACATATAAGCGATCTTTAATAACAGCAGTATAACAGAGATATCCTGAATAAGGCAATGATCCATATGCAGACCACGCATTAAGAGTTCCATCGTCATTAATGGTAGCAGTATAAATTGTAGAAATAGCAATACTACCATTGTTACCGGCTAACGTATAAACACGTTTTTTAGTAACAATAACTTTTGTATATCCCAATAAACCAGGTAATGAGGGACCAGTTACCCAAGAACCAATAGTACCATCACTATTAATAGTGGCATAGTAAACATTACTTAAATATGTTCCTATGCCTGTTGCACCGCCGACAAGATAAATTTTATTATTAATAACAAAACCACTTGATGCAATCAATCCTAAAGGTAACGGTGTTCCAGTTACCCATGTTCCGATAGTACCATCACTATTAATCGGAGCAGTATAAACCGTAGATGTGTAAGCTGAACCATTGTAACCACCAAGAACGTAAACACGATTCTTAGTAACAATAGCTGTTGTGTGACATAAAACACTTGGTAAAGACGTTCCAATAGACCAACCTAAAACATCAGCTGTTTGTGCTTTATTAAAAGCATATTGTAACTGCCATGGCTTACCACAACCAGGAGTTAAATCACCTGCGAAAGTATCACCAATAACAGAATAAAGATTAGCGTAAGTCGTCTTATCAACTTCAGCGCCGTTACACTTCAAGAAACCGCTAGGTGTGGTCGAATAAGG